CGCGTTTGAGTCGCAGCGCTTCGAGGGCCGCCAAGGCGAAGGCGTGTAGTGCCATGCGCACCCGCAGCCGCCGCGGCGAGGGAAGCCCCCTGCGCAGCGCCGTCGCCAAGACCAATCAGGCCGCCCTCGCCGCCCGGCGTGTAGAGCAGGCCCCGGACGCTCTGGCAGTCCTCAAGGCCGTCGCCGACAAGGTGGCCGCCTCCTACCGGCGGGCCCAACGCAAATACGGCCACGCGATGCCCCGTGAGATCACCGACGCCATGACCGCTGCTGCTCAGAGGCTGGCCGATCTGGACGCGGCGATCACGCGGCACGCCCCTAAGCGTGTCGCCCCGGTGCAGGAACACCGGGGCGACCAGCCAGCTCCAACCAATCCCCATTGGAGATGACCGTGAACAACCATCCCATGAGCCCCGCGGAGCACGAGGTCGCCACGCAGGCGACCCTGCGGGAGCGCATCGCCGACACGCTGATCAGGGCGGTCGGTTCTCAGCCCGAGGACCTGGACGACGTGGACCGCGCCGAACTGGCGAAGGTCACCGACGCCCTGATGGTGGTGTTCGAGTGCGAGTTTCGCGCGGAGGCGCAGTGGCACGACGAGCAGGCCGAGAAATACCGCGCCGATGCACGTCGGCTCTTCGGCACCCAGGCGTCTCCGGGTAGTCAGATCGAGCGCGACACGGACAGGATGGTCGCGTTCGCCGACGTGCGCCGCGCGGTGCACGAGCAGGCCGCCACCAGGTTGCGTTCCCAGGCAGGTGGGCGATGAACGCCTACCGCTGTGTCTGCGGCGGCCGTTCCGACACCCCGCTGCACGCAGACATCACCGCGTGCCTGCCGCAGGGCACCGACCCGGTGACCTCACTGGCGCGCACCGCACGCCGTGTCTGGTCCCGTCGCCGCACCAACGCCCGCCTGCAACTGCTGGGCGGTGCCCGGTGACCGCCACCCTGAGTCCCGCCGTCGAGCAGTCGAAGCCGCTGCTGTCAGGTGCCTACAAGGCGCCGATGTGCCAGGACCCGAACTGCGATGGCGGTCTCCGGTCCTGGCGGGTCCCGGCGGGTGCTGTGTCCGCGCACTGCGGATGCCGCGCCGGTCGCCGCAACGCCGAGATCGCCTACGGGCGCCGTCACAACATCCCCGCCGTTCCGGTGCCGTCCGGGGTGCCGGCATGAGCCGCGACGAGAGGGCACGCCTGCGGGACGTGGTGCTCGACGCGCTCACCCCGGACGCGCTGCTGGCCGAGCTGCGGGAGCTTGCCCCGTTCGCCGTTGACAGCCACGCCGCACGGGCTGACGCCGTGCTGTGCGGGGCGGTGCTGGACGGCGGTGGGCGCGACATGTTCGAGCAGCTGCTCCGTCGGGCCCGGAGCGGTGACCGGATCGGCGCCGAGTTGTACGCCGCGGCGTGCTGGATCGCACTGTCGACACTCGTCGGCCACGACTCCCGCGCTGCTGCTCTGGTGTCGGCGTGGGCGCACCTGGACGTGGCCCGCGACCTGGCCGAGACGCAGTTCATCGCAGGGGGTGCGCTGTGAGCACCCGGTACTGCGATTCCCTGGCTGCTCGCGAACTGCTGGCGATGCTCCGGCAGGCGGCCTCGGCCGCGGACGGCACGGCGGTTCGCGACGCGATCGCCACTGTGACTGCGGCGCTGCACGGCGGCGCCCCGGAGGCGTGCGTGGCGCTGCAGACCTTCGCGTGGGCCGGCCTGCCCCGGTTCGACGCCGAACTGTACGGGGCGGCCATCTCGCTCGGGTCGGCTCTGTGGCATGTGGAGCAGGGCACCGACGCCACCGCGGCTTTGGATGCCGCGCAGTCGTATCTTCACGCCGCGCTGGACGTGCACACGGCAGGTGCCCGATGAGCGCCCCGGTGGACGACGTGGAGGTCACCGGCCGTGGGCTGGCCATGCTCCGCGCGGTGTCCGACGGACGCGGCGAACTGGTGTGCAGTTGCGAGCCGGACCTGTTCATCGACGGGCTGGGCTGCTGTGACCAGTACACGGCGCACCGGCTGGCGCGGGCCGGTCTCATCCGGCCGGCGAGCAGCGGGGCCGTCGGCGAGCGGGTACCCGCCGAGCTCACCGTCGCTGGCCGGGCATTGGTGACGTCATGATGACCTCCGCTGTCACGTTCGCCGTGGTGCTGCCCGGTCTGCTGGTGGCGCACAACGTGGCGGACCATTGGCTGCAGACCGATCACCAGGCCGGGCACAAGGGCCTGTCGGGCTGGCCGGGCCGGATCGCCTGCGCATCCCACGTCGCCACCTACACCCTGACCACGGTCGCCACGGTGGCGCTGCTGTGGTGGCTGCTGGACCTGCCGATCAGCCCGCTGGGCTTCGTGGCCGGGCAACTGGTCAGCGCGGTCACGCACTACTGGGCGGATCGGCGCACCACCCTCGCGGAGCTGTGCGAGCGCCTCGGTAAGGGTGACTTCTACCGGCTCGGCACGCCGCGCCTCGTGCAGGCCACGGTGAGCAGACCTCACGGGAACCTGGACGACCAGGGCACCGCGAAGCAGGTCGTGACGCTGTGGGGCCTGGACGGAAAGCCGGTCATGTGGGACGGCCCGTCGCTCGGTACCGGGGCCTATGTCCTTGACCAAAGCTGGCACTGGTTCTGGCTGTTCGCCGCCGCACTGCTCACGGCGGTGATCGTGTGAGCACCTACCAGTCCCCCCGTAAAAGCATCCGCGAGTGGGTCAAGGCGAACCGCGACGAGATCATCGTGTCGGCTCTCGTGGCCGCGCCGGTCGCACTGTTCGTTTCCGCCGCCGTGGTGCTAGGGGCGACCAGCGCTGCACACCCAGCGCCACCTACGCGTGCCACTACTGCACCGTCCGCTCCTGCTCCACCTCACGCGCAGAACGCGTGGGACCGGTTCTGGTCGTGGACCCCGCCGCCTACGCCGACCAGCGTGGTCTGCACCTTCAAAGGCGAAGCGGTGTCCTGCGTGAAGCAGTGGGCGGGTAAGCCGCCCACCACGCAGGTGCTGCCCTGGCCTCTGACGGAGGACCAGCAGACGCAACTGATCGACGATGGCGCGAACTGGCCGCCGAAGACGGAGCCGGGTCGCGAGCAGTACCTCACCCCACTGGAGTTGGACGCCGACTCCTTCGAGAAGCCGCTCGCCCCTACGCGGCACTGCCGCGACGGGCTGATGCAGCCGGCCTTCGTGTGCGACGACCTGTCGTGGGGCACCGTGAGCTGGGTCCACGACGACGGCACGGTGGTGCTGGTCAACCCCGATCCTGCGGTGTGGCCGAAGGATGATCCGACGCCGCGGCGCTGCCCCGGTAGTGACCTGTGGGTTCCGTACGTGCCGACCTGCCCGGGTGGCGTGTCATGACCTCCGCCTACCGGTCCCCCCATGACCTCCCTCCCGTGTGGGGCATCGACGTCCTAGGTCAGCTCCTCAGCGACTACGAGGTAGCCCTGAACTGGGACGTCACCATCAGCCCGGACAACGCCGCGCGGTACGCCCTGGCCCTGCTGGCCATCGCCGCCCGGGTGGAGCACCTGGTGGTCACCCGGCGTCCGGTGCGGGTGGTGGCCGCCCTGGATGCGGGCGCGTCGTTCGCGCAGGTCCACACCGCCACCGGGATGACCGTGGGTGCGGTGCGGGCCGAGATCCGGGCATGGGTGGCCGAGCAGGACCGGTTCCACCTGATCGACCCGACGGAGCGGGACCGGGTGCTGGCCCTGATCACAGGTGAGCCGTCATGACCGCGTTCCTCGGCCAGGTCGTCATGGCTCTCATCGTCATCGCGGTGATCGCGGCGATCCTAGCCAGCAAGTCCCGGCGGATTGTCTACACGGACGAGCAGCCCCAGCGGCAACGGCAGCAAGTGGACCGATCGGCGCTGCGGGATATCCGCGACCACGAACTCGACGCGCAGATCGCCGAGAACCAGGCGTCGATGCTGCTGGCCGCTAATCAGCACTATCTAGCCGCGAACCAGATGGGGATCGCCGCGCAGCACCGCGCGGCTGCCGCTGTGCTGCGCGGCCAGATGGGCGGCCAGCGATGACCGCCGCTGAGGTCCGGATGCTGCACATCACCGACGTCGCTCTCGGCGAGATCGACCCGCTACTGGCTGACCTGTTCGACCAGCCTGACTGGCAGGAGCGCGCGCTGTGCGCGCAGACCGATCCAGACCTGTTTTTCCCTGAAACAGGCGGCTCGGCGCGCGAGGCCAAGCAAATCTGCCGCCTGTGTGAGGTGCGCACACCTTGTCTTGATTACGCGCTGGCCACCGGTGAGCGGTTCGGGATCTACGGCGGTCTCAGCGAGCGTGAGCGCCGCTGCCTGAAGAGGCGGGCCGCCTGATGCGCGAACTGCAGAACCCCGGCGGGAACCGCCCGGACGAGACGTCGCTGCCCCTGGCCGCTATGGCCCGGTACGGGGCGGAGCAGGTGCTGCCGTGGGTGTCGTTTGGCTGTGTCTACCTGGCCGGCTGGCAGGTCATGTCGGTGGCCCTGGCCGGGTTGTGGCTGCTGGTGCGTCACGTGTCCCCGGTGCTGGTGCCCCGTGCTGCCTCCACCGCTCTTGTGCAGCCAGGCGACCGGTCACCCGGTCGCCGTGACGGCCGGGCACCGGGGAGGCGGTCCCGATGAGCGACCCGTTCGCCATCCCCACTGTGGAGTTCCACGACGACCCGCGTCTGGAGAACGGCGGGGAGTGGCCGGCCAGCCCGGAGCCTGAGCCTACTGCTGCGGAACCTGCCGCCGAGCAGGTGGCGCCGAGCGTCGCACCGACCAGCGGTGCACGCGGCTGGCTGGCCACACAGCCGTGGTATGCGCAGCCGCAGCAGGCCTTCACGGACCTGAAGCTGGACGCCAGGCACGGCGACTGGACGATCAACAGCTACGTCCGGGCGGCGCGTATCGCCTGGGTGCACATCCCGGCGCGTCTGGCCCGGATCCGGGCGTGGTCGGTGCTGCGGCTGTGGATGCGGGCCGACGCACCCCGGTTCTCCGAGCCGCAGCCCCCGCTGTCTGCGGTGGTGGCGCAGGCCCGGGAGTCGTGGGCGGATCTCGCGTTCGCCTGCGTGTACATCCCGGCCCGTGTGTGGTCGATATGGGCTGACTACGCGGGCCGCATGGCCATCGTGGCCGGTCTGATCGCCCTGGGGATCACTGCGCTGGCCGGGCCGGGCTGGTGGTGGGACCAGATCAGCGGGTTGTGGGCGTCGTTCGGCAACTCCGCACCGGGCGGGCTGCCGCACGCCGCCCCCACCGCAGTGCCCGCTCCCGTGAGCCATGCCGCTGCACCGCCGCAGCCGAGTTCCTCGACACCGGCCGCACCGGGTGTGTTCGCGAGCGTCCTGCAACTGCTGCTAATCGCCCTGGCTGCCGTGTTCGGAGTTCGCCGGTGGATCCGCAGCAGGGACAAGCGCCGCAACGCTCAGCGCCGTGACGGGGTTCTGCGGGACCTGGTGGCGCACATGAACGCCGACAACGACAGCCGCCGCCGGTCGTGGCGGCGGGAAGGAAGTGATCGCTGATGCTCGGGATTGACATCGTCGGCACCGCGATCGGTGCCCTGTTCTTCTATTTCCTGCACAAAATGGCGAAGGGCCACGGAGGAAGGCTCCCCGGTGGTCGGATCCTTCGCACAGTGCTCGCCGGGTTCAGTGGCGTTTTCCTGGCGTTCTCGATCGTCGGGTGGGCGCTCCTGTGGGGCTTGGGGATGATCGACCCGATCATCCCCGGCGTTCTCCTGCTCGCGGCGGTCGGCACGATCATTCTGGACGTCATTGTGGACGGGAAGGTCGACAAGCCCGCACTCGTCGCGATCGTGGCACTTCCGGTTCTGTTCCTCGGGGCGCACGGCACGTTCGCCGCGCACGGAGCGAACGTGGTCACCGAGGTCCACAACTCCACCGAGTCCAAGATCTCGTCCTGGCTGAGTGGGTGACCCATGGGTCTCTTGTTCCTTTGCTTTGTGATCGCCGGGATCGTGGTCAAGAAGGCGGGCGCGGTCAGGGATCGGGCTGCTGCTGCCATGGGCTCGGACCACGCCAAGCTGCGGATGCAGGCGCGGCAGCACGAGCATGAGCGCTGGCTGGCCAAGCAGAAACACCTGCACGAGCTGCGCAAGGCGGGCAAGGCCGGACCGACACTCCCCGAGGCGCTGGCCGAGCGCGTCCGGAATGGCCCGAAGTCCCGCTCCGACATGGGCGGCATCCGGGCGTGGTGGTTCGACCTGTGCGCCGACCGTGCCGACCAGTTGACCCGGGAGCGCCGCGCCCGTGAGGAGCGGCGCCGCAACGGGGACCAGGAGTGGCAGAAGGCCGCTAGGGGCTTCCACGCCTGGTGGGTGCGTGCCGGTGAGCAGGCCGCACGGCGCTGGCAGGAACGCAACGAGCAGCGGGACCCGCAGCGGTGGACTGCTGAGCGCCTCGACCAGGACCCCACCGAGCGGACGGCACCGGAACCGCAGCCGGAAACCGTGGACGCGGAGTTCGTGGACGACCAGCCGCAGACCACCGAGCCGCTGCAGATCGAGCCCGGCTGGCCCGGTGACACCCCGACACCGCAGCCCCAGCCGGCCAGTACGACCCCGCCGACGACCACGGGAAGTGGTTGGGAAGCGCCCCGTGAGCCGTTCATCAACGGCGGTCAGCGGCTCGACCGCAGCGAACTTCTACAGGGCAGTGACAACAACGGAGGAACAGCAATGGCAACTGAGAACGCTGCGGGCGAGTTGGCCAGCCTCAACGCGGAGATCGAACGTCAGATAGAAGGCGGGTTCTCTCCAGATCGGGACAACGTGAACCGCCGCGACCGGCTGGAGAAGCTCGTCAAGCTGGGCGAGGCGAATCGGGGCGGTGGCTGGAGCCCGGCCGGAGAGCACGCGTCGGACACGAGGCGGGTGGCCGCTGCCCGCGACAACATCCGCAACGGCAACCACGGCGGATCGTCCGGTGGTGGTGTTCCCGCCGTCATCGGTGGCGGAAGCCCTGTCGTGGCAAGCGGTGCCGGGGAAATTTTCAACCCGGAATCGGCATTGGCGAACGCTCAGTTCTCTGAGCAGTTCGGCGCCGCAGCGATGGACCGTTTCCAGAAGCTCACCCAGGAGTGCGCAAGCCTCGCGACGCAGTACGAGACGTGGGCATCTCAGGTTGATCACAGCGGCGTGAAGGGTCAGCCGCTGGCGGACTACCGCAACATGGCCGACCAGCTGCGCGCGATGCAGGAGTCCGCGCAGCAGTTGGTGGCGGCCTCGGACAGCGTCCGGGGCGCGGGTGCGTCCGCTGCGGGGCATTTCGCCAGGCACCAGGACGTGCTGACCCCCGTGCTGGACGACCAGACCATGGGCCACGCCGGGTACGCGGGAATGAAGCTTCCCGGCTGACCGGCATCTCTCGGGCCTCGCCCCCACATCAAAGGTGGGCGCCCGTGTCGTGGCGGAGCGGGGCACTACGAACCAAACCAGCAAACAGCAAGGAAAGGGACGACCGTGCGAGCGCTCGCCAGGCTGGGCAGCACCGAGCCGGAACACGTGCTGAGCGAGCGGGAGCAGGCACGGATCCGGGCGACTGTGAAAGCACGGTGTCAGGCGCCTGCCGAGGAGGACAACCAGTCCGGCGAGGTCCAGCGGTTTCAGCTCGCGCGTTACAACCCGGAGGTGGCCGCTGAGTTGCGCCGGGCGGCGCTGGCGAAGGCGGCGCGGAGGGCGCGGCTGGTGCCGTGGAAGGCCAGCGGGGCAACGGCCACAGTCGGCGCTACCGGGCTGGGTGTCAGCCTGATCGCCGAGATCGTCGCCGGGCCGATGGGTCACCTCGTCGCGTCGGGTGGCACCGCGCTGGTGTCTGGTGCCACGGCGCTGGGCCTGTCCGTGCTCGGTCGTCGTAAGCGGCGGTGGCGGCGCAGTGAGGATGCGAGCGCGGTGGGTGCGGTGGTGCTGTCCACCACGATCGCCGCAGTCGGTGCCGCCACCGTGCCCGTGCTCGGCCCCGTGTGGCCCTGGCTGGGTTTCGTCCTGCTCGGTGGCACCGCGGCGGAGGCCACCGTGTGGCGTCGCTCGCTGCAGCCCCGGGCCGCTGTTCAACTCCCCGCGATCGAGGCTGAGGCCGCCCCGGAACTGGAGTACGAGCCGGAACTGCTGACCGCGGTGCAGGAGTTCGCGGACCGGTGGCTGCGGGAGACCGCGCACAAGGGCGGCAACGCCCCCGGTTCGCAACTGTATGGCGGGACGGAGCACGAGGGCGGCCGCATGTCGTTCCGGCTGCAGATGCCCGGCGGCATGACCCTTCCGAAGGTGCAGTCCCGGGTGGTGGAGATCGCGTCCGAGTTGGACTTGGACCCACGGCAGTTGGTGTTCGACGACCCCCCGCCGGACGAGCGGGGGTGGCGCTCAGCCCGCCAGGGCCTCGTGCAGGTGGTGTACGAGTCCCCGATCACCGAGGTGGTCGAGTGGACCGAACCGATGTGGCGGAACGGGCGGATCGGGCTCGGGCCCTACGCGGACGGCGCGGACCAGTGGGCCGAATACGTGCTGTACGCCCCCGAGGAAGGCCGCGCCCGTAACGGCATCGTGGTCGGCTCCACCGGATCCGGTAAGTCCGGTCTGGTCACCAGCATGGACGCGTCGGCGCGGTCCTCGCAACTGGTGGTCACGATCTACCTGGACCCGAAGCTGAACAGCTCACCCGAACTTGCGGAGGCGGCTTCAGTAACCGTGCTCGGCTTGGACCGCGCCGAGGAGTTCACCCACGCCGTGCAGACCCTCCTGTGGGCACGAGGCATGGAGTCGGGCCTCAATGGCTGGCAGCGGTTCACCGCAGGACCGGAACGGCTCATCTACCTGATCATCATCGAAGAATGCGACATGTTGTTCACCCTGCCGGGGATGGCGAAACGGTGGGGGGTCATCGCTAAGACGTGCGGAGCGCTGGGTGTTCCGCTGCTGCTGAACACCCAGATCGACGGGCTCGGGGCGTTCGGCAACGAGGAGATGCTCCGCAGCAACACGGCGGCGGGCAATGCGGTGATCATGCGAACCAAGTCCGGCTCGTCCGGTGGTCAGTTGATCGCCCCGGAGTTGCCGTCCGCCCGGACCCTGCCACAGGACCCGGGTCTCGGTTATATCGCCGCGCAGGACGCCCGCCGGGCTTTATGGCGCGCCGCGTACCTCCCGGACCAGCAGAAGCGCCCGGACGGCATGAACGCTGCGGTGGCCTTGGCGCGATATCCAGACGCCCCGATGTGCCCTATCGGACGTCGCGCGTTCGCCGCGTTTCTGGGGGAGTCTGCGGGCCAGCGCCAGCAGGGTGAGCGGGACCGTATGCAGGCCGCACTGGACGCATTCCTCGCTGGCGCCGAGGCAGCACCAGTCGTCGGCGCGGTCCCCGATGTGCAGCACACCGCACTGGACGCGGTCGCCGCGTTCGGCGAGTTCATGGGCTCGGCCGAGAAGTTCGCGGCGCTGCCCGGTCCGATGGCGAAGGTCATCCAGCTGCACCGCCCCGACGCCTCGGAGGTGGAGCTCAGCGAGTCCGACCGGAAGGTGCTCGCGGCGATCACCGACGGCTGCACCCGCAGCTGGCAGATCATCGACCGTGTGGGGCTCTCCGGGCCGTGGGTGTCTCAGATCTGCAAGCGGCTCGCTGGTCTGGGCCTGATCGTCGACGGCGGCCACGGCGTGTGGACCCCCCCGGAAGACAAGGCGGCAGGCCAGTGAGTCACGGTCACACCCTCATCCTGGCCGGAGTCGCCATCGCGGCTTTGTGGCTGTTCTACCAGTGGCATGTGCGCCGCTACCCGGAGATTCTCAAGTGCTCCAAGTGCGGCGGCTCGGGGAAGATCGAGAGCCGCAACCTGTTCGGCACGAAGGTGCGCGGCACCTGCCCGAAGTGCGGCGGGGCAGCCTGGGGCGATCGTGGCGGAGACTCCGGCGGGTGGGGCTGACCATGTGCACTGGACCAACCCACGGCATCAGCGGCATCACCACCGGCCTCGCGCTCGGCGACGTGATGGGCGCCAGTCCCGGTGTGTGTGCGCTCCTGGCGGGCGTGTCGTTCTTCGGGGCATACGTGCCTGATATCGATCACAGGCAGTCCACCGTCACTCATCTCGTTCCGGTCCTCGGGCCGGCCGTGTCGTTCGTGATGCGCAAGGCATCCCGCAGGGTGTACGCCGCGACCAAGGGTCCCCGCGATGAGCCGTGGACCGGTGAGCACCGGCATCTCACGCACACGGCGGTGTTCGCTGCCGCGTTCGGCGGGCTGGTCGGTTGCGGGGCGTTCCTCGCGGCCAGCCGGGTCGGTGTGGCCGACCCGCTGCACCTGGCGTGGCTGGTCGGCGTTGCGATGGCGCTGGGTTGCGTGACGCACTGCCTCGGCGACTCCCTGACGTTGATGGGGCTGCCCGTGGCTGTGGCCGCTGCCGATCGCCGGGGAGACGTGGTACGAGATCCGATTGCCCCGCGGGCTGCGGTTCCGCACCGGAGGCCGGGTGGAGCGCTTCATCGTGCTGCCCGCGCTGACCGTCGCCGCATTCCTGCTGATCCCCGGCGTGTGGCCGACGGTGCTGCCGCTGGTGATCCACGCAAGCCACGCCGCTGCCACCACGCAGCCATAACCAAGAGAACTCCCGTGCGCACCAGGCGCACGGGTTGAACAGAGAGGTATCGACATGATCAGCAGCAGCAAGGTTGGCGACCAGGACCAGACCGACCCGGTGTACGGCCCGAACGTCCCCAAGAAGAACTAGCCACAGCAGCACCCACGGCCCCGCCTCCGAATCAGGAGTGCGGGGCCGTTGCATGTGCCGGAGTTCGGTTCGCGGCAGGTGTGGGTACTAGACCGCGCGGCGTAGCACGATCCGGCAACCCGGGGCCTCACCGATCTCGGCGATGCGCTTCCGGGCGTGCAGGTCCACCACCAGGGAATCATCGCGCCAGATAACAACGGACAAAGCGTCACAGATCGCCCGGCTGAGCTTGTCGATGTCGGGTCGCTTCACCGCTGGCGGTGTCGACAGCTTCGGGGTGCTGGCCGGCCGGGGCATCACGAACTCGAGTTGCAGCACCAGCGCACAGTCGAGCAGTTCCGCCGGGCCGCGGGCCTGCCGCGCGCACCACGCCACCTGCTGACGCCACGGCCCGACAGCCTTGGACTGTTCCACGAGGACGCCGCGGCCGAGGTGCCGCTTGCTGCCCTGAGCGGCGGGGCGACCCGGCACGAACACGTCGAGCTCGACGGCTGTCGTCTCCTGCAAGCTGCCGGTCACGCCTGCACCTCGAGGTTGACGATCGTGATGGCCCTCGGCTTTCCCGGGGTGCGCCTGATGCGCCCCTTGCGCTCCAGGGCGCGCAGCTGGTGGGCGACCGCTGAGGTGGAGGCGATCCCGACCGCGTCCCCGACCTCCCGCATCGACGGGGGATAGCCGTGCTCGCGGATGTAGCCGGTGATGGCCGCGATGACCTGGCGTTGCCGCCGGGTGATCGGCTCATTCATCGCCGTCTGCCTCCTCCATGGCGAGGTCCTCCGCCAACTGGGCCATGACCGTCAGCTCCTCACCGGGCAGTTGCGGCCACATGATCGCCGCCTCCTGCATCCCGTGCAGCCGGATCACGTCGAGCACCATGTGCGCCGGCAGGCGGGAGTCCCCCACGGTGACCTGGCCGCCTTTACGGCCCGGCAGGGCGCACAGCAGTGCTGTCTTCGTCTCCTCCGGGTAGGCCAGCGGCTCAGCCGGCTTCCACCAGCGGAGCGGTTTGCGGGCGCAGAACACGGCGTGGTGGAGCTCATCGCGCACCGCGTTCCCGATGTCGCCGCCCGGCTTGGCGATGGCGACCACCAAGGCACAGGTATCGATCAGCCTGTGCCACGCCAAGCGGGCCATCACGGGCTCCGGCCAGCGGCCGGCCTGCGGGGCGTGGACGGTCACGCCAGGTCCGGACAGGTCCGCTACGGCAGCGGCGATCAGGTCGGGGTGCGCGAGGGAAGCGCAGATGACGATGTTCATGCCGTGCACCTGTCGCCGTAGTCGATGACGGTGATGCCTGCCTTGCGTGCCCGGCGCATGCAGTCCTGCGTGCCCACCGAGCGGCCGAGCGGGAAAGCCAGGCAGACGCCGGCGCCGAGACAGACCATCTCGGCGTTACGGATCACCCCGGCCGCTTTGCCATGCGTCTTCCAGTCGGCGGGATGGGGCTCCACCACCATGCCGAGTTGGGCGGCGATCTCGGCGGCGATGCTGTCAGCGCCGCGGGCAGCGCCGTGTACGACCGTGACGTTGCGGGCGGGGATGCCGTGGACGGACGCGATGGACAGCAGTGCCTGCCGGATGACGTCACGGTCCCGCCACTCACGGCTACCGGTGATCAGGACCCGGAGGGTGGCGTAGTGGTTGACGACGTGCTCAATGTCAGCGTCCACGGCTGCCCTCGGTGGCAATCTGGTCCAGGAAGTATGGGCGGGACGTGTCCGGTCGGCAGGCCTCGCTGTCGCGGCAGTTCCGGCGGTTGTTGGCAGCCTGCCAACGCGAGGACCGCCTGCGCCGCTCTGCGTGCTCTCGCTCGATCCGCTCGGCGATCTCCTGCTCGGTGTAGACGGTGCGCCCGACGTCAGTGCCCATGTCAGGTTCCATCCGGCGTCGTGTCAGCTGCTAGGTGACTACCCGACACCGCGCTGAGCTTGGCGATGAACTCCCGCACCGGACGTGCGCCCAGCCGGAACGCCTCCACCGACCGCGCGTGCAGGTCCTGGTCCTTCTCGGTGTCCATCACGATCTGCTCATGCATGCCCACCACCCGGTCGTACTGGCGCAGCAAGTAGCCGAGCAGTTCGCTCACCTCGTTCAGCGCGCGGGTCAGCGCCACGATCTGCGGGCCAGGGTCACGGCTGGTCCCGTCGAACACCTCGGGTGAGTAGTGCTCGGCGAGGATGCCCATCAGCCAGTCCCACGAGGTCACGGCGGGGAGTAGCGCGTCAGCGAGGCGCTGAGCCCTGACGGCGTACCGCTGCTCACCCTGGGCCGAACTGTCACGGAGGGCCTGCTCGCACAGCTTCACCAGGGCGTCGCTCACCGCGCGGCCCTCGCTGCCTCAGCGGCGGCAACCTCGCGCACGATGGCGCGCACGCGATCGCTGGCCTCCCTGTCCTGGCGGATCTGCTCCGCAGGGAGCGACCAGTCGGCGACACCCACAAGCCGGGACGCGAGGAGACGCGCCGACCCGACGCGCTGGAGCGGGTCGAGCAACGAGACGTTCACGAGCCTCCCCGAGGGGCCGTGCACCACGACCCAATACCCGGTGAACTCGAAGCTGAACACCTGGGTCCCGTCCTCATCGTCGTCGTAGCACATCCGGTCCACCTCGGGAGCGACCCACAGGTTCGGGTCCCCGGTGGACTCGGCTGCCGTCTCGTACGACAGGTCGGCCCGGTGGACGGTGATCGTGCGGACGTCGGCGGGATGCTTGGGGATCGTGGTCCCAGTGCTGCCGCTCATTGGTCAGCCCTCGATGCCTCGTCGGCGTCCATCTCAGCTCGCATCTGTCGAAGGCCGCGCTCGGCCAGTTCAAGCGCTGGGCTGGTGGCCGTGATGCTCAGAGCGACGAATCCGGGCTCCAGTCCGAAGACCCCGCCCACCATCAAGTGCGTCACCCGCACCAGCAGTTCGCTACCCGAGTAGGTCCCCGTTGTCGGCTCCCACTCACTGAGCCGCAGTATGTCGCCGACTTGGAAGTCCCGGTCGTTGCGGCGCAACTCGAACGTCTTGTCGCCACGCTTGATGGCCTGGAAGTACTCGGGCCACGTCTTGAGTTCGTGCTCAGCCATTGCCCTGCTCCTTCGGCTCGGTGGTGCGGTGCCGCCTTGCCCTCGCGTCAACGCGCAGGAATCGGGCGAAGTCGGCTATGGCCTGCCGGTCGACGTCGGTCAGCGAGTCCCCAGGCTTGGCCTTCCGGACCAGCGCCACCACCTCGGTGCCATCCACATCGACCCGCTCGGGTTCACACGCTGGCATCGCTGACCTCCACGAGATCGACCAGTTCGGTCGTGCCCTTCACGTAGAGCGGATGGCGAGGAGCGCCACCCTTCGTGGTGCCGAGACACAAGGCCGTGGGCTGGTTGGCCCGGATGATCCGCAACACCTCCGCTGCCCGTTCGGATGCGAATGGGTGCGCTCCCCACGCGCAGACAACCGCGCCCTCGTCGCGGGCCACCTTGCGGATGTGCTCGTCGTTCTCCACGCCGACCGGGTCGGCGTGATGGCGCAGCTCGCGCGGATCGGTCGCGCGCAGGGCGAACAGGTTGACCACCACGATGCCGCCGTAGCCCCACGTCTTCGCGAAGCCCATGCAGCGGCGGATCGTCGGGTCGTCCTGCTCGGCGTCCGCTGTGGAGGGGTTGAGCATCACCCAGGCCAACCGGAAGGCGGCGAACGTCCACTGACGACTGAGTCGGTAGCGGTAGGTGCCGCACTCGCTGAGCAGGGCCCGCGACTTCGTACCGTTGGCGAGGTCGTACTGAGTGGTCATTCGCTCCCGCCTTCCTTGCGTCGGTGCTCCTCCGGTGGGACGTCCAGCCACCCACCCCTCGGGCAGTCAGGACACGGAGCGGGACGTGCACCCGAAGTGGCGGTGCGGTCGTCCTCCACTGCTCCCGTGTCCCGGCACACCTCGCAGCGGGGGATGATCGGGGTCTCGGTGGGAGGGGTCATGGCGCACTCGGCAGGCCGAACACTGGGGACAACGCGCAGTCGTCGCGCTTCGGCATCACCACCGCGCGATAGTTCTGCCCGACCTGGACCAAGACAGGCTTGTCGGGACCGAACCCCGTCAGGTGGAACGACTCACCCCGCGACGGGATCGCGGTCAGCGCGCGCAGGGACTCTGGGGCAAGAACCACCGGGCCAGCCACAGGCTCCGCAGTGTCCGGCGCACCGAGAAGATCGAACACTCTCGCGGGGAGCGTCCCAAACTTCTCCACCGGAACCGTGATCGTCACCCCTTCATTACGCGCACCGCCAGCCGGGATAACCCGCGTCGCGAGTCGCGCGCCATTCGGCGACACCGCAAGCTCAACCATGCGCGGAGGAACGTAGTCGTCGCGGTCGCATCGGGTGCAATCCTCGCGCACGCCGCACTCCTGGCAAACAGAGCTGCCGAACTCGCTACGACTGTTAGCGAGGTGCTGCTCGATCGCATTCACGTGAGGCAGCGAGAGGAACACTGCGCTGGGCAACTCGCCCGAGCACGGCAGGTGCTCCTGGGCTGCCACGTACCGGTTGCTGGAGGTCGCGACCAGGACCGGCGTCCCGTCGTGGTCGGCCGTGTGTAGCAGCACGCCATGCAGCGAAATGAGTATCGGATCGTCACTCGTGGTCTTCGACAAATCCGAAAGGAGGCTACTCAGCGCCGCCTCGTTAATGGTGCAAGTGGTCGGCTTGACGTCGACCTGCCCTGTGGTCGTCTCGGTTGAGGTCACCACGTTCTCCAATTCGATCGGGTACGTTCCATTTTCCCTCAATTCGGGGCACACTTCACGCCGCCACGCCATTCACGGCGTGCGTGTCACGATTCTTTTTGTACGGCTCCGCTGATGCGGATATCCCGGCCCACCGGAAGCGTCATAGACTCCCGGCAGGACGGGCCAGCTAGACCCTGGCCCGTCCGCCAACCTCAGCTGCCGCACTTGCAGCACACCCACTGACCGTTCACGAGATGCTTGTAGCAACCCTCGGGGCACATGGCGTTTCACCTCCCCTCCCTCCTTTCGGTTCTGTCCGATGCGGGTCCCGCGCACACGGGGCACAGTGGCCCGTTCCGGCTGAACGCCACGGGAGCGGTGCGGTTGCACCGGTCGCAGCATCCCCAGGGCCACCCGGCGAGCGCGGCGGCTTTCTCCATGGCGGCCCGTTCGTGGGTGGAGAAAGCACGGCGGCGCTGCCAGCGCGTGGCTTTCACGGCGCCTCGCCCAGCAGGTTCACGGGCGTGGGCGTGCTGCGTCCCCGGTTGCCCAGCGACGGCTTGAACCACTGCCCGGCCCACACCCCTGGTGATCCGAGTTTGCGCTGCTCACCAGCGCACCAGTCCCGACCCGCGCAGTGGCGGCAGTACGTGTCGGCCAGGTGTTGCGCCACCGCTCGCCCGGTGGGGATGGCGAACAGTGCCCGGTCGGCCAGCGGGGCACTGTCGGGGTGGCAGGCGAGATCCGTGGGGGTATCGCTCACGCCACACCCGCCATGGACTCGAATAGGTCGCCCTGCACGGTGGTGTTGTTCTCGAAGCCGTCGATCATCTGGCTCCGCCAGTGCAGGGCGTAGGGAAGGCAGTTCGCGCAGTTCTTGTGGGTGGACGAACAGCCGGGCGCGCCGGATAGTCGCTGCATGCGGCGTGCCTCGAATGACCAGGCCATTGAGTCGGCGGAGGACAGGTGGTGTCCGTAGCGGCGCAGCCCGAGGGTTTTGCAGCCGAAGCCGTGCAACGGCAGCCCGGGGTCGATGGATCGGAATGTGGTGACGATCCGCCCGATCTCGCTGGTGGCTTGGCGTCGGCACACGGATCCGAGTCCGACGAGGAACACGTTCCGCAGGTCAACCCCGGCCGTGGTGTACAGGTCCCAGCAGCGCAGGTAGTCATCGATGGTCCAGCCCTGCAGTACGGGAACGAACGGGGGCTCGTCGTCGGTGTCCCCGGACCAGATTTCCTGCAGGCGCAGATAGTTCTCCACGGTCCGGTGCTGGTGCTCGGTGACACTCAGGCCGGTGCGGGCGAGCATCACCGGTTCGCACATCCAGTCCTGCGGCGCCGCCCAGCACAGGCGGCCGACTTGCAGGTCGTAGCGGCGCACAGCTGTCGCGTACTCCTCCGGGGTGGTGCGCCATTCGCCGTGCAGGGTCAGTTCGGAGAAGCCGCCAGAGTCGAGTGCCCAATCGGCCCGGGCACGGGGCAGTGTGCGGTACGAGGCCAGGCGGCGGTGGGAAACGAACAGGGGGACGTCGCTGACCGCGAGCCAACCCGGCTGGTGCACACCCAGGTAGAAGCAGTCCACCGTCACTCACCGCCTTGGTCGCGCCACCATCGGTCGGCCTTCCAGCCGTCCTCCCCACAGGTGCAGTCAGTGCCGACCCCGCTGGTGACCGCCACGCACCCGTCCACGTGCGGCTGTGGCGGTTCCCATCCGACCTTGATGTGCCCGGAGGAGCCCAGCCGGGACAGGCGGGCAGCCGTGCTCTCCGTGCCGGGGCTGCTCATCGGGTCCCTCCCTGGGACTCAAGCTCAGCGGCACGAACAAGCAACTTGGTGGCGTCAGCGGCCTCCTCCAGGAACTCCGCAAGGCGCCGCAGTTCGGTGGCCACGACCAGCGGGGCGGCAGCACGGATCACGTCACTGGCCGCGTCATAGGCATCCAGCCCGGAGATGTACGGCTCCATGGCGCGCTCGCCAGCGTCATAGGCGGCGTCAGGGATCTCGATATCGCTCATCGCTGGCCTCCCTGCGGGTCCAGCGTCAACGTCAGGCCGCCATCCCCGTCAGGAATCGGGAACACCTCGTACCGGCCGGGTCGCAACGCGAGGTCCTGAGCCGCCCACCGCAGTGCGTCAACATCGGCGTGGTGAACCGGCCAGCACTCGGCATCCGGGCGGCACGGCTCGCCCTCCCAGTAGTGGTGCTCACCAGTCGCCGACCGGGGACACGGGCCGGAACCGGGATTCCCGATCAATGGGTCGATCTCGCTGTTGTCCCCCTCCCAAGGCAGGTTCTCGTCCTGCTCGTAGGCGACCGGATCGCACCCGCAGGAGACCCACACTGCGCACGGCATCAGTTCGGACGCTTCGTGCAGACAGGTCAGATCGAGGTCATCCCACTCGTTCACCCCCGGCCCGTCCCAGTCCTCGGTATTGCCCTGACTGAGGGTCAGGATGTGAGGGATCCGTATTGGCACGCTCATCTGCTGCCTCCCAGCAGTCGTCGGAACCGCGCCACGACACGACGGCGCAGAGACCGGGACTCGACAACCACCCGGGACGCCACATCGGTGGACAGGACCGGGAACGGCTCGGACTCCACATCGCGGCGCCACACGTAGAGCACACGGGCCAGGGCGGAATCCGTCACCACGACCCGGCCGACGAGCTGGTTGATCAACACCTCATCGGCCTGGACAGCGGCCAGGTCCACAGGGGCGGTCATCGGGGATCAGCCTCGGGAATCGTCAGGCCACACCGCGTGGCTTGCGCCTCGGTCAGCGACTCAATGGCGTATCCACGGCGCTGATCCATCTCCACGAAATCACCAGTGGTGTCCTTGCCGCGGAGGTGGACGATCTGGCCGAACGTCGGGTGGGTGCTCTCCGCGACGATGTTGATTCGCGACCACAACTGGACCGCACAACCGTCCTGGTCGTAGTAGTCGCCCAGCCACCACCAGCCCGGTTGCAACTTCTGGATTGGGCGGAGCTTGCTCAGCTCGGCAGCCTGCTGCTCCGGCGTCTTCGTCCCCGTCGTCCGCGGCGTGCTCATCGCGGCTCCCCCTTCGTGATCTCCCAGACGCCCGATGTGTGGGCCGTGAACTGCTCGTCGCACCAGCGCAGCAGCCGCGCCAGGGCGGTCGCCTCGTCGTGCTCACCGGCCTGGTGCAGATCGACTACCGACGCCCACGCGTTGCCGTCGCGGTGGTGCCACGTCGTGCCCAGGTCCCGGCCCGAACGGTCGTCGCCCGCCAGCCGGGACCACAGCGCCCGCTCCATCCGCTCCGAGATCGGTGGGGCATCCGGGCACCGTGTCTCCGACCAGCCAGCGGCGTAGTCGGCTGCGCTGGTTTCCTTCCGGCCGTCGTAGACGTGGTGGAGCAGAGAGTTCATTGTGGGTCCTTCGCTTGCGGTAGGGGGATTCGGCGGGATGGGGTGGTCCCGTCGTCTGAATATCGTTTCAGTTGATCACGCTGTTAGCGCGGCGACGCGCCTTGCTGGCCCTTTTGCGTATGACTCTGTCCGCGTTGCTGTGGACACGGCGACACTCGTCGTCGTGGTAGACGCGCCGCTGCTGGCGCTGATCCTCGGTGAGCGTGATCCCGCATCGGCAGTGCGTGGGATGCGAGTCCGGCACGCTGCACGGGTCACTGCAGTACTTACGCCGGGATGCGCGTTTGCGGGCGGCGTCGACCTCGCGGATGCACGAGCCGCTGCAGTACTTGCGGGTATTGCTGACGGTCTCGAAATCGTTCCCGCAATGCCCGCACGGCCGGACAAAGATCGGTGGCGGCACCAGTCGCGGCGGCTGGGGCGGTACTGGCAGCCTCGCCTCCCCGGGGCGCCGGGCGCGTGGATCACCATCTTTGCGCGCGCGGAGCATGGCCCGTTCGAAGGTCGGGTAAGGGATGCGGAGTCGTGCGGCGCACTGGTGCCAGTCGTAGCCCTCGCTGCGGAGCATCTCGTAGTCGTCGAGCAGGTCGTCGCGGGAGCGTCGGACGGTGATCGTCGGCATCGGTGGGTCCTTCGGCGGTTGCGGTAGGGGAGCCTCCGGTGGCTGGGTGGGCCACCGGAGGGTCAGTCGGTCAGGCTGCTTGAGTCGGGTCGGTGGCCAGCGCGAGGCCAGCGCGGGGGCCGTGCGCCGGGGTGTCGTCCTGGCCGTCGCAGGAGTGCGCGCCCTGCCCGTGGCGGGTGCAGTACTCCGTCACCTTGCTCGCCAGTCCGAGCAGGGTGACCCCGCCGGTGATGCCCAACGTCTCGCGGTCCTCGTCAGTGAGCAGGTGGCCCACCTCGTGGTTAGCGAGTCCGGTGCGCTCGGCGACGCCCTTGTAGTGCTCGGCCTGAGCCTGGCTGCGGGCGCCGAGGGTCTTGTCCACCCCGATGCGCAGCGTGTTGGCGGTGTCGTCACTAGGTGTTTCGTCGGGCATGACCTGGTCCGCGTTCAACTTCGGCGTGTTGCGCACCTCGGCGGTGCCACCACCGAGGCCGAGGAAGTCGAACACCAGGCCGCCGAGGGTGAACCCCGGCCACGGCTGCGGCTTGTCCTTGCCGGGGGTGATGTTGTGCTTCAGTGAGCGGATGCCCACGATCACCGGCTCGTCGGTGAGGGACAGCCGGACCCACACGCTCGCGTCGGCGGTGAGCCGCTTCTGGCCGTCCGGCTTCGCCACCTTCGGGGCACCCTCCAGCGGGCGGCCACCGGGGCCGAACTGGGTCTTCTCGGTCTCCAACGCGGTAACCACCACCACGCCGGGGAAGAACTTCAGGATGTTCATCAGCCGGTTGTGCCGCGACGTGGAGTCGTTCCAGTAGTTCGACGTGATGTCGATCTCGGCGTCCGGGTCATCGGTCAGCAGTTTGCGGTTGTTCTTGGACCGCCGGGCACGGGTGTCGGCCCACTGCGACAACATGGCCCACTCGGCGGTCATGGAGTCGATGACCAGTAGGACCGGCTTCTCGCCCTTATCGATGGCCGCCTGTGCGACGTCGCGGACCGCTTCGACCTGGCCGATGATGTCGACCCAGGTCCCGTCGTGGTCGATGATCTCGTAGTCGGCGCCGGGCACCGCGCCGTACTCGTCGGCGGACCCCTCGCCGAGGTCGAGGAAGAATGCTCGCCCGATGCGCTCGTCGCCAGACAACTCGGCGGCGCGGTACGTCTTCCCTGTCTTGGCTTCCCCGGCCAGCAGGATCAGCGGCCAGGACGGCTTCTTGGTCGGCTTACGGGTCCTCAGCGTCGTGACGGTCATTCGGGGTCTCCTGTGGTGATGCCGATGATGTCGTGCAGGTCTGCGGTGTTGGTGCAGTGCGGGCAGCGGACGCGGGTGCAGATGGGGCAGTAGCGGGGTAGCGACCGGAGGATCACCACGGTGGTCACTGGGACTCACCTGCCGTGATGGCCAGGACCTCACCCGTCGTCAGGTCGATGCGGCCCTCGCGCCACAGCTGCTCGATCACGGCAGGGCCGTCGTCGGACAGCTTCACCGTGACCGCGCCCGGCCCTGGCGGCTCGTAGGCGACGCCGGGGACGTTGGTCTCCCCAGCGGGGCCGCACGCTTCCCGGCTGCGTTCGGTGAGGCGCAGCACCTCGGCCTCGGCCCACGGCTCGACCAAGGGAACCTCGTCGACGAGTTCGGGGGCGTACTCGCGCAGCACCTCGATGGCCTTGCCGAGGTCGGTGATCCGCGCGTCCCAGGTGACGCGGTCCGGGTAGTTGTCCTGCATCCAGACGGTGAACGCTGAGGCGTCCGTGAGTCCCGCGGTGCCCTTTGGTTCGGTGCGCCACACCTTGCCGAGGTTGAGTTCCGGCGCGTCGGGTGCCGCGACGTTGAAGCGGTCACCGTTGGCCATGACATCAGCCAGGTCGCTGCGGCGATCCTTGATCGCTTTGGCTGCGATGTCGGCGACGCACTTGACGATCAGCGCCCGCATGGCGAGGTCCCGGCCGCTCATCACGCCACCTCGGCAGCAGCAGCGGAACGCATGGTTGCCGGGATGCGGAACACCTCAGCGTCGGCGTGCTCGACCACGCTCACCAGTTCGAGGCTGCACAGCAGGCAGTGGAAGTCGCCGCCGATGTTCACCGGGCCGAGGCCGTGCGCGGAGTCCGCCGCGCAGTCCTCCTCGGCGGGTTCGTCGGTGGGGCTGGCATCGACGTGGACACCCGCGAGCTTCCCCCAGTCTTCGAGTAGCCGGATGGTGCTGGCCTGGTCGGCATCGGGGGTGATGGGGGAGGGGGACGGCGTGAAACGGTGCGCGCACATGGGGTCTGACCTCGGCTTTGCGGTAGCGGGACGGTCCGCCTTGGGTAGGGGCGGGACCGGTGTGTCGTGCTGCTCTGTCTAGCGTACGCCTCGTACAACCCGTACGCTATAGATATGGATGATTCCATGACCATCTCAGAGCTCCGAGACAACCTCGGCACGCGCATCAAGGCGGCCTACTTCGGGGGTGAACCCACGGTCGTCACGAACGCGCGCAGCGGCGAGCCGCAGGCCAGGCTCGTACCCATCTCCTGGCGCTGCAGCGGTCCGGTCCGTGCGGGCGAGGAGAACTGGCAGCCCGGCGATGTGGTCCTCGCCGCCGACGCCGCCATATGGACCAGGGCCACCGCCCGCAGCATTGGGTGTGGCTGGCCGTGGCGTCTGGGCGCCCGGGGGCCAGCAGGCGTTATCCCAGACGGCCGTCAAGCCGAGGACGAACCGGTGCGCCCGCTGACGCTGCTGGTCCGTGACGGGAAGGCGGTCCGGTGATCGACCCTTCGCTGGTGTCCACCCTCGCGACCGCCGGCACTGTCGCGGTCGGCTACGCCCTCGGACGGATAAGCCGTCCAGGCGCCCGTGACAAGAGCGGTCCGCAACGTCCGCAGGCCATCTGCGGGTGCGACCACAATTACGGCACCCACGGCGGGGATGGCGGCAAGTGCAACGCCACCGTGAAGCGGGCATGCCAGTGGGAGCAGCTCGGCTACAAGGTGATCACCACAAACTGGGAGTACGCGCCCTGCCCGTGCCTGCGCTATGACGGTCCGGTGCCGCTGCGGGACGTGCTCGCGTAAGCCTCGTGCTGGACGTCAGGTAGTAGCGTCGAACTGGATACGGTCGGTATCCGATTAACAAAGCGCTTAGCCGCATAACGCATCTTCCGGCGATCAATTCCGGGCATTCGTGACGGTTTGCCCGTCGTGGTTAACCCACACGTGGTCAACGCTTGCCATTGGCCGTAACGTCGCGCCATTCAAGGTCGTGAAAGGTTGCAGTGGCCAACGATGGCGGAAGAGGGGTGCGCGATGGCGTCAGCCGGGAAGCTCGTCCCACGGCTGGCCGGGTGGACGGTCACCCAGCAGCAGCGTCAGATCCCCGTCCACCCGCAGGTACACCTGCGCGGCGCAGATCAGCACAGCGGTCCTGTTGGAGCCGCCGAGCTGGATCAGCTGCAGATGCGTGCGCTCGATCTCGGGGTCCACAGTCCAGACGATGCGCTTGCGGTTCAGCAGGGGGATCGACCGGGGGTCCACGGGCGCGGGGAGTGGGTGGCTGGGTTTACCGGCCCACGCGCCGAGGACATCGGCGGCAGCGGCGTGGGTGCACCAGTCCCAGAGTTGGGCGAGCTGGCGGTGCCGCCGCCGTGCGGTGGCTTTGACAGCTTCGTGCAGGTCGCCGGGCAGGCAGTCGACGGCCCGGTGCGCGTGTGGGGCGATCACTGCCCGGAGACGGTAGACCAGTCGGTGGCGGTCTGTGATAAGGCCGCGCCGACGACGGTCCCATGGGGTCCTCACATGGTCCCGCGGTGCCACGCTGTGTGCCGTTCAGTGACGGTGGCCACAGACGGGTGGCGGACTGTCCGGTTCGTACGGGAGGCGAATGCGCGGTAGGTTGATCCGCATTCGGGGGAGCCTGATCGGCGGTTACCCCGGCCGGGTGGCCCACGCGAAGGCGTAAGCCTTCGCAGCCACAAGCACCGAGCTTGTCACGTACCCCTACGCGACCACCCGGCCGGTTCCACTAACCACAAGAGATCCACCACGTGCGGACCCCCTCGGCGCGTCCATCCGCGCAGGGAGAGGTCCCCAGGGTGCCCACCTGCATACGCCACAGCTCCCCCGCAGGGTGAGCCTGGCGCTTCATCATCATGCCACAGGGCGGAACAAATGGTGCCCGGGTGCCCCCCGTTTTGACGGCACTCTCAGCCAACGTTGAGCATCGTCGTCCGCTGGCGCCTCTATCTCATGCCGATGACTGTTCGCAAGGGCAACGACACATTCCGTTACCCGAACGGCCGTTCGGTTCGGTAGTATGCGCTGGTCACCCTCGGGAGGTGCCAGCCATGCCCGCCTATGACGACTACGACGACCCCACCGATGTCGGCCGACTGTCCGCAGCCGACGAGCGCGCCATCTACGCCCGTCGCGGTATCGGACCGGTGACGCCTGCCGCAGGTGAGGGTCCTCACCGGGCGCGGAACCGTGGCGCCGAGCGTCCAGCAGAGGACCAGCCGTCTGCCGATTACCGGCCGCACATGAGGGCGATCCGGAAGCGGTTCGGCTGGCCTGAGCCGACCCCGCAGGAGATGGCGAAGCGGGATCGGGTGTGTCCGACGTGCGGTGCGGACCGGGGCAGCGCGTGCACGAGGCGGTGGGGCGGGCGTGGCCCGCAGGTGGAGGCTCACTCCGCCCGATCCGAGGTGGAGATCCCGGCGCAGCGCTGACACATCGCCAACGCGGTGACGTGTTGACGCAATAGCACGGCGCGCTTGGGTCGCATGCCGCAGCGATCCCCGAACACGCTCGCCGAGTTGAGGGCGATGAAAACCCGGCGCGGACCGGGTGAAGGCCATCAACGCCTACGTCGAGCGCGTCCAGGGCGCGGTGAAGGAAGCTCAGGCGCTGCGCAACGACGACATCCACGGCCTCTACGCCCGAGTACGGCTGGGGCGCCAACGCGAAGTAGCTGAACTCACCGGCATGCCCTATGGCACCGTCCGGTCCATCCGAGGCCCCCGCATCATCCGCACCGAAGGGGAAGAAGTCATGACGCTCGCAGCCGAGCAGGCGCCCATGTCGCTGGAGTCGCGCATCCTTCAGCGCACTCTGCGGGTCCCGGCGCTGACCGCCGAGCCGGGGGACGCGACAGTGGTGGCACGCCAGTTCGACGTCGCGCTGCTCTCGGTCGGGTTCACGCTGTCCGCCGAACTGCGCGAGCACCTGTCCGCACGGGAGCCCGGAGCGGTGATCGACGCGGCGGTGCAGGTGCTCGGCGCGGTCCGCCACCTCGTGGGCGACCATGTGCAGCACAACGCCTACTTCCGCGACTTCCCGTTCAACGTGCCGGACACGGTGGAGTTCTGGATGCGGTGCCTGTCCGAGGCCATCGAGCGTGAGCCGGCCCATGCCGTGGTCGCCGTCGCGCAACACGCCGTCTTCGGCGGGATCAACCTGCTGGACCTGCCCACCTATGGCAGCTACCAGCACTCGTACTCGGATCTCCTGGCCGCGCACGACGAGCTGACCCGCTCCACCAAGGACCGGGTCACGGTGCTGCACCTCGGCGATGCTCCGGACCGGGAGTCGCAGGCCGTGTTCCTGGAGCTGGCCGCGAGCACCACCCCGCTGTCCGGCGAGGACCGCGACCTGCTGGCCGAACTCGCGCTGCTGGCCCGAGTCCAGGAGCTCGACGCGATCCCAGTGCGGGAGAACCTGGCGATCATCAACGCCGCCCGGTTGGGTCACAGCCTCCCGCCGCAGGTGGACACGGTCACCGATGTGCTCCGCATGGCGTGCGCCGCGTCAGGTGGTGACGTTACCTTGGCCGATCCGACCCGGTTTGTGTCGCTGCGCCGTCCCGCGCGGCGCTCTGTGCTGCGTGCACTGCACCGGGTGGTGCGCGAGCATCCGGCGCAACTGGCCGATGTGTCCCGCCACCGGGAGGCGTGGAAGCGCCTCGGGGAGCGGCTGCACCCGCACGAGCACCCCACCCTGGAGCACGCGGCCGAGGTGTTCGCGGTGGCGCGAGGGGAGAGGATCGCCCGCTCGCTGGTGTTCCGGGTGGAGCACGCGTTCGACGCGGCGGACCCGTCGTTGGCGGTGTCGCTGCTGGCGCAGGCACCCGGGCTGCTGCTGCGCAACACGGACCGTGTTCTGCGGTGCGGCTCCCTGGCCGTGGTGCGCGAGTTCCTCACCGCACTGACCGACGCTGCGGAGGGCGCGTCGGGCCGGGTGCTGCTGTCGCTGCGGGAGCATCTGGCGAACCGGTCCGGATCGGACGCGGCGCGGGTGTTCGTGAACCGCGCAGGACGTTCTTGGGTGACTCCCGACCAGCGGGCACCGCTGGACCCTGACGTGGTCGGGCGGGTCATCGGCGTGCTGGACCGCGAACTGGGCCGTCGCATGCCCGCGGTGGACCACCTGGTGGTCGACCCGGCCGTGCTCGACCTTGCGGTGCCGCTGTCAGGGAAGTCGCAGCCGGGTGGCTTCGGGGTGATGCCCCGAGGGTCGCTGTCCCCAGTCGAGGGGGGTTCGCTGCGGTTCTTCGTCCACTGGTGCCAGCGCGAGCGGCGCACCGACTACGACCTGTCCGTGCTGCTGCTGGACGGCGAGTTCCGCAACGTGGGCCAGTTGTCCTGGACCGGGCTGCGCGGCTACGGCGGGACGCACTCCGGGGACATCACCGACGCCCCGGGTCCGGGGGGCGCGTCGGAGTTCATCGACCTGCACCTTCCCGAGGTCCCCGGCGGGGTCGACTACATCGTGCCGCAGGTCCACCTCTACTCCGGTGAGGCGTTCACCGAGGCGGAAGAGTCCCTGTTCGGGTTCATGACCCGCGACCGGGCGCAGAAGGGAATGCCGTTCGAGCCCCGGTCGGTGCGCATGAAGTCCGAACTGCGGGTGCCGGGCCGGGTGGCGCTGCCACTGGTGTTCATTCGCGGGACGGACGGGTGGACGGCGAAGTGGATGCACCTGCACCTGACAGGCATGTCCTGGTCGAACCGGGTCGAGACCAACCGCATCTCCTCGGCGCTGCTCGCGCGTGGCGTCGTTGACCGCGAGTACCTCACGGTCAAGTACCTGGCAGACCTGATGGCGCTGAAGGCTGGCCAGTCCACGGTGTGGGCGCCCAGGGTGGCGCTGCATGGCCCGGTCCGGTTTATCGGCCTGGAGCGGCCCGAGGGTCTACCGGAGGGATCGGTGGTCAACACGCTGGGCAACCTGCACGACCTGATCCCGCGGTAGTGCTACCGTGACGGTGAGGCCATGAGAGGGCTTCCTTCTACACACTTTGGAATGTGATCTAGTCCTCTCGCTTTCCTCGCCACTACTTGCAGAGAACGCCGAGCCGCCAGACCGGGGCTCGGCGTTCTTTTTTTGTGCGGGACGGCCCGTTCGCCAGTCCAGTCCTTGTGTCCTGCCGTTCACCTGCCGCATTACACTCACGGCGCCGATCTACCCAATCGGCACCCACCCGCGCACCACTGGGGATCCCTGCCGCAATGACGATCGACACCGATACCTGCCCGCGCTACACCACAGCCGCCGAACTGGCCTCCTCCTGTCCTGACCTGTCCCGCATCCCGTGGGCAGCACCGGACCCGACGCACGCCGCCACCCTCTACCGGCAGGCGTTGATAGCGGACACGGGCACAGCAGCCCTGGACGTACTCGTGGCGTCCGGTCGTCTCGCCGCGGCGGTAGGCCGGCTGGCCGCGCATCAACTCCGGGGCCGCCCACCCCGCTAAGCCCCCTCGCCTTCTGCATGCCCTGTATTCGAGACGAGGGAGGCGTAGTGAACGATGGCCAAGAGTTCCGGTGCCGGCGCGCGGAGCGATGCTCAGCGAGCGTGACCCTGATGGACCCGGTCACCGGGGAGCGTCTGGAGCGGGTGGGCGCGGAACTGGTGGGCCGGGACGTGCCGCTACCCAAGGTCCGGGGCAGTCAGGTGGAGCGGGACCCGGTGCCGGGGAGCCTGTACGGGCTGTGCAACAGCTGCACCTCCGAGGTGGACTACGCCCTCGCCGGCGTGCCGATGGACGTGATCGCGCTGTCGATCCTGCTGCCGCGCCACCTCGCCGGATCGTCCGGTGAGCGAGGCGAGATCACCCGCCCCGCACCCGGCCCCCTGGCGCCGTGGCAGGAGCCGATCTACGCCCTGCTGGAGCTGATCGTGCACGAAACCACCGTGTGGGCGGAGATCACCGACGACCACGCGGGCAGCGAGGAATGGGACTCCGGCCAGATGGCCCACACGCGGGTGCCGTTCCGGGTGGGGAAGGCGTGCGCGCTGCTGCAGCACCACCTCGGCCTGCTGCTCAGCCTCGGCCCACAGGAGTACATGGCGGGCAGCCTCCCCGACCTCGAGCAGGCGACCCGCCGTGGCCGGGCGTCGTGGATCGAGCGGGACGGGGTAGACGCCGGACTGCAGATGCTGTCGCTGCACGACTCCGCGCTGGCCGCGGGGTCCCACGTCAACAGGCCGGATCACCTGTCTATGCCGTGCAGGAACCGGGGCTGTTACCAGTTCGGGCTGTTGCACTGGCCGGGGTCCGACGAGGTGTTCTGCGTCGAGTGCCGCAGCCGCTGGAAGTGGGACGACTACGTGGATCTGCGGTCCATCCTCACCGGCACCGCTGCGGGATGACGCGGGATCCCCGGTCGAAGTGGCCGAACCCTGGCGACGATGCACTGACCCGCCGGACCCTCGTGTTCTGGTCCTACCGGGCGGCTCTGCTCAAGGCGGCCCCGGAGGAGTGCGCGGCGCTGGATAAGGCCGCAGTGGCACTGGGGGAGGCGTGGGTAGTGCCGCATCCCGATCCGGGCGAGTACGTCAGTGACGAGGAAGCCGCCGCACTGTTCGGGGTGCAGCCGGCGACGGTCCGGTGGTGGGCCAGCGCCCCGCACATCGCGGTGTGGCGGTATCCGGACGGTCTGCGCATGTCCGAGTTGAGGGCGTATCGAGCCACAGTCCGGTCACAGAGACGGCGCGGCATCAGGGGTTGATCTAGTGGTGCGCGCCCGAAGTTGATAAAGTCTCTACCAGTGGGACCACCCATCCCGCTGGCTTTTTCTCCCCTACCGCAACCGCGAGGCGACCCCACCGATGGACATCTGTCCAGCACCCACCATCAGCGCGCACTCCACCGGTGTCGGTGTGCAGTCCGCAGCGATCACTCTGATGTACGCCGAGGGCACGCTGCCCAAGCCGGACGTGGCGATCTTCGCTGACACCGGCTGGGAGCCCGCCAAGGTCTACCGGCAACTGGGCCGCATCGAGGCGGTGCTCCACGAGATCGGCGTCCCGCTGTATCGGGTCGCCAAGGGCAATCTGCGCACCGATTGCATCGACCCCGAGCACCGGTACGCATCGGTGCCCTACTTCGTGCGCAACCCCGACGGTTCGGACGGCATGGGCCGACGGCAGTGCACGTCCGAATACAAGCTGGCCCCGATCAACCGCAAGGTCCGTGAACTGCTCGGCGCCACACCTCCCGACTTCCGGCGCGTCCCCAAGGGCCGCATCGCGGAGCAGTGGATCGGGTTCACCACCGACGAGATCCACCGGGTCAGCGACAAGCTCGGCGTCAGCTACCTGCGGCCCCGGTACCCGCTGCTCGAACTGGGCATGAGCCGCAAGGACTGCATCCGGTTCCTCGCCTCCCGGGGCTGGGGTGACACCGTCAAGAGTGCCTGCATTGGATGCCCTTTCCACGGCAACGCCCAGTGGCGCGACCTGCGGGACAACAACCCCGGCGAGTGGGCCGACGCGGTCGCGTTCGATGAGGAGATCCGCAAGGGCGGCTCCCGTGGCCTCCCGCTGAACGGTGAGGCGTTCCTGCACCGCTCCCGCATTCCGCTGTCCATTGCCCCAATCGACCGCGTCACCCGCAAGGAGTGGGGCGACCGGCAGGGCGACATTTTCGACCTGCTCGCCGAGGAAGGCGACCCGGACGGTTGTAGTCCCTACGGCTGCCGCTCCGGCGAACCCGCATCGGCCGAGCGGGACGCGTCATGACCACCGCTACCTGTAGCAAGGCCGCGCGACTCATCGCATGGTCGCATTCGCATGCCCGGGATCTGGCCTTGCGCACCGCCAGTCTTCGCCGCCCGCGGCCCCGTGACCTGCTCTGGTGGTTCGGCATCGGCGTCGGTGCGCTGGTCTTGCTGATCCCGGTGGCCGCCATGTCGTTCTGGGCCACCGCGGCGTTCATGACCTGGTACTGGGGCGGTGGCCCACTGTGAGCCGTCACCTCTCTGATCCGCGTTCGAGGTCTACCCAGCCTCGGGCGTTTCCCCTGCCGCAAACCGAGGAGCCCGCCCATGCGCACACCCATCGAACTCGCCTGTGATCGGGACCCCGATCCCGGCCCCGCCGTGGAGTCCCTCGCTGTAGAGGACATGAGCGTGGTGGATCTCCGCGCCCGCATCCACGCCGTGGAGCAGGAGCAGCAGGATCTGCACCACCGGATGAAGCCGCTGCTGCGGCAGGTGCAGGACACACTTTTCGAGCTCCACGTGCTGCGGGCCGAGCTGGGTAGTCGTGACCAGCTCTGATGGCGGCGCACGCCAGGACAAGGGTGCGGCTGTCGCCACGGACGAGGGCGCTGCTGCTGGCCCTGTGCGCGGTCGGGCTGGCCGTACTGGCGTTCCTGGCGATGATCGGCGCGGAGACGCTGGCCGGGATGCCGGTGGTCTGGTGATCACCCGCGCGCTGACCCTTCACCAGCCGCACGCGACGTGCGTCGCCTACTTCGGCAAGCCCATCGAGAACCGGCCGTCTCGCTGCCACATCCGTGACCGGTTCGCCGTCCACGCCGGGCTGATCGTGGACCCGGTGTCCGCCCGGTTGGCCCGGCTACTGGAGAGGTTCACCCGCAACACCTATCCGCGCGGTGCGGTGGTCGCTGTCGCCAACCTCGCCGGCTGTCACCGTGCTCACGGCTGTTGCGCACCGTGGGGTGAGCAGGGCGCGGCGGTGTGGCACTGGGAGTTGCGGGGTGTGCGCCCGTTGGCCACTCCGGTGCCGTGCCGTGGACATCAGGGCTGGTGGACCCTGCCCCCCGAGGTGGCTGCTGCTGTCGCTGGGCAGTTCGAGGCGGTGCCAGCGTGAAGCAGACCCACCTCAAGCCCGGCAAGGGACTCCAGCGCACCGCACCGTCGGTGCCCAAGCAGAAGACCCTGGACGCTGACCGGGCGTGGCGCCGTGACTCGCAGCTGGCCGCGCTCAAGCGTGCCCGCGTGCGACCCGTCGGGCCCGCCGAACCGCCACGGAAGCGGAAGCCACCCAAGCTGACCGGTGAGGCAGCCGCGAAACGGCTGGTGACCAGGCGCAGCGGCGGCCTGTGCGAGGTCCGCGTCAACGGCCTGTGCGCCCGCTGGGGCAGGGACTTCTCGCACCGTGTCGCCCGATCCCAGGGCGGCATGTGGACGGCCAGCGACGGTTTACACGCCTGCCGTTTCTGTCATAGCGCGGTCACCGACACCCACGGCAACCGGGCGCTCTACGTGGCCAACGGCTGGATCCTGGACCGCCGACACGACCCGGACGGCCGGCTGGTGCTGCTGGCCGCATACGGGGGTGAGGCACTGGAAGAGCCCGTGGTGGCGCTGCTGACCAGTGACGGGCGTGCAGAGGTCATCGGCGAGTACGCCGCTTGGGCTGGTGCCGCGTGAGCCGCATGAACGCCCACCGCGACTTCCGTGTCCGGGCATCCGACCGTGGCCGCCCCGGACTGGGCGCCGTCATCGCCGGCTGGATCGCGCTGCTCCTCGTCCTCGGCGCTCTCTCGTTCCTCGCGGTCGTCGTCTTCGACTCCATCGCCCGCATCGCCACGGGGGTGCTGTGATGGTCGCCCCGTTCCGACCCGCGCCGGTCGACGTGCACATCAACCCCGGCGACGTCCTCGAACTTTTCGCCTCCTGCGGTGGGGCCTCGGAAGGGCTCCGCATCCTCGACCTGGACCACCTCGGCGTCGAGATCGACCCCGCTGCCGCGGCTACGGCAACCGCCGCAGGGCACCGCAGGGTCGTGGCCGACGTGTCCAAACTGGCCGCGGCCCTGTTCGGCGGGATCCTCGGCCTGTGGGCCTCCCCGCCCTGCACCACGTTCAGCTCGTCTGGACCGGGTGCCGGCCGGCTGGTGATGCACATCCTCGCCGAGGGCATCGCCCGCGCGGCCCGGGGCGAGCAGGTCATCGGCTGGGTGCGGCGCGAGTGCACCCGCGTCCTCAAGGCCCACGCGATGAGCGACCGGAAGCTGTCCCGGCTGCCGCGTGCCGAGCGCTCAGCCTGGGCGCGCAAGCAGGCCATCACCAGCGCGCTGGTCGTGGAGATCCCCCGCTACGTCCACGTCCTGACGCCGGAGTGGATCGCTTGCGAGCAGGTGCCCGGCGTGCTCCCGCTGTGGAAGGCGCTCAGCGTGGCGCTGCGGCTGCAGGGCTACCGCACCTGGTGCGGCGTGCTCATCGCCACCGACTACGGGGTCCCGCAGACCCGCAAGCGCGCCATCTTCCTCGCGTCCCGCAACCCCGCGCACCGGGTTGGGCCGCCGGAGCCGACGCATACAAAGGAGCCCGGGGAGCCGGATCTGTTCGGCGACCCGCTGCCCAAGTGGGTGTCGATGGCACAGGCCCTCGGCTGGGGCATGACTGTCCGCCCGTACTTCACCCTCACCAATGGGAATGGCAGCGGCGGCGGGCGCTCCGACGAACAGGTCGGCGGATCCGGCGCGCGCCGGGCTCTGTACGCGGAGCGGAACTCAGGCCGCTGGGTCCTCGGCGGATGGCACATGCACGCCACCGGGAAGACGGGGCTTGCTCCGGATCGCGAGCCGGAGCAAGCCCCGTCCGACACGATCACCGGCAAGGGCACCACAGTGTGGACGCTCCACAACGGCCCCCAGGGCAACGCCACCGTCCGCGGCCTGGACGAGCCGGCCGGGACGATCTACAGCTCGCGGACCACCAACCTGTCGTGGGCACTGCGGAACAACAACACCGCCAACGCCGCCACGCGCAGCCTCGACGAGCCGGCGCCGACCATGTTCTTCGGCGGCAGGGGCAACGCCGTGGACTGGGTGCAAGCCCGGCCCGCTACCACCGTCCAGGCCGATGCCCGGGTGGCTCCACCCGGGCATCGGGACCGCGAAGGCGGGCAGCGCCAGTTCCCCGAGGGCTCCGTCCGGGTCTCCGTCGGCGAAGCAGCCTGCCTGCAGAGCTTCCGCGCCGGATACCCCTGGCAGGGAACCCGCACCCACCAGTACATGCAGGTCGGAAACGCCGTGCCTCCTCCGGTCACTGCAGCCGTGGTCGGCCACATGCTCGGCATCGACTGGAAGCCCCTCGTCGCCGACTACCTCGCCACCACGGTCCTGACCGGTGAGGAGCGTCGCAGCCAAGGTAGCGAGGCTGCCTCGTGACCATCCCCAACCCCGACAACACCCCGGGCGCATCCGAGCTGTCGGAGATCCTGATCGCACGGTGGGAGCTGGCGCACACCGAGGTCTCCGATCCCCGCGTTCGTGAAGCGGCCCGGCTCAGGCTCCGGGAACTGGCCGAACTGCTGTACCGGATGGCTACCGACGGGAGTGCGTCATGAGCGCGCCACCGTTCACCTACTTCGGCTCCAAGCAGACCATGGCCGCCAAGATCGGCCACCTCCTGCCGGAGCACAACCACTACGTGGAGCCGTTCGGTGGCTCGCTGGCGGTGCTGCTGGCCAAGCAGCCGAGCCGCATGGAGACGGTCAACGACTTGGACGCCGACCTCCAAACCTTCTGGAAGGTGCTCCGCGACCAGTCTGACGAACTCCAGCGGGTCTGCGCGCTGACGCCGCACTCCCGCGCCGAGCAGGGGCTGGCGCAGGAGTGGATCGCGGCCGCGATTCCCGACCGCTCTCCGGTGTCGGACCTGGAACGGGCGCGGCGGGTGTGGGTGTGTCTCACGCAGGGCCGCGGTGGTCAGCTGCGCCCCACGGGTTGGCGTCACTACGAGGGCTCGGCCGGGTCGTCGTTCGGGATGCCCGGTTACCTCGCTGGCTACGTCTCCCGGATGGGTCCCGCAGTGGCCCGGCTGGCGCACGTCAGCCTGGAGTGCCGCCCCGCGCTGGAGTTGATCCGCTGCTTCGGCGACCACGACGACGTCTGCCTGTACATCGACCCGCCCTACGTCGGCAGCACCCGCGTCTCCGGCGGCTACCGCCACGAGATGCGCAGCGACGACGAGCACCGCGAACTCGCGGCAGCGCTCGTCGCCTGCGACGCCTCTGTCGTCCTCTCCGGCTACCCATCCCCGCTCTACGACGAGTTGTACGCCGGGTGGCACCGCCTCGACATGGCCGCCTCCACGGGCCAGGGCGGCACGTGGGCCAACCGGACCGAGGTGTTGTGGTCCAACCGCCCGCTCGGTGACCAGCCGCATCTGTTCGACGACCTCAGCGGGGTCGCGTCATGAGCCTGCGCCTGGTTCCCGTCACCCGCGCCACGGCCCGCGGGTTTGTGACGCTGCACCATCGGCACCACCGCCCACCGCCGGGCTCGGTGTTCAACGTCGGGGTAGCAAACGACGCTGACGAGCTGGTCGGGGTAGCCATGTGCGGCTACCCCGTGGCCCGCGAGTGGGCCGACGGGCAAACACTTGAAGTCAACCGAACCGCCACTGATGGCACCGAGCATGCCAACTCGATGCTCTACGCCGCGTGCTGGCGTGCAGCGAAAGCCCTCGGCTACCGGCGGTTGATCACCTACACCCAGGCTGGCGAGAGCGGCGCATCCCTGCGTGCCGCCGGGTGGCGCGTCGTCGCGCAACGCCCGCCACGTCGCGGGTGGGACACCCCTAGTCGACCCCGCGAGGACCGCGGGGTCGATGGAATTCCCCGAACCCTCTGGGAGGCGTCATGAGTCCTGCCACTGAAGAACTGCCGCTGAAGACCTACGGCGAGACGGTGCGGGCTGTCCAGGAGATCCCACCCGTGGTGGCTGCTGCGTGAGCAACCCACTTGCGGCGCGCCTCTACTGCGCCACCTGCGACAAGTACGCCTACCCGGACCGTAAAACCGCCCGGCAGGCCATCCGCCGTTTCCATCCCGGCAGTCAGCGCAAAGGACTCGACGTGTACCGGTGCGCCGCGCTCAGCGGCAACTGGCACGTCGGGCACAGCTGGCGCCGCCGATCCCATCCCGCGTTTTCCCTGCCGCAGAGAGAAGGCCCCACCGCATGAGCACTGCAACGATCCCTACCCGCAACTTCGTCGGCCTGCTGGCTGACGCCACGCTCACCGCGTCGGACGATCCGGAACTGCCCGCCTTGTGCGCGGTGCTGCTGCACTCCGACCGGGGCGAGTGGACCGTGCAGGAGACCGACCCGGACGACCGGTCCACGGCGCTGATCGACGTCATCACCTCCGATCTGCTGATCGCCACCTCCACCGACCGCTACGCCCTCGGTCAGGCCCATGAGCACTGCGAAGGCCAGCTGCACAAGCCCGTGGTGGTGTCCCTGACCGATGCGAAAGCCGTGATCGCCGCGTTCAAGCCGCTGGTGCACTCGCTGGGCAAGGAGACCACCCACCACGTGGTGCTCACCTTGGAAGGGGACACGCTCACCGTCGCCGAGGACCCCAAGCAGGTCCCCGACGGGTTCAGCGTGTCGTTCTCGGTGGCCTACGCCTACGAGGAGTTCCCCCGCTTCGCCGACCTGATGACCCCGGACACCGCGAAGACGGTCACCGACGACGACGGCCGTGCGGTCGCACCCTCCTACGGCACGGGGTTCGAGCCGACCCGGTTGTGGGCGTTCGTGCAGGTCGGGAAGCGTCGCAAGATGCTCGTGGCCATGTACCGGCACCACCAGACCCGGGCCGTGGTCATCGAGGTGGGGTCGGCGTACCGGGGTGTGCTGATGCCGTACCGGCTGGACGAGAAGACAGGGCAGCAGAACGGGCCGCTGGTGCGGGTGTTCACCCCCGACCTTCCGGAGCGCCCGACGCAGGACGCTGACGCCCTGCTGGCCGACACCGCCGATCAGGGCTGAGGGGGAGTGGTGGTCATGACCCCTGCCGCCGCTGGTCAAGTGTTCCTGCCGATCTACGAGCAGGCGCGGGAAGCCGTCGCCGCGCTGCACGCCGGCCCGAAGTGCGCCGTGTGCCACCAGCCCGGACCGGAGCCGTGCCGCTGCGCCGCCGTCATCGCCCCCGCCGAAGTCCACACCACCACGACAAGAGAGCAGACGACCGAGAAGTGACCGAGATCGACCGGATCCCCCCCAAGACGAACCTGCGGGGCGACCAGCGGATAGAGATCCGCGAGCAGTTCAAGGCGGCCTATGAGCGGGGCGCCACCGTGAAAGAGCTGGCCGAGGCGACGGGCCGCTCGTACGGGTCCGTGCACAAGCTGCTCGTCGAGGCCGGTACGACGTTCCGCGGGCGCGGCGGCGCCGGCCACCGGAAGCGACGGAACTCCAGCAAGTAAGAGCGGGCAACCCCACCCGCTGATACCCCCTACCGCAAAAGGACCCACGACGATGACCACGACGATCGAATGGACCCGAGGCGACGACGGGTCGCCCGGCATGACCTGGAATCCGACCTCGGGATGCGACAAGGTCTCGCCCGGCTGCGGCCTCCCCAGGTTCGAGGGAGACGACACCGGCGGCTGTTACGCGATGGCGATGGCTAAGCGCCTCAAGGCCATGGGCCACGAGGGCAAGCAGCAGGACTACTGCCCGGGGCACACGCGCACCAGGGGCGGTGCCGAATGAGCGCGCCCTACTACTCCGACGAGTACGTGACGCTGTATCACGGGGATTGCCGCGCGGTGCTGCCGGTACTCACCACTGACGGTGCCCGTCCCGACGCAGCCGTGGTGGACCCGCCCTACGGCGAAACTTCCGCAACGTGGGACCGCTGGCCGGACGGTTGGGTAGATGCCGTCGGTGCGGCACTCCCGGCTTCGGCCACCCTGTGGTGCTTCGGTTCGGCGCGCATGTTCTGGGACCGTCGCGACGACTTTGCGGCCTGGAAGTTCGCCCAGGAGCAGCTGTGGGTGAAGACCAAGGGCTCCGGCCCCGCCTCCCGGGATCGGCTAGCGAAGGTCCACGAGTGGGCATACCAGTTCTATCGCGGCAACTGGGGCGCTCTGCACCACGAGTGGGAGCGGGTCCCCCATGACGGCCCAAACAACGGCGTCAAGAGCAAATCGCTCGGCACGAGCCACCACACGGGAGGCGCGCGGGAGCGCGCCTGGACTGACGACGGGACTCGCCACCCCAGGTCGGTGACTTACATCGTTGAATCGAAGCCGCCGTACCGCGGGCGCCCCTCGGAGAAGCCCCTCGTCACCATCATCCCACTGGTGCGCGAATGCACTCCAGTAGGCGGGCTCGTCCTCGACTGCTTTGCGGGATCAGGAACAACCGGGGTGGCAGCGAAGTCAATCGGCCGCCGCGCGGTACTCATCGAGGGCGATGAGGCGGCCTGCGAGCAGGCCGCGATCCGCTTTGCGAATGACCGGTGCACCCTTCCCGGCCTGCTGGACGGAGCAGCCTCGTGAGCGCCTCCACTCGCGGACACTGCGCTGGTGACCGTATGACCACTACCCCCCGGAAGGGACCAATGAGAACGTTCGCCATCCCCGCAGCGGTCGCCGCGGCCATCGTCTCGCCGATCGCGCTGTTCTTCGGCGTCGGCGACTACTACCCGACGATCCTGTGGTGGTCGTTGCGGTCGAGCCTGTTCGTGCTGGTCCCGCTCGTAGCCCTGCTCGTCGTCGTGGGCGTACTGGCGGTGCTCGGCGCCTGGCGGGAGGAGCGGGATGGCAACCCTCTCCCGGCGTGGGCTGCGGCGTGGCTGGTGGGCATCGTCGGCCTGATCGCACTGGGCTGGTGGTCCATCGGCTACCACGGCTACCTGCAGGCCAAGCAGTACACGCCGTCCATCTCGGTGACCAGTGCACCGCTCGGCGAACTGGGCAAACGCGCCCCGTACCAGGTCGCGGAAGCCCAGGCCCGGCCGAACCTCGGTGACTACCCCGGCGACATCGCCACCACCAGCTACATCCCGCAGGGTGACCAGTACATGAGCCTGGTCACCCGCAGGGGCATCTTCGCCGGCTACCAGGTGCTGCTGGCCCAGTCGATCCCGCTGACCGGCCGGGGCAGCGCCACGACCTGCCAATTCGACCAGGCAGCCGACGCCCGGATCGGCGGCTGGTTCTCCCACAACCTAGGCCGGCAGATCGCGCACGAGCAGCGCTGGTGGCGGTTCGACCCGGCCGACGCCTACGCCTACTGCGACGGATCGCGCCCCGTGGTGGTAGTGCCGATGACGCGGCAGGTGGGCTGGATGGTGGTCACCGAACGTTTCGCCGGGGTGGCCCTGTACGACGGGCACACCGGCCGGGTGGAGATCGTCACCGATCCGCACCGTATCGCCGCGCTGCCCGGCACTGCCTATCCGTTGTCCCTGGCCACCCGGCAGCGGGAAGCCACGCAGGCACTCGGCTCGTTCGGTGACTGGGTGTTCGGCCGGGCCGGGTGGGAGACCACCGAGGACCAGACGGACATCAACTCCGGCAACACCGCCGAGTTCGTGCTCGCCGAGGGCCGCGGCGCCGCGTACGACGAGGCGTCACGGAGACTTGCACATCCCGGCGCGTAACGACGGTGAGGCGACTTCGGCGGCCCGCTAGCACCAGCAGCGGGCCGCCGAACTTTGTGTCACGGTGACGGAACTACAGCAACACCATGGCAGGGGAGTCCGGGCGCCGTGGTCTACCGGGGATGACGGTGCTCACCGCCGGGTCACCTCCTGTCGACTCGGCGGGACGGTGGAGTCAAGGAAGCCGAGTTCGCCCTTCGGGTAGTACTGGGCCATCGCCTGGTAGGAGGCGTAGTGCGGGGCGTAGATGTTGCACCACTCAGAACCCAATACCCGGTTGGCGGTCTGCTGTGCCTCCTGGTAGGCCCAGGCGAGCACCACTAGCCATCCGTCATGGTCAGCGGCGGGGAACGAAGGGTGCTGCTCGCGCGGGTACCTGCCGCAGAAGGTGATGCGGTACTCAATTGGGCCGTAGCCGTTCCCGTTCATGACTCGCCCTCCGTTCGGGCTTTGATCAGCTTGATGGTGGTCACGCTGAGACCGGTGATCCGTCGATGTACGCGCGCCCGGCCCTCGATGCCGGGATGACGGTGCTCACCAGCGCTGCCGCTTCTTGCGCGGCTTCTTGCCGGAGGTATCCCGGCCACGGATGAGCAGCACGGTGGAGCGGCTACAGCCGAGATCCCGTGCCGTCTTGGTGGCTCCGATGGCAGCGTCCAAGGCCTGAACGTCCCCGTCGCGGATGCGCTGAGCCTCGGCGATGGCTTCCTCGCGCTGCTCGATATAGGCGTTGGCGGCCTTGATCCGATCCCGCCCTGGCGGCATGGCCCGTAGTTGGTCGAGGTTGCGCGGTGGTTCAGTCACGCCAGAATCGTACACCGTGGTACCGTAGTAAGCACATTTGAACTGGCGAAACACGCGACAGGATCAAGAGTCCCCACCGCTGCGAGATAAAAAAGGACCCCGACCGCCATGACTGAGGACCAAGCCCGCGAGAGCCGACCCATCCGGAACCCCTTCGGGCGCGAGACCATCCCGCACATGGCGATCGGCGTGGCAGCAGCATCGTTCCCGGCGGTGAGCGCAGCGGTTTCGGCTGCCATTGGCCGCATTAGGGCGCGGGTGAACGCAAGCCTGGATCGGTGGCGACACCCGAAGGTCTGCCCGGCATGCAAGGAACTTCACTACATGCCGGGCGAGTACTGCGGGGAATGCTGGGACCTCATTACCAGCGGCGCTGGCTGGACCTGACAGTGGATCGGATGTACGTCCCCACCCACGACGGAGACCAACCATGAACCGCAATGACTCCCACCCCGACCCCGAGGAACTGGTGCACGAGCACTGGCCCCTGCACGGCCCCTACGACGCGGAGCACACCATCGCCGCCGCCGCCACGATCAGCGAGCTGGTGCGCTACCTGAATTACGCCACCAGCCAGGGCGCCGCCACCGCGCTGCCTCACCCGGCTGACGTGTCCAGCCTGGTGGGCAACCTCCAAGCCGCCGTTGGTGGTCTGGAACAGACCCTGCGGCAGGTGGCCTACCTGGTGGAGGGCCTGGGGGTGAACCCCAACCTGCGGAACGCCAACAACCGGGACGACCAGGAGTCGGCGCGCGCCGAGGCGGCCTACGCGGTGGTGTGCCTGCAGGACGCTGCCGGCGCGGTCAACAGCCTGTATCAGTTCCTCAACCACGCCCACATCCCCCTGGCGGCCCTCTACCTGCAGGAGACCGCACCAGTCGAGAACGGTGACAAAGTGACCAGCCCGCACCCCGAGTTCCCGCTGACCGAAGCCGTCAACGCCACCCAGGTCGCCGCAGCCACCGCGGACGTGCTCGCCGGCCAGATGGAGGGCTGCGCCCCGGCCCCATCCCAGGAGCCCGAGTGTGAACGGTGCCGCCGCGGCACACCCAAGCAAGGGGGCCGGTTCTGTGAGGCGTGCATCGACCGGTGCCACGAGGCAACGGAGCTGGGTCACACCTGCCTGGTCTGCAGGGCGGTGACCCTGTGAGGCCGCGCGAGTGCGCGCGCGAGGGGCGCCGTGGGTGACGGGTGACGGGTGCCGGACCAAATCTTGGCGCCGAGCGTGTAGGTCCACCCATAACCTGGCTTATGATGGTAGTATGGTGACAGTGTTACAACCGACCGGAGGGTAGTCACGGATGACCGAATTGCTGCCCGCACGGCCAGTCCCCTCGCCCGACGACGAACGCTGGCAGGAAGGTCTCCACCTCATCGGTCAATGGCTCGCCGAGTACAGCGGCAACTCCCGGACGACCTATGCGGACGCCATCGGCTGGCCGTATCGCGTCACTACCGGGGAATGGCGCGGGTACCGAGCCGTACGTCAGGGATTCGGATGGTTGGCGTGGTGCCACCGCAATGGGGTGCACCTGTTCGACGCCAAGCGCCTCCACGTACTCGCCTGGATCGACGCCGCCGAAGCGAGTCGCGACGCGGAGACAGACGAACCGCTGTCGAAGCGCAGCCGGGCTCAGATGGTCGCGACCGCATCCAGCTTCTACGTCTGGGCCATGCACGACGGCCATACCGAATCCAACCCGGTCGCACTGATCGACCGCCGCAAGAAGGGTCTCCAAGCCTCGAACGACCCGTCTACCACCAGGTCTCTCTCCAAAGCCGAAGTGCGGGCACTCATCCACGCGGCAGACAACGACCCGGTTGAGGGTGTCCACGCGCGGTCCTCGGCATTGATCGCCCTGCTGTTCCTGGTTGGACCGCGAGTTAGCGAGGTATGCGGCGCGATGGTGGGCGACATGTACGTCCAGGACGGCCGCCGCGTGCTCCGGTCTGAGCTCAAGGGCCACAAGGAACACATCTTCGCCCTGCCTCCGCAGGTGTGTTCCCGCATCGACGCCTACCTGGCGTCCCGGTCAGACCTGAATCGCCTGCCAGTCCGCCGAGGTCATGCGAGTGCGGCCATTACCCCGCTGTTCGCCACCGCCACCGGCAAGCCGATGCTCCGGCGCGAGGTGCTCGCCCTGGTCAAGCGCATCGCCGCGCTCGCCGGCGTCGATGATCCGGATAGCGTGCACCCGCACGTCGGGCGACACTCGTTCATCACCGAGGCTCGCCGCCAGGGCTACGCGGCGGAGTCGATCCAGCACGCGGTCGGGCATCAGTACGGCACCACGACGGCCCGCTACGGGGTGCACATCATCAACCTAGAGCGCAGTCCCGCCTATGGTGTCGCCGCGGCGTTCGACCCGGACACCACCGACGGCTAATGCCGCGCCGTTGTCGGTCTGATCGTCTACCCTGACGCCCGGGTTCCTGAAGTGGTTGGGTTGCAAAGAGACCGCCGGGCCGCGCCTCCCCCCCTCGCGTGGCCCGGCGGTTTCTTTGCCGTCAGGGGGGGCTGTTCCGGCCATCCCCGTCACCCCCGCTGCAACTGTCCACGGCGTCACCGACGAGCACGCCCTGATCCTGGTGCACACCGACGACATCTGAGAGGAACTGAGATGGTGCTGAGCCAAGGTGAAGCGGTGACCTGGACCGTAGGCGACCGAGCCGTCTGGCCGCGTGAGGTGCCGGGCAGCGGCAGGCAGCGGCGGCACACGATCCGCATCGCGGGCACCGTGACCGGGGTGGACCTGATACCCGGAGCACCCGGGGTGCAACTCACCTTCGACGAGCCGGACCCGTACAACGGCGCCACACAGTGCTATGCCACGCACCGCGAGCTGGAACCCGAGGACCAGCGGTGACCGCCTGGCGCTGCCCCGTCCATCCCTGCGGTGAGGCCAGCGAGTCCACCACCCCACCCTCATGCCCCACCCACGGGGACGGCATGGTCAGGGCTGAGCCGGTGGCGCGCCGCCTGTCCCGGCTGGGGTCCTCGGGGTACGTCAAGGTGGGCGCGCGGTGACCGTCGGCCGGCACCTCGGACCAGTCCTCCACGACGATCACTGCTGTTAGGTGGTCGTTTCCGGCCATCCCGTCACCCCGGCCGGCCCGGTTCGACGTCTCAGAATCGCTCTCAGCGGGCCGTCAGTCGCCCTGTGCCGGTCGTGGCCATCTGGAGTACACGACCGGCAGCAGGATCCCCAGGAGCAGCAGGATCGTCAGGGTCATGCTGCACAGGGCGGTGAGACCTACGGTGATGATCACCAGGCAGCGTCTGTCGGTGAGCCGGTCGGCCAACGGTCCGGGGATGTACACGCCGCCGCGCAGGGCTGGGTGGCGCCCGGTGGGGCGTGGCGGTCCACTGCGTCGGTGATCCACTGGTCCAGTATCGACCTTCATGCCACCAAGGGCTGCACACGCCGCGCTGCCAGGGCCAGGTCGTGTTCGTCGTCGGACTCGTTGAACTCGTCGGTCCAGTGGTGTTCGCCCACAGTGACCTCCCCGGGTCGTGGCGATCTAGGTGTGTTGCACGAGTGGGTATGCGGTTGACCTGTGATAATGGGCGGATGAGCACTGATCCGCGCCTTCTCCTGGCCAGGCTTCGGACCGAACTCACGGACCTGGCGTCAGCGCTGGGCCCGTACGCGCCGCCGCTCAAGCCGGATCGCTTCGAGCGGAGTAACAGGCAGAAGCTGGGCGCCGAGTGGCACGTGCCGAAAGAGGACAGGGGCGGTGCGCCACTCCTGGTGCGCACCCTCGATGAGGAACCAGGCATCGTGTTCTATGAGGGCGCCTCGTTCCAGCACAAAGGCGACATGGAGGCCGTCGGGACCACGGAGGGTCGCGCGTTCGCGATGGCGCTCCTGGCGGCCTGTGACTGGGCTGACGGCAAGGAAGCGCTCGATACCCGTCGTGTCGACAAGCAGGCGTCCGGCGAGTGACTCAGCGGTAGGTGGCGTGTCCTAGGCCGCCGTGACTTGAACTCCAGGCCGATCACAGCAGCGCGTCTCGCGCCTGGACCGTCCTGATCCTGCGCCCGGCGAGGTAGGGGATCCAGTGCCAGCCTGTTCCGGTGACGTGACGGTCCTGGAAGGCTGGGCAGGCTCGGATCACGGTCAGCGGCCCTCGACGAGGTCCTGGAACACTGCCTGCCCGTCGGAGCTCGCGGCCCACTGCTGGGATTCCTCGCGGGTGCCGTCGAACTCCCCCGTCTTCGCGGCCGCGCTGACAACACGTGCCCGTTCACGCTGGTCACGGGTCGCGGACCTGGCCCAGTCCTCTACCGCGAACACGAGACGATGGATGTTCGCCCCGTCATCCACGGACTCCGGGCAGAAGTAGTCATCGAAGTGGAACCGTCGGGCCTGGGTGGCCACATCAGCTGCGCCGAGGTCGTCGAGCACGCGGGCGAGGTAGGTGGCCGTGGGCTCGCCATCCCGGCGGGTCTCCCACCAGTACGCGGCGCTCAACGGGTGCCACCAGCATCAGGCTGGCGTGCCAGCGCCGCGTTGGCCCAGAACATGACCTGTTCGAGGTTGGTGATGGCGGTCGATTTCTCCCGCCCGTCCGGCAGGAGCCCGTCGAGCAGCCCGGCCAGGTCACGGCATTCCTGCCGCACCGTCTCGTGGGCGTGACGCCGCCCTTCGGTCAGCGGCGCGTGGTAGCTGAACCGGTTGTCCAGATCGGGGATGCCCATCGCTCAATCCTCTCCGTGAACCCGGACAGCGAAGCCAGGGATACCAAGGCCGAAGTCGGGGTCTGATGACGCGGGCCGCAGCGGTGCCCGCAGTTCGGGTCTCGTCGACGCTGACCCGGGGCTGCCCTGGGTCGAGCCCTGCGGGGGTGCGCTGCGAGGACTGCGATGAGCCGTTCCGGTGGATCGGCATCCCGCGGCGAAGGGGTTGCCGACGCCCGGCAGGCTCGGATCACGACGCGGTCAGGGTGTCGAGGTAGCGGACACGCTCGATGTGCTCGTGCGTCGAGCCGCCCGGGGCCATGTGTATCGAATAAACGTGCGCAGCCATGATGCTGTACTCTCCGATCTGGGTTGCTGTGTCTTCTTCAACCTGGTTTTGGAAGCCCTCGCCACGGCACGGTGAGGGCTTCCGTGTCTCGGCGGCGCGATGCGGTGTTCGCCGCCTCCTCCGGCCCGCGATGGTGGTGCAGGCCCTGTCCTCCTCTTTTCATCGGGCCAGGGTGGCGATCTGACGCTGGCTGACACCGAGGCCCGGTCCCGCGACGGCGTTGAGCCCAGCGGTCGGTGCTCCGATGGCGCGCATGCGCAACCAAAACCTGCCGCCGCAGATCGACAGCTCAGAGTTGCAATTCGCCTGTGGGTAGAAGCGCCGGACAAAGGGCAGCTAGCTCCTGGTGTCCTCGGCGTGGATCTCCCCCAGGATCCGGACCAGCTCGGGACGGCGGCGCACCATCTCGTCCCAGTACTCCAGCACGTTCTCCACGGTGACCGAATCGACAGGGCCGTTGGAGCCGTATGACTCGCCGGTCACGACGAGCCACGTGTGCATCCTGGCTCTCGTCTCGTTCCAGGTGGGATCCACGGGCATGAACATTCATTCTGCACACGTAGGTGCACGGGCGGTAGTGGTGTCACCCCCGGTGTTGTGCCCGCGCCAACAACCCACCTAACCTGTGGCCAACCGCCCCCTGCGCAGACAACGTCAGGGGTCGCTGGTACTCCCCTCGCCGAGCGGTTGACGGCTCCGGTTAAGACCAAAAGCCGTAGAGGCGGGTGAGCGGCGGCCGACGCTCCCCGCCTCGCTCACGTCGTAGGTCAGATTGAGTAGGGCCACACGGTGAGCCCGTACCCGCTGAACCACACCCCGAACGCCACCAGAACAACCACGGGCAGCACCCCGGCCCTGCCCGGTTTCGACGCCAGCACCACGGCCACGGGGATGAGCAGCGCAGCGGCGGGCAGCAGATCGCGGGCCTTGTCCCACACCATGCCACCCGAGCCCAGTACGAGCGCCAGCAGCAGCGCGGCGTGCAGCCACACCGGCCACGGCAGACGCCGCCACGCCCAGGCGAGCAACCCCACGGCGGCCACGACGACCGCCGCGGTGACCAGGGGGAACACCTCCCGGCCGGTGAGGGAACCGAGCAGGAACCGGGCGGTGGACACTCCCCCGTCCCAGCCGGTGTCCCAACCCTGGCGCTGGATCTGGGACCAGCCCCACACCGACCCCACCTGCCGCGCCACCCACAGCAGGTACCCGTACGCCCCGGTGGGTGCCGCGAACAGCGCCACAACCGGCCACCAGCGCGGTCCCTGACCGTCGCGGATGGCCACCAGGGCGCCGATCATCACCACCACCGCCGCGGGCAGCCCCACCGGCGCCGAGGCCCCGGCGAGCACCGCACCCAGCGCAGCCAGCACCCACCGCCGCTGCAGCACCCCCACCAGTGCCCACACGGTCCCGGCGATCACCAGCCCAGCGGGGTAGGTCATCGCCAGGACGATGCTCATGGGCGCGGCAGCCACCAGCACCACAGCCAGCAACTCGGCCCGCCGGGAGCCGGTGACACGCCGGGCGAGCGCGGCGACACCGCACGCGGCCACCATCCCCGCGGCCAGGGACACGGCGACACCGGCCACCACCCAGTGCCACCCGACCAGCGGCGCCACGGCCCGCACCAGCAGCGGGTAGGCGGGGAAGAACGCCATCGGCGCCCACCAGGACGCCGGCCCGTGAGCGTCGGCCAGGCCGGCGGGTGCCGCGTAGCCGTGCCGGGCGATCTGCAGATACCAGTCCCCGTCCCATGCGTGCAGGTTCAGCGTGTGCCCCTGCACGGCGGCCATGGCTGCGGCGACCGCCACGACAAGCGCCTGGGTGAGCACATACAGGCCAGCAGGGGCTGCGACACGGGCTGCCAGCACGCGGGCACGGCTGCCCACCACGACGACGGGTGGCACTGTGACAGGTCCAGCGGGGGCGATCGTCGCCATGGCGTGCCCTTCGGAAGGTCAACAGCAGGGGATGACCAGCAGGACACGGCTCTGATCACCAGGGATATCGCCAGCGGCGGTGATCTTGTTTCGCATCTCTCCCCATCTCTGAGACATCTCTGGATGCAGAGAGGGAGGCATGCGTGAATGGCGAGCGCTGCACCGCCCGCAAGACCAACGGAGACCCGTGCAGAGGCTGGAGAGTTGACGGGTCCGACAAGTGCAACCGGCACCTGTTCAATCCCACCGCCAGGGCCAAGGCAGCGGTGCGGGGCGAGGTCATGCGCTGGGGCCTCGGTGACACCACCACGGACCCCGGGGAGACCCTGCTCCGGTTGGTCAGCCAGGCCGCTACCCGCGCACAGCGGTACGCCGACGAGCTCGAGCAACTGGTGGCCGACTCCCCCAACCTGCGGGCCGCTCTGGTCGCCCAGTCCTATGGGGAGTTCGGGCCCACCGGGGAGTACGTGCGCGGCCTCGCCCAGTTGGAAGCGGCCGAGCGGGACCGGTGCGCCGGGTTCTGCGCCAAGGCCATCGCGGCAGGACTAGCGGAGCGGCAGGTCCACCTCGCCGAGAAGCAGGGAGCGCTGATCGCCGAGGTGCTGCGCGCCGTGCTGAACGACCCCGAGCTCGGGCTGACAGAGCAGCAGCGGAGGGCGATGCCTCATGTCGCTCGACGCCATTTGTCTCTCGCAAGCTGACCGGGCGGCGTGGGGATCCGCGCTCGACGAACTCGAACAGGACCAGCAGTCCGCGGCCCACCTCACCGACCCGTCGCTGTGGGTCGTTGATCGTCTCGACGAGCACGTGTGGTCCAAGCAGGACCAGATCATGCGCGCCGTGGTGGAGCACCGCCGCACCGCGGTCCGCTCCTGCCACTCGGCCGGCAAGTCGCATCTGGCGTCGCGGATCGTGGCGTGGTGGCTCAGTGTCCACGCGCCCGGTGAGGCGTTCGTGGTCACCACGGCACCCACCTACGCGCAGGTCCGGGCCATTCTGTGGCGCTACATCCGGCAGGCCCACCGCAAGGGCAACCTGCCGGGGCGCGTGAACCAAACCGAATGGCACCTCGGCGAGGATCTCGTCGCGTTCGGCCGCAAACCCGCCGACCACGACGAGGCGGCCTTCCAGGGCATCCACGCCCGGTGGGTGCTGGTGGTGCTGGACGAGGCATCCGGCATCCCCGAGCAGTTGTGGGTCGCTGCGGATGCGCTGACCACCAACCCGGACTGTCGGATCCTCGCGATCGGCAACCCGGACAACTCGGCGTCGCACTTCGCCCGGGTGTGCAACCCGGGCAGCTTGTGGCACGTCATCGGTGTCTCGGCGTTCGACACCCCGAACTTCACCGACGAGCAGGTCCCCGACGAGCTGCGCCAGCTGCTGATCAGCCGGTCGTGGGCGGAGGAGAAGCTCCTCGAGTGGGGCGAAGACAACCCCATCTACCGCTCCAAGGTTCTCGGCGAGTTCTCTGTCGACGACCCCGGCCGGGTAATCCGGGGGTCCGACCTCGCCGCGTGCCGCATCGCCCCGCACGACCCTCGGGCCGCCGGCGAACTGACCCCGGTCGAGTTGGGTGTCGATGTGGGTGGCGGCGGGGACGAGACCGTGGTCCGGGAGCGCCGCGGCGTGGTGGCGGGCCGGGAGTGGCGGGAGTTCTCCGACCAGCCGTCCACGATCGCCCCGCTGATCCTGCGGGCCATCCGCGAAACCGGCGCCGCTGCGGTGAAGGTCGACGAGATCGGTGTCGGCCGCGGCGTGATCGGCGAGTTGCAGAACATGGCGGCCGCGGACCGGCATCAGGCCCGGATCGTCCCGGTGAACGTGTCGACAGCGGCCCGCCGGGTGGACCAGTTCGAGAACGTGCGGGCCGAGATCTGGTGGGAGATCGGCCGGCTGCTCTCGCAGGACCGGCAGTGGGACCTGTCGGGGATGGACAACGCGGACACCACGGTGGCCCAGTTGTTGGAGCCGCGCTGGGAGGTCGGGCCGAAGGGCCGGATCCGGATCGAGAAGAAAGACGAGATCCGGAAGCGTCTCGGCCGGTCCCCGGACAACGCGGACGCCCTGCTGCTGGCGTTCTACACCCCGAAGGGCTCGGCGACGGGCTTCCTCGATCAACTGGTCAGCAGTGACCAGCAGCAAGACAACAGTGCTTCACTGACTCTCGGGAGATAACTCATGGCTCGACACTCTGCGACCAGCACCCCCCGGTTCCCTTCGGTTCGTCGTTCCGCTGCGGTGTGCGCCGCGGTGGTCCCCGCCGGGTTCCTCGTACTCGGTGGCGTGGCGGCGGCGGGCACGGACGTCCCGGTGTGTCACGACAACGTGGTGTGCGCACCGGTCAACGCCGGACCGGTGAACGTGCACGACCTGCTGGTGCCGGTCAACATCCCGGTGACCATTCACGACGTGCTTGGCGGCTAGCGGAACAGCGGGTGCGGGCGATCGTTTTCGCTACGTGCGGCGGGGGTGTGCGGTGGCCGCTTTGCTGTGGGTGCTGTGGCCTCTCGGTGGTCTGCACGACGGGTGGGTGCAGACCTACCCGAACATCCTCGCCTCGGTGCTGTGCGGGATCGCGCTGTGGCTGTGGGGACGCCGCCACCTGCGGCGTCTCCATCTACGCCACCGGGAGTTGCTGGACACGCACCGACGCATCCTGGAGGCCGTGGAGGGGCGCGCCCCGTGACTGACTGTGCGCGATGCGGGGACTGTTGCGACCCAGTGATCATCACTTTCGATCCGAAGGAACGCGCTGCCGCGAGGATCGCTGAGGACGGCGACAAGATGCCGGACTGGGCGCGTCACCAGTACCAGTTCTTCCTGGACAACTGGACAAGCACGAGCACCTTCACCGCCGCCGACGGCGACACCGTGCACCGGGTGCGCTGCGACCAGTTCAACCCGGACACCCGCCAGTGCGAGGCGCATGACGACAGGCCGCGGGTGTGCTCGGAGTTCCCCTGGTATGGCCGCTCCCCGCACGACCCGGACAGTCGCGGCATCGCGGACTCCCTGTCCCCACGCTGCTCCTACCACGCCGACGTGCGCACCATGCTTCCGATCGTCGAGGTTCGCTCATGACCACCGCAGATCCCGAGCACGAGTGCGCCCCGCCCGATCCTGGTGACGGCCTGACAGTCACCTTCTACACCTGCGGGTGCGGCCAGACGTGGCTGTTGCACCGCGATGGTGACAACCCGGGCGAGTGGCAGATGGTCAACCAGGACTGACCCCGGGGGTGTCGCAGTGTCGAAGCGCCGCCACCGGAATCTGACGAAGGCCGCGGCGCGCCCTGTCGCACCCGCTGCCACGTTCACCGCCGAGCAGGTGCAGGCACTGCTGCAGTCCCAGAACAAGACGGGCCAGCTGGCGACGATGCTGCCCCGCACCGACCCGCAGGTGCCGTTCGGGCCTGGCCTACCCCTGCAGCCCTCCCTGATCGACCCGCCGCGCGATGACGGATCTGGGCGCAGCGAACCCCGCATCTACGAGTACCCGGTCACGATCAACCTCCCGGGTGTCTCCGACCGGCACGTGCCGTGGAAGGTGCTCCGGGATGCTGCCGAAATCCCGATCGTCAGGGATTGCATCCGCATCCGGAAAAGCAAGCTCGCGGCCCGCGAATGGGACATTGTCATCACCAAGCGGGCGTTGCAGACCTACAAGCAGCAGGACCCCGACACGTCGTCGGTGCAGATCAAGAAGGATCTGCGGGACAAGCTGAACCCGGAGATCGCGCGGCTCATCGAGTTCTGGCAGCAACCCGACCCGCAGCAAGGTGAGGACTTCGCCGCGTGGGCCACGAAGGGGCTCGAAGAGCACCATGTGCTGGACGCCCTGGCGATCTACCCGTACCGCAACCGCGGCGGGCAGCAGATGGGGTTCCGCATCCTCGACGGATCCACGGTAAAGCCGTTGTTGGATCATCTCGGTGGCCGCCCCATGCCTCCGCAGCCCGCCTACCAGCAGGTGTTGTGGGGGTTCCCGCGGGGGGAGTTCGTCGCGGACTGCGACACCGACGGGAAGGTGCTCAACGGGTACACCGCGGACCGCCTGATTTACCGGCGCCGTGAGCTTCGCACCTTCTCCCCTTACGGGATGTCCGGGGTGGAGCAGGCGCTGACCGATGTGGACCTCTACTTGAGGCGCCACGAGTGGAATAGGGGCCAGTGGTCTGATGGGGTGGCCCCCGCCGGGTGGATTTTGAACGACGGCGCCGAGTCGTGGACCCCGCAGCAGTTGGCGGAGTACTCCCGCGCGTTCAACGATCTCTATTCCGGTAAGACGCTGGAGCGGATGCGGTTTCATCTGCTGCCGCCGGGGATGCACCCGCAGGAAACCGCTGATGTTGGGGAGAAGTTCAAACCCGACTACGACCTGCATTTGATCAAACTGGTGGCGATGCACCTGGACACCACCATCGCCGAGTTGGGGTTCACCGAATCCAAGGGCCTCGGTTCCTCCGGGTATCACGAGGGCCAGGAGAACGTTCAGGAACGCAAAGCGGACGCCCCCGACCAGCGGTGGCTGCAGGGCGTGCTCACCGGCATTTCCCGCACCTACCTGGGGATGCCCGACGAACTGGAGTTCCGTTTCCTCGGGTTGGACTCTGAGGATGAGGACGCGGCGGATGAGGTGCTGGACCGCCAAGTCAAGGGCGGCCGGTTGACCCTGAACGAGTCCCGGGAGGAGCAGGGCCGCGCCCCGTACTCCTTCGCCGAGGCCGACATGCCGATCGTGGAGACCGGCCGCGGGATCATCTTCCTGGAGAACTCGTCGAAGTTGGCGCCTCCGGGGGAGATGATCACCCCTGCGCAGGCCCCGCCGTCAACGGCCCCACCGGAGGGTGAGGACGCCCAGCCTGGCAGCGAGGACCCCGCGACCGGGCAGCAGCAGGGGCAGAAACCGGCGCCGAAACCGGCGGCCGGGCAGGGGCAGCCGAAACCCGCCAGTGACGGGCAGGACGCGGCGAAGGCGGAGATCGCGGCGTTCTGGAAGTGGCACAAGAACGGCCACACTGTGGGCCGCAGACCGTTCGTGTTCAAGGCTGCGACCCGCACCGACGCCATGCTCCACGAGGTGCCACTGGACCGCGTGGTGTTCAAGACTGCGGGTGGTGGTGCTCGCCCAAAAGTCCTGGACCCGAAGGACCGGGACGCGTGGCCGGCGTGGGCGAAGGACCGGGAGACCGCCAGGTTCTGGGCGGCCCGGATGCGGGAGGCTTTGAGTGGGGCACCGACCCGGATGATCGCCACCCGGTGGCTCGCCCTCCGCAAAACCACCACGGCTGATCCGCAGACCGAAGCCCGGCGCCGGGACGCCCTCGCGTGGCTGTCGGCGCTGGGGTTCAGCGTGACCCCGCAGATCCGGCGCACGTTGACCGGCCTGTACACGGACGCCTACATGCTCGGGGACCACTCCGCACAAGTCCTACTCGGTCAGATCGAGCACGACCCCGAGTGGAACGGGTGGCAACCCGGGGACACCGCGGCCACCACGGAGCGGATCGCCGAGGCGGACCTGTCCCCCGGGTTGCAGCGCATGCTCGCCCAGGCCGACCGGATCGCCACCGGCATCAACCACACCCGGGCGCGGGACGTGGCCGAGGTGCTCGCGGATGCGGTGGATGAGCAGCCCACCGTGGACGAACTGGACGCCGACCTGGCCGAGGTCCTAGAGGACGCCGACGCGGCGGAGATGATCGCCGAAACCGAGGTGGCCCGAGGGATCGCTCAGGCCGCCACGGACCGGTACACCATCGCGCCGGGGATCACCCGTTACCTGTGGGCCACGGGCTCGGGGAACGTGTGTGTCCGCTGCCAAGCCAACGAAGACGCGGGGCCGATCCTGATCGGCCAGTCCTTCCCGAACGGCGGGGCTCCTCCCCTCCATCCGAGGTGCGCCTGCGCGCTCCTGCCAGATTTGTCCGGATTGATCCTCTGAGAAGAGATTTTCCCCTTGTGCCTGGCCGGATGGCCGTAAGGAGCACGCCTGATGGCTGACACGCTGACCTATGTCTACGCGGCCGACATCACCAAGTCGGAGCGGGACGACAACGGCGACCTGCTGGTGTACGGCAAGGCCACCGGATCCGATCTGGACATGGACGGGCAGCGTTGCGACCCGGAGTGGCTCAAGACGGCCATGCCCGCCTGGTTCGAGTGGGGCAACATCCGCGAGATGCACCAGCCTGTGTGCGCTGGTGTCGGTGTCGAGCTGACCAATGACGGCGACGACTGGTACATCAAGTCGAAGGTCGTCGACCCGGGCACCGCGAAGAAGATCGAGGCGGGCGCGCTCAAGGGCTACTCGATCGGCGTCAAGACGCCGGTGATCCGCAAGCGGGATGGTCAGGAGTGGATCGCGGGCGGCTCAATCTGCGAAACCTCCTACGTTGACCGGCCGTGCCTGCCGACGGCCAAGATGATGATCTGCAAGGCGGCGGGTGTCGATGCCCCGTTTGAGCCAGTGGAAGCCGAGGATGCAGCCGTAATGCCAGTGCCCACCCCGGCCGATCTGGCGAAGTCGCTGAGCAAGACCAGCGCGCTGACGGACGAGGCCACCGGGGCACCCGCCGAGCAGGTCACGGAGGAGGGCGAGCTGGAGCGGCAGCCCGCGGCCGAGGACACCGGCGGCGACGCGCAGCGGGTCACCGTCGAGGTGAAGGGCGCCGGGTTCGACTCCGATGAGATCGTGAAGCGCATCGTCGCCGAACTCGGGAAGCGGCAGTTCACCCAGTCCGAGCGGGATGACGCCGCCGACAAGGACCAAGCGCTCCCAGACGGGTCGTTCCCGATCAAGTCGGTGGCCGACTTGAAGAACGCTATTCAGGCGATCGGCCGGGCGAAGGACCCCGCGAAAGCGAAGGCCCACATCAAGGCCCGCGCGAAGGCGCTCGGTAAGGAGAACCTGGTCCCCGACGGGTGGAAGGGCGCCGACCCGGATCTGACCAAGGTCGACGGGGAGCAGACCCACGACCCGGCGGAGATCGCCGCTGTCCGCGACGGGCTGATCAGCCTCATCAAGGCCGAACTGGACGAACTGTCCGAGGGCGACCCGGAGTTGTGCGACGTCGGGGAACTGCTGTGCTCGCTGAAGTACTTGATGTGCTGGTGGGAGGGCGAAGCCGCCGCCGGTGAGACCGACGCGCCGTACGAGCGCCCAACCGAGGAGACCGTGCTGATGGCCGCCCAGCCCACCACCGTGAAGACCGAGACCTCCGAGCCCGAGAAGCCGGGCCCGACCGATGATGATGCGCACCTCACCGAGCTGGTGAAGAGCGCTGTCGCTGACGCGTTGAAGACCTCCGAGGAGCGCATGAAGGCGCTGGAGGCCGATCTCGCGAAGGCTTTGGCGCTGCCGGAACCGGGAGGACCGGTGCTCACACGCACCGCAACCCAGGAAGCGCAGGCCCGCAACACCGACGCCACGCGGATGGAATCCGAGGCCAACGACCTGCTGCGGAAGGCAGCGGCGGCCACGGACACCTATCTCGCGCAGGGCTACCGGGAGCGGGCGCGGCAACTGCTGGAGAAGGCAGCCGCGTAGCGCGTTTCCCTGCCCGTTTCCCCCCTTCACCCCGCCGGTGTGCGGGGTTTTCTTGTGAAAGGAGCCGTTTCGTGGCTCTCCCCGCTAACGTCGAACTGCTGTTCGGCGAGCGCCCTGAGGCGCCGAAACTCCCCGCCGCCGAGGTGTCGGCACGGTTCGATGAACTCACCAAGGCCATCGACGTCGCCCCCCAGCGGGAGGTGTCCCGGGAGGACGTCGCCGGGTTCGCCAAGGGCCAGCGCATCGAGTTCGGCCGCGCCCAGGCGCCCACCTCGGCGTACGATGCGCTGTCCAAGTCTCTGACCCCGGACATTCGCAAGGGCCTCTCCGAGGATGACCTCGCGTCGGTGTCGGCAGCCCTCGAGCAGTTGAAGGCCGCGACCCCGAGCCTGACGAAGGACATCAACCTCACCAACCCGATTTCGACCGGTTTGGTCGCTTTCGACCTTGAGGCTCCTGCGAAAATGCTTTTTCCGCGGCCGACGCCGCTGCGGAACCGTATCCCCCGTACTCGCGGGTACGGCACCAGCCACAAGTTCAAGGTGATCTCCGGTATCACCGGCTCGGGCACCGGCGGTGTGGGGAACCTTCACCCCGGCATCGTGGACAGCACGCAGACGAACTTCGCGGTTTCCGGTGCCAGTAACTCGCTGTACTACCACCGGGGCCCGAAGATCAGCTACGCCGGGTACGACGTCACCGTGCCCTACGTGCAGAACGGCGTCTCGGATGAGGTGACCTGGTCCGCGCAGTTCGCCGGCCAGGGCTACCAGGACATTCGGTCGCTGTCCCGCACCAGCCTGCTGTACTCCAGCATGCTGATGGAGGAGCGGCTGCTGCTCATGAACCGCGGCACCACTTCCGGGTTCTCCGGGGCCATGGCCGCCCCTACCGGTGTGACCCTCACCGACCGGGCACCGGCCGCCGGGGAGACTGCGCTGTCCGGGGTGACCACCAACATCTACGTCAAGGTCACCTCTGATGCGGGGGCGTTCGGCGAGTCCGTGGCCACCGCCGCCGCGACCGTGGCCGTCACCTCCGGGCACGTCGTGGACCTGGCCTTCACCGACGCCGCGCAGGCACTGGGCTACAACTATTACGTGTCCACCGGCGCGTCGGATCCGGGGGACGCGTCCCGCTGGTTCTGGCAGCGCGTCTCTGGCCTCCCGACCGGAGGGAAGATCGTCCTGCAGGGCGCGCTCCCCACCGGCGGGAAGACGGTGCCCACCTCGGACACCTCCGCCTACCCGGCGGCCTATGACGGCATCCTGCCGATCGTGATGGGCGCCAACTCCGGGTACAACAAGAAGATCAACGCCGCGTTCGCGACCGGTGGAAGCGCCGGAACCGAACTGCAGTCCGGTTTCTCCAGCCTCTACGACTCGGTGAAGGCCGACCCGGACAGGGCGTTGTTCAACGGCGCCGACCGCAAGCAGCTCTCCGAGGCGCTGAAGACCGGGAACTCCACCAACTACCAACTGAAGATCACGCAGGACGAAATCTCCGGTGTGACCCTCGGTGACGTGGCGGTGGCGGTCCTCAACGAGGTGACGGGTAAGCGCGTCGAGTTCGAGGTGCACCCGTGGCTGCCGCAGGGGGTCGTGCCGATCCTCTCGGACACGCTGCCTCTGCCGGATTCGCAGGTCAGCAACGTGTGGTCCGTGGTGAACGTGCAGGACTACATGGGTGTGGACTGGCCGGTGCTGCAGTTCACCTACGACACCTCGTCGTACTGGTTCGGGACGTTCATCTGCTACGCCCCGCAGTGGAACGGGTGTCTCAGCGGGATCACGAAGGCCTGACCAGTGCGGCTGGCCATGCCTGACGGTGCGGTGACGGGCGTCCAGGTCGAGGGCGCCCGCACCGGCCGCACCACCAACTATCAGGGCCGCATCGTCGAGGTCACCAATCCGCAGCATGAGAAGGCCCTCCGGGATCTGGGGGCGTTCCCGGTCAACCTGGGTGGCCAGCCAGCCGGGGGCTACCGGTGCGGGTCCTGCGGTTTCGTCGCCTACTTCACGACCTGCGGGCGCTGCGGCGCCTCATGCCACCGAGAGGAACCCCACGATGCCTGCCGCGCAGAAGCCGACCGAGCCTGAGCACCAGGCGCCGGTGGCGAAGCCCGCGACCAAACCCGCCGCGAAACCGGTTGCGGCGAAGGACCCCAACAGCCCGGACAACGCGATCTACCCGGTGAAGGACAACCCGTCAGCATCGAAGCCCCCGCTGTGCCCGGAGGACTTCCCCGGTGGCTGGCCCGCTGATGCCGGGCATGTCGTGGGCTGCACCCACGGCATGTGGATCCGCGAACTACCGGAGGAGGCCACCTGATGGCGGTGATCGTCCGGACCGCCGACGGGGACGACACGTACCCCACTGCGACGGACTGGGTGGTGGACGCGCACCACCAGTGCCTCACCGTGCTGGACACCGACGGGCAGGACGCGGAGGTGGCGGTCTACCCGGCGGCCGGGTGGCTGCGGGTGTGCCATGGCACGGCACCCGGCTCGCCGTAGCCCCTCCTCGAGGCGGGGGAAACCGCACCCGCATCGCGGGTCACACGCGCCGCGCCGCCCGTATCACCAGTCCGCAGCAGCCCGCGCCGCGCGGGTTGGGCGCCGGCACCCGCACCGCGGGCACGCCATGTCCGCTCAGGCCCGTGCCCGCATATCGGCGGCGCTGAAGGGCCGGTCGCATCCGCATCGTGGGCATGCGGTGAGCAGCGCGACCCGCGCCAAGATCAGCGCGGCGCTGCGCGGTAAGCACCATCCCCACCGGGGGCATTTGATGAGCGCGTCGGCGAGGGCCAAGCTCAGCGCCTCCCTCAAGGGAAAAAAGCACCCACACAAGGGGCATGCCGTGTCGTCGGCGACGAGGCAGAAGCTGTCCGCGGCGCTGAAGGGCCGGAAGAGGAAGTGACCGAGGGGGCGCCGTGCTGACCGTCCCCTACTGCACCACCGGCGAGTTCATCGAATACCCCACGCTGCTGGATGTTCTTGGGCTCCGAAGCGGTGACCTGCAGCCTGCTGATCAGACCGCCATCCTGCACAAGCTGCTGATGATGTCTACGCGGTGGGTAGACAGCTATGTGGAGATGGGCGCCGAGGGCACCCTGACCGCGCATCAACGGACGGAGAACAAGCGGATCCGACCGGACCGGCACGGCCGGATCCTGTGGCATCCGGACCACATCCCTGTCGTGTCGGTGAGCAGCCTGCAGTACGGGCCGACCCTCGGGAGTCTCACGACCTACAACTCCCCTGCGGCGTTCATCGAGGACGGTCGAACGATCGTGCTGGACTTGTCGGCGGCCACCACCTCATGGTCAGGGTCGCTGCAGTTCGGTGGCCCGCCACCGGGGCGGGACTCGTACGCAACTCTCGCCTACATCGCCGGGTACCCGAACACGCTGCTGACCAGCGATGTGATCGCGGGTGCCACGTCCCTGCCTGTTGGTGACACCACCGGCGTCCAGCCCGGGGATGCGCTGCGGATCTTCGATCCCGGCCTGGACGAGCCGGTCACCGTGGCCAGCACATGGGCACCCGCCACCGGCCCGGGGTCTCTGCCGCTCACGGCTGGCCTGGCCGGCGCGCACACCACGACCACCCCGACCCGGGTCAGCGTCATGCCGCACGACGTTTTCGAGGCCTCTGCGCTGTACACGATCGCGCTGCTCATGCGCCCCGACTCGTCGGCCGAGGATGCGTTCCCGGATATGCGGGGTGGCATCTCCACGCGGCTGGCTGATAGTCGCAAGGACGGCTCCGGGTTGATATTTGAGGCCGAGCACCTCCTCGAGCCGTACCGGCGAGTTTTCTGATGACCGCCGCCACCGTCGCCGACACCCTGTGCACCTATTTTTCCGGGGAATACGACCCGCAGACCCGCACTTACCGGACCCCGCAGTTGTCCGTGCCCGGCCTGGCGATGGGCGTGGTCCGCCGTGGCCGCCCGAAACGGTTCGACAACGCCGACTTCTATCTGGGCCAGGTGGGCGCCCCGACGGGCTGCATGATGTACGTCCTGCTCAACCCTGGTGACGAGATCCGGGAGGCGTACGGCGGGTCCCTGTACGGGCTGAAACGGGTCCGCCACGACGTGACCATGGATGTGCTGATCCGCTCCGAGTCGGCTTATGCGGAGGACGTGCAGGACGCCGAGTACGCGCTGCGGGACGCCATCATGGCCCGCATCCACGCCGACCGAACCTGCGGTTCGGGGGGGATCGAGGCGGGCGGTTTCCAGGTCGGCGAGGGCGGCACCCCCGGTATCCGCTGGGTGGTGGGTGACCCGGTGAGCCACGCCGAGAAAACCGAGGCGCTACTGCGCTGCACTTTTGCTGCTGATGAATACCTGATCGCATAGGAGCCCCGCTCAATGGCTGATCCCAAGGCCCCGTCCTCGGCGGGGCCATCGAAGCCTGCCCCGGAACCGTTCGTCGAGCAGCAGTGCGCCGAGTTCACGTTCACCGGCGGGTACGCCGCTATCTACCTGCCCCCGGACCGCGTGTCCCGCTGGGTACAGCCCGGCGACGTCGTCGACTGGGGCGCCGATGGCCCACCGGATCAGCACTGGGCACCGGCCCAGCCCGCCGGCACCACCACGAAGGAGGGCTGAGCCATGGCGCAGACCGCCACCTACAGCTCGATGCGGCAGTTCGCGGGGATCGCCCTCGAGGCGACCCCCGGGACTCCGCTGGCGATGACCAACACGCTGCTGCCCCAGAAAATCACCTGGGAAGACAAACCTAAGTGGCTGGACGACAAGGGCATGCGCGGCTGGATGACCAGCATCTATGGTCGCCAGCAAGGTCCGATCGTCAACGAGTTCAGCCTCGACGGACCCGTGTTCGGCGACACGTTGCCGTTCATCCTGGCGAACCTGTTCGGGGACTGCGTGCCGACGGGGACGACGGGCAGCCCCACGACCACGCTGTCCGCGTCGACCACCGCAGGGGCCACGTCGATCACCACGGCGGTGTCGATCACCGCTGGGACGACCATCCTGATCGACACCGGCAACCTCGCCGAGGTGCGCAAGACGGGCACCCCGTCCGGCGCCGGCCCGTACACGATCCCGCTTGCGGCGGGTGCGGCGCCGCTGGCCTATCCGCACGCCTCGGCGGTGGCGGTGATCGGGGTGGTGGCCCCGTTCACGCACGCGTTCTCCCTGCTCAACTCTGGTGCGACGGGCGCCTACCAGCAGGGCCAGCCCCCGACGCACACCGTCACGCACTACTCGGGGGTGACCCCGACGGTGGGTGCGCGGGTGTTCGCGGGCTCCTGCTGCTCGGACCTCGAACTCACGTTCAACGCCGAGACCGAACTGCTCATGATGACCTCCAAGTGGACGTCCTGGCCGTCGGCTGCGGCGGGGGCGCTGCCGGTGTCGGCCCCGTCGGCGGTGCTGCCCATCGCGTCGTGGCGGGGTGTGATCGGTCTCGGTGGTCCGGCGACGGGCGGAACCCTGGTGAAGGCCGTCCCGAGCGGGAAGATCAGCTTCAAGCGGAAGCTGGAACCGGACTTCACGGTGTCGGGTGTGCAGACCCCGTACATCATCCAGCGCGGCGAGCTTGACATCTCCGGGGAGTTGGAGGTCATCGCCGCCGACGAGTCCGGCCTGAACTACATGTTGCAGAACACGCAGCCCCAGTTCCAGTTCCTCTTGGACAACGGGCAGGCCGGGGCCGCGGACGTCAAGGTGCAGGTGGACTGCCAGCAGGCCGCGTTCGCCGCCGCCACCATGGACGTCAGCAAGGCGAACATCCGCTACAAGCTCACCTTCGACGCCCTCGCCAACGTGACCAATGCCGGCGGCTCGGGTGGCGGCAGTCCCGGCAAGGTGACTATCACCAACGCCCTCGGCTCCAACACCTACCTGTGATCGGAGGGCTGCATGCGCGTTGACCTGCCCACAGACGGGGCGTGGGTGGAACTACGGGACCCGGAGACCATCATCGCCGGGGACCAGGAAGACCTGATGCGGCAGATGCCGAAACCGGACGAGGGGCGCCCGTTCGACTTCGCGTACGACCTCACCACCGGGCTGAAGCTCCTGATGATCAAGGACTGGTACGTGCCGTACCTCAGCGACCCGCATGCGCTGCCGGTGGCCAACCCGAAGCTACTGCGCGAGCTGCGGCTGCCGGATAACCACAAGCTCGAGGAAGCCCTCGCGCCCGCCCGGGCACTGCTGTTCCCCACCCCGGCCGAGCCGTCGGATAAGCAGCTCGAGGACCCGGGGTCCCCTACCACGCCCGCGAACGCATAGCGGCGCGTTTCGCGGGCCTCGCCCCCCGGAAGCCCCCAGCTCCGGGTGAGCCGGAGTTGTGGGAGCGGGTGATGGCGCTGGAGTGGTGGCTGCACGAGTACGGCAAAACCCCGGCGGAGGTGGCGGCGATGCCCGCCTGGTTCGTGGCCCGGGCGCCGCACATCGCTGCACTGCGCCACGAGGAGGAGCAGCGCCGTATCGACAGCAAGTAAGAGGGGGAAGCGGCATGCCGATGCAGGGCGGGGCGGAGTTCAACGCCGCGCTCGCCGGGCGGATCGCGGCGGCTCGGGCGGTGACCGATCTGGCGGTGAAGGCGGCGGCGGAGCAGGTCGCTCGGGACACTGTGGACAAGCTGATGCTCAAGGAACACGCCCGGCGCACCCCCACCCCGTCCTCCCCGGGTGAGCCCCCGGCGATGATCACGGGCGCGTTGAAGTCCTCTGTCACGGTCACCCCGGTGACGCATGTGGGCCTGGACCGGTTCGAGGCCAAGGTTGGGCCCACCAAGGTCTACGCCCGCATCCAAGAACTCGGGGGCACGGCGGGGCGCGGGGCGAGGCTTCCCGCCCGGCCGTATTTGAAACCGGCATTCCAGGAGGCCCGGCACAAGGTGGGGGCCATCTTCCGGGCCATGTGGGCAACCATCCGCTGACCCGTTCTGTCACGGCAACAAACCCCGGGGGGTGAGCCGTGGCCGACGATTTTTTGCCTCCGCTCATCGCGATCTTGGGTGCTGATGTAGCCGGTTACACCGCTGGGCTGACCGAGGCCGAAGCCCGGATGACGGCGTTTGTGGAGTCCCAGACCGCGGCCATGGCCGAACTGGACGCCCGCATGGCCTCCATGGGCGCCGGTGCTGATCTGGGCGCGGCGGCGGGCGGCGCGGCGATCGACACGGGCGCAACCACCGCTGCCGCCACGGAGATGCAGGCCGAGAACGACCGCATCAAAGCCTCTTTCGCGGAAGTGGCGGCGTCGGCGCAGGCCATGTCCGTTGAGGTCGAAGCCTCCTACGGGGCGATGGCGGCGCGCACCGCCGAACTGTCGACGGCGATGGCCGCCGCGGGGGACAAGGCGGCGGTGTCCAACAAGGCGCTCGGTGAGGCTTGGACTGGTAGCAGCGCCAAAGCCGACGGCTTCCTGGGCAAGCTGGGCATGTCCAAGGCGGCGCTCATCGGGGTCGCTGCCGCGGGTATCGGCGCCGCGGTGGAGACCGTGAAGATGGCCGGGGATTTCAACATGGCCACCGAGCGGCTGGTCACGTCCGCAGGGGAATCCCAGCAGCAGATCGGGATGGTCCGCGACGGCATCCTGTCGATGGCCGGGGCCGTCGGGTATTCCACCACCGAACTCGCGCAGGCCATGTACACGGTGGAGTCCGGAGGTCAGCACGGCGCCGCCGGGTTGAAGGTGCTGCAGGCCGCCGCGGAAGGCGCCAAAACCGAGAACGCGGACCTGGTGACGGTGGCCGACGCGGTGACCTCGGTGCTGCAGGACTACCACCTGAAGGCGTCCGACTCGGCGGACGTCACCTCGAAACTGGTGGCCGCCACCTCGCAAGGCAAAACCACGTTCGAGCAGCTGGCGGCGTCCATGTCGGCGGTACTGCCGGTGGCCTCCGCGAACCACGTCAGCCTCAACGACATCCTCGGCGACCTCGCCAGCATGACGGTGCACGGCATGAGCGCGCAGCAGGTCACACAGAACCTGTCCGACACCATCCGGCACATGGCGGCGCCCACCCAGGCGCAGTCCAAAGAACTCGCGATCCTGGGGATCAACTCCCAGCAACTGTCCACGGACCTGGGCACGAAGGGCCTGTCCGGGACCATCCAGGAAGTCGCGCACGCGATCCAGAACAACATGGGGTCCAGCGCCACCCAGGTGGTGCTGAATCTGAACAACGCACTTAAGGGACTGCCCAAGTCTGTGCAGGACCTGGGCGCGAAGGTCCTCGACGGCAGCATGTCGATGAAAGACTTCACGGCTGCCGCCAAAGGCATGAACGTGATCAGCGACAAGCAAGTCACCTCGTTCGCCGCGCTCGCCGGGTCCACTCACGTCATCGGCACCACTCAAATGGACGGCGCGCACGTCATGCAGTCCTACACGGGGGCGCTGCGGGCCGCGATGGGTGACGCCACCGGGTTGAACACCGCGCTGATGCTCACCGGGGAGAACACCCAGACCACCAGCAACGCGATCAACGTGGTGTCGGGCGCCACCGCCGAAGCCGGCGGCCACGTCAAGGGCTGGGCGGAAATCCAGGCCCAGTTCAACACGAAACTCACCGAGGCCAAGGACGGGCTCGGGGCGCTGGCCACCAGCATTGGGGAGAAACTGCTGCCGGTGGTGACCCCGCTGATCGGGGCGCTGGCCACAGCCGCGCAGTGGCTCGCGCAGCACAAAACCGCCGCGACCATCCTGGCCACCGTCATCGGCTCCGTGGTGGTCGCCGCCATGGTGGCGCTCACCGTCGCGTTCTGGGGCTGGGCCGCGTCCATGTTCGCCGCCGCCACCGCCGCTACCGTCCTGGACATCGCACTCGCCCCGTTCATCGCGATCGTCGCCGCCGTGGTCGCCGGGATCGCGCTGCTCGCGTTCGCCGCCTACGAGCTGATCACCCACTGGGGTGCGGTGAAAAGTTTCTTCACCGGCCTGTGGGACGACGTCAAGGGCGCGTTCGACGCCGGGGTGCGGGCCGTGAAAACCGCCTGGGACGACCTTGTGGGCGGCTTCACGAACCCGCAGGCCGCCATCGGCAAGTCCGTCAGCGCGTTCGAACACTTTTTTCTGTCCATCGGCGAATGGGCACGCCGAGCCGTCGACGACGTCAGGCACTTCTTCTCCAGCATCGGGAACGCGATCGTCACCCCGTTCCGGGTGGCGTTCGACGCGGCCAAAGCGCTGTTCTCCATGTCACCGGCACAACTCGGCGAAGCCCTGGGCCGCGGGCTGGGGGAGCTGACCCGGGCGCTGTACGACTTCGGTGTCAGGGCCATCCGGGGCCTGATAGACGGGGTGACCTCCGGATACACGGCAGTCACCACCTGGTTCCACAACCTGCCGGGAATGATCGAGCGGTTCTTCGTCGGCATCGACGTCTGGCTGCTCACCGACGGCCGCCGCATGCTCGACGGCTTCCTGCACGGCATCGTCACCGGATTCCAGGCCACCATGTCGTGGTTCGCGGCGCTGCACGGCCGGTTCCTGCAGTTCACCGTCAACGCCGGCACGTGGCTGCTGCACGCCGGTCAGGACCTGCTCACCGGCCTGTGGCACGGCATCGTCGCCGGTTTCAACGCCACTATCGCGTTCTTCGTCGCATTACCGGGAGAGATCGGGAGGTTCTTTGCTGCCGCCCCGTCGTGGCTGTACCAGGCCGGGTCGGACATTCTGTCCGGGCTGTGGAACGGGTTCACCGGGTTTATCGGCACCATCTACCACGGCATCGCCGACTTCATCGGCGGGTTCATCCGCGGCTTCAAACAGGGCCTCGGCATCGCCTCCCCCTCGACGGTGATGGCCGGTATCGGCGGCGACATTGTCCGGGGCTTGTGGAACGGCGTGGTCAGCCTGTGGAACGGGTTCCTCGGCTTCGTCGGCGGCCTGCCGCGCACCATCATCGGCATGTTCGCCGGGGCCGGGGAATGGCTGAAGAGCGCCGGATACAACCTGATCGTCGGGTTCTGGAACGGTGTGCAGCAACTGGCCGGGTGGGTCTACAACCAGGCCGTCAGCTGGGCGAATTCCGTGATGAACGGCATCAAGGGTGCCCTCGGCATCCACTCCCCGTCCACCGTGGCCGCACAAGCTGGCATGTTCCTGGCGCAGGGCCTGGCGCAGGGCATCGACTCCTACGCTCACCAGGCCGTGGCGGCAGCGGCGAGCATGGCCAGCCGGGTCAGCGGCGCCCTCACCGGGGCGTCCGGGTTCACCGGGTCCATCACCGGTTCCGCGCTGGCCGGGTCGACGATCACCACCTCCGGCGGTCAGGGCGGCACCCTGCAGGTGGTGGTGCAGGGCAACGTGTGGACCACCCAGGACCTGGTGAAGGAGCTGCAAACCCAGCTGCTGCGCCACGACATCCGCAACGGCAACGCGGGCATCGCCTACAGCTTCGCCTGACCGGGGGGTGAGCCGGTGACGACGCTGCCGAACCCGGCGCACCCCCTCGTCGGCATCGAGATCGACTTCACCCAAGGGCCACCCAACACGCCCGGCAGCAACCGGCGCTCCATCAACGCCCCGTACCGCAAACTGCAGGTGCAGTCCATTTCGACCGACCGGGGCCGTCAGTACGAGCTGGACCAGGCCACCGCCGGGCAGTGCACCCTGCAGGTCATCGACCCGCTCGAGCTGCTGCACCCGGACAACGGGGCCAGCCCGTTCAACACGGGTAGCAACATCGTCACCCCGTACCGGTGTATCTGGGTGTGGGCCATATGGCCCGTGCTGCCCACCTCGGGGAACATCATCAGCACCACGGTGAACGGCTCGTACGATCCGTCGTTCGAATCCGGCACCGGGAACTGGACGGTCGCCGGGGGCACCACCACCGCGGCCACCTCCACGGCGCAGCACTTCGACGGGTCGAAGAGTCTGCTCGTCACACAGTCCGCAGCCGGCGCCGGGTTCGGTGTCACCAACATTTTCCGCACCGCCCCCGCGATCACCTACACGTTCTCCTGCTACGTGTACGCCACGGGCGGCTGTTCGGTGACTGTGCAGGTCACCGATGCGCTGGGTGGAGTGCACACGGCCAGCACGAGCGTGCAGACCACCTGGACCCGCCTGTCGGTGACCTGGGACTGTGTGGACACCCTCGAAACCGTCGCGATCTTCGGGACCGGCACCAGCACACCCACCTTCTACGTGGACGCCACCGCCCTGCACTTCGGGCCCACCGCGCAGACCTTCGGCACCACCGGGCCGACATGGTCCCTGGTGTTCACGGGCTACGTGGAGCGCTGGCCCACCACCTACGACATGGCCGGAACCCGTGCGCTGCGCCCACTGCAGGCGGTCGACGCGATCGCGTTGCTGGCGATCACTGAGATCGCCCAGAGCTACCAGGCGGTTGCCCTCGCCGACAACCCCGGGGCCTATTTGCCGTTCGAGCAGCAGAAAGCCCCCAACTCGGGCACGTTCGCCGTCGGCACCCGCGCGATTTTCAACCCCATCGGGTTCCAGTCCGCCACCGGTCAGGTGCAGTGGGGTGGGGACCAGCAGCCCGACGGCAGCCCGGCCCTGGTGTTGCAGCAGAACAACTCCCAGAACCCGCCCGTCCGTGGCCACAACTCGCTGACCTACCCGATCGAGCAGCAGACCGCTTTCGACACCATGGCCTCCAACGGGTCCCTACTCAACACCGGCAGCACCGTTGAATGCTGGGCCAAGTTCTCCTCCGGCGTGGCCCTGTTCATGCAACTGCTGCAGACCACCACGGGTGGCTTCACGACTGAGCTGGGCTACGGGGCCAGCAGCACGCAGCACCACCTGGAGATGTACACCGGCGGCGGGCGGCTGGGGTTCCAGTTCCATGACGCGGTGGCCGGGTTCACCGCGTTCCTCAGCCTGACCAGCGACATTCACGACGGGTACCCCGACGGGCAGTGGCATTACTACGCCATCACCATGTGGAACAACGCGGGGGCGCCCGCGCTGGCGTTCACCTACGACACCCACGAGATCACCGTCGCCGGTCCCAGCGGGGTGCGGTACTACGGGTACACCAACCTGCACCACGAGGCCACCACGGATTTCGGGGACACCCAATCCCAGGTGTCCATCGCCCGCATGGCGGTGTACTCCACCAATATCGGCGCCACCCGAAGACAGGCCCGCTACCAGCGCGGCGTGGGCTACATCGGGGAGCAGTCCGGTGCCCGGGTGACCCGGCTGCTCGCCCAGTACTGGGGCGGGGCCACCTCGGTCGCGGCCGGGTTCATCAACCTCAGCGAGGACTTCGACTACAACACCCGGTTCGTGCTGGATGTGCTGCAGGAGATCCAGGACACCGAAAGAGGTCTGGTCTATGTCAGCCGGACCGGGGTCGTGGTGTTCGAGGACCGGTCCTCAAGGTATGCCACCCAGACCGCGACGGCCACGTTCGGGGAGAACACCGCGGGCGGTGAGGTGCCGTACGAGGATTACGGCACCGACCATGACCCCACCTACACGTTCTCCCAGGCCAACCTGACCCGGCCGGGGAACGCCAACTTCCTGCCGATGATCAACACGACCACCGCCGCGAAGTACGGGGCGCGGGTCCTGCAGCAGGACGTGAAGGTCACCAACGACGCCGACCTCACCCAGGCCGGGATCTTCTACCTGCAGCGCTACGGCACCCCGAAAACCAGGATCTCCAAGCTGGGCCTGCACCCGGCCGCCTACCCGGCCATGTGGCCCACGGTGCTCGGTTTGGAGATTTCCCAGCGGGTCACGGTGAAGCGCCGCACCGCGATCACCACGAGCGCCGACTACTACGTCGAGAAGGTCTCCCACCGCATCGACGCCCAGTCCGGCGGCTGGACCGTGGAGTTGCAGGCCAGCCCCGTGTTCGTGCCGTCCGCGTGGGTCCTCGGTGACGCCACCTACGGGGTGCTGGGTTCGACCACCACGCCGATCTACTGACCGGCTACGTCGTGAAACTCGATGGTGAGCCGTTCGCCGAGGCGCAGCCGCCGAATCCACCACATCACCGGCTCGCCCCCCGCCCACAGCCACGCCGCCATCTGACACTCCACCGCCGCCGGCTCCGACGACACGCTGGGAGTGTCCCGTTCGACCTGAGCCTCCGGGCCGAATCGTGGCCAGTCACCTGGCTGCGGGTCCTGACCTGACGGGTACGGGGTCAGATCCGGGGTGCTGGAGAAGGTGACCCGCTTAATGCCCGCCAGGGCGCGAGGATCGAACATCATCACCAGGCCGCGGTCCGGTTCCATGCCGCCGATCATCCCACTTCAACCACTGACTAGCGGGGGAGGTCAGCGCCGATGACGATGCCCACATTCACCGACGGGGTGGTGGTTCATCAGGCATCGCTGAACGCCCTGTCCACGGGCATCAACAACATCAACAGCCTGCTCACCGGGGCCGTCGCACCACGGGCTTACGTGCCCACCGCGGCGGCGTACACCAACGCCTCCCACAACGTGAACAGCGCCGCCGACACCATCATCACGTTCGACGCCGCCTTGACGAACAACGACAACATGTGGGTGGCGTCGAACAGCAACTTCACGGTCAACACGGCCGGTATTTACATCATTTACGGGCAAGTCCATTTCGCGTCGAACAACACCGGTTCCCGGGCCGTGCATCTGTTACTCAATGGCACCGCTGTCGGAAACTCAGTCGCCGCCCACAACCATCCGGGTATGACCACCGGTGACGGGGTGGCGCTCACCGCCATCAGCCCGCCCTGGTCCCTGTCTGTGGGCGCCACCATCTACATGAGCGTCTACCAGGACAGTGGCGGCCTGCTGGCCACCACGGTGACCTTCAGCGGCACCTACATGGCCGCCATCCGTCTCGGCGACTGAGCCCGCGCGGCTTCCCCCGCTTAAACCCCTGCCTTGGAGGCCGCCCCGTGCCGTTCGTTGCCCGTGTCACCGCGCACCCCGACGTCGGCGGTTTCCAGCCCACCTCGTTCCGGGAACTGCTGGGCAAGCACATCCGGCTCCCCGGGCTGGCCGAACCGTCCACCGGATGGCGGCACACCCTGGTCGACGTGTCGGTGGCCGACGACGGGTCCAGCGCCGAGCTCACGGTGCACTCCGAGCCGCACGCCGCGATAAGCCTGGACCGGAACCTGCAGATCGTCACCCCCATGCCCAACGCCCGGATCAAGGCCCACGACCGGGACGGCGGCCTGCTCGCCGAATCCTCACTGCCCGCGCCGCTGTACCCGGGGCAGCTCGTCCAGTTCTCTGACAACACCCGGTGGCGGGTCGTCGAGGAACCCACCTGGCCCCACCGCGATCCCGTGTCGGGGGCGTGCGCCGGGGCCATCGACTGGCAGCACGTGGTCCTCCAGCCCGAACCAGCGCCGTCGACGCACCCCACGGAGGCCACGGAATGATCCGCCTGCTCACGCTCGCCGGGGCGGTCCTGGCGCTGCTCGGTGTGCTCGCGGTCCCGGCGTCGGCGAACTCCACCGACGTCACAAAACTGGCCATCATCGGGGACTCGATCACCACCGGCTACAACGTGCCCCCCGGCGACGGGTACGCGGCGCTGCTCGCGGCCGACCCCGGTAGCAGCGTGCTGCCCCTGGCGCACAACGGGGCCACCGTCCGCACCTGGTTGACCCTGTATCAGGGCGACCTGGACCAGCTCACCACCTGGCAGGCCACCACCGTCATCATCGCGCTCGGCGGAAACGACTGGTACGGGGAACGCTCCCCCGCCGACTACGAAACCGACGTGACCTACCTGGTGTGGCAGATCCGCAGCCAGCTGCCCAACGCCCGGGTGATCCTCTGGCACTACTACCCGTTCGGCATCGGCCAGTCCTCCACAGCCTGCGACGTGTGGCCATGCACCCCGGCCACCTCCACGTGGGCCACCTACGCCAATGCCGCGCGGGACGCCGCGATCCGCAACTACCTGGGCTACATCGACGACAGCGCCAGCGCCCCGGACGGGCACCCCTGGTCCTACTACTGGGGTCCGGACCAGGTGCACCTGACCATCGCCGGGCACCAGCAGCTACACGACGACATCCGCGCACGCCTCCTCGCCTGCTGCTGAGAGGAGGCCACGGTGTCGGGCCCAACACTGCCCATCGACCAGGGCACACAGCGCTACATCACCGTCACCAACCTCCGCGACGCCCACAAGCAGGTGCTCAACCCCACCGGCTGGACGATCACCGCGATGGCCCGGCAGGGCAGCGTCCGCGGCCCCCTGGTCGCGACATGGCGCGACGACCCCGGCGCCGGGGAGTACCTCGCGGAGGTCGTGGACGCCGACCCGCTGATCGACCCCACCGTGCAGCCCGGCGAGAAGTGGGTCTACCTACACGTCGACCCCTCCGCCTCGAACGCGTGGACGTGGGTGACGGCCGAACTGTGGGTCAACCTCGCTGAGCCGTCCCCGGGGGTCCGCTCCGAGTCGTGGCAGGCGCACCTGCAGCTCAACCGATCCAGCATCTACACCTGACTAGGAGCCCGCGTTGACCACCATGACCACCTGCATCGGCTGCGGCGCGACCGATGACCACCCGAAGGACGCGGTGCTCCTCCCCGACGGCACGTGGGTGGACTGGCACATGGACTGCCACGCCCGCGCCGGCTGCCCCGGATGCCAACACCAGACCCGGAACAAGGGCACGGCCCGCGGCGACGAGTTCCGGACGATCCTCGAAACCCAAGACGCCAAGGAGGCGTGACGATGGCCGCTCTTGCGCAAGCCGAATCGAACCGGCTCCTCGACGCATCCCTCGGGACCGCGTCCTACACCGCACCGACCACGCCGATGAAGCTCGCGGTCATGTCCACCACGGGCACCACCACCGCGGCCGGCACGGAGTTCACGGGCGGCTCCTACGCGCGGCAGACCATCGCGTTCGGTTCCGCGTCGTCCGCAGCGGCCAGCAACTCCGGGGCCATCAGCTTCACCAACTCCCCCGCGCTGACCGCGAACAGCGTCGAAATCTACGACTCCGCGGGCACTCCGAGGCGGGCGTGGTTCGGGGCTCTGACCACCCCGAAGACACTGAACTCCGGCGACACGCTGAGCTTCGCCATCGCCGCAATTTCGGCGGCGCTCTCCTAGTTTCGGCCTGACCCGAGCGGCGCCCGGTAGCGGGGGGTAGGGCATTGGCCAGGCACAACTACTGCACCAACCCCGCCGCCGGGGCCAACAACACGGGCTGGATCTCCGCCTACTCCGGGCGGACCCTGACCCGCACCACCGTCGGCGGGTTCGCCCGCCCGCAGACGATCCGGCAGACCGGCGCGGCCACCGACACCGACACCATCAGCCCGCTGGTGGCGTGCGCGGTGGGCACCACCTACTCGGCGATCGTGCAGTTCGCCACCTCCACTGCCAGCCACATCGAGGTCACGCTCGACTTCTTCAACTCCGGTGGCGGGTTCACGCACAGCTCAACGGTGCAGACCACCAACCCGACCACAGCCGCGCAGGTCTACACGATCAGCGTGCCCGGCACGGCTGCTGTCACCGGCGACGCCACGATGGGCGTGGAGGTCTACGCCGCCACCCTGGCATCCGGCACCACCCTGGACGTCACCGCGGTCCTGATCGAAGCCACCACCACAGTCGGTGGCTACGCCGACGGGGACACCTCCGGGTGGGCGTGGGACGGGACGCAGTACAACTCGGCGTCCACGCAGAGCACCACGGCGGCCGGTGCGGCGACCCTCACCGCCGCTGCAACGCTCGCCACCGCAGGTGCGAACACTTCAGCCGCGGGGGCAACGCTCGCTGCGCACGCGGCAGTGACCGCGGGCGCCCTGGACACCGAGACCGGCGCGGCGCCGCTCGCGGCCCATGCGGTACTGACACCCAGCCCCGGGGTGACCAGTGCGGGTGCCGCCGTGCTGTCCGGTGGGGCCGCGCTCACCGTGGGCGCACTGGACACCACCACCGGCGCGGCGACGCTCACCGCGACCGCGACGCTCACCGCGACCGGGACTGGGCAAACCACCGGTGCGGTGGCACTCACCGGCGCGGCGTCCCTCACGGCCAGCGGGGTGGGGCAGGCCACTGGGGCCGTCACCCTCACCGCAGGGGCCGCCCTCGCCCCGGGTCCGAGCGTCACCGAACCGGCAGGCGCAGCCCTCGCGGGTGCCGCGACGCTCACCGCCACTGCGGGTGTCACAGAGTCGCTCACCGCGACCCTCGCCGGGTCGGCCACCCTGGCTGCCGGCGTCGACGTCACCACCAGTGGCGGCGTTACCCTGACCGCAGGGGCCACCCTCAGTGTCAGCCCGGATCCGGTCGTCACCGGCGGCGCCACCGCGCTCGCCGCTGCGGCTGCCCTCACCGTCGATGGCACCGCGACCGCCCCGGGGGCAGTAACCCTGCCGGGCGCCGCGACGCTCACTGCGGCAGGTGCAGGCACCGCCATCGGGGGGGCCACACTCGGCGCCGCAGCCGGCCTGTCCGCCGGAGCGGTCGGGACGGCCACCGCCTCGGCCGCCCTCGCTGTCACCGCAGTCCTCACTACAGGCGCGACCGGCGGCGCGGCGGCGGCGGCCAACCTGGCTGCCGCCGCGGCCCTCAGCGCCACCGGGACGGGCACCGCAACCGGGGGCGCGCCGCTCGACGCGACCGGCACGCTCACCGTCGACACCCAGGGCACCGTCTCCGGCGACGCCACACTGACCGCGACCGCGACTCTCGGCGCCACCGCGGTCGCGGGCGCCGCCGGGGCCGCCACCCTGGTGGCCACCGCAGCGATCACCACCGCAGCGGGTGTCACCGCACCGGCGGCCGGCGTGCTCGACGCCATCGCCACGCTCGCCGCAGGCGGATCCGGCGAGACCTTCGCCGGGGCTGCTCTCGCGGCGGCCGGCGCGCTGAACGTCTCCGACACGGGGACGGGCGCCGCCGGGGCCGCCGCCCTGATCGCCGTCGCGGCACTGGCCTCGGCCGGCATCAGGGTGAGTACCGGAGCGGTCCCGCTCACCGCCAGCGGCGCGCTCGGAGTCACCGGTGACGCCACCGAACCCGCAGCGGCCACGTTCGCCGCTGCCGCTGCGCTCGGCGGCACACCCGGGGTCACCGCCGTCGCTGCGGTGGTCCTCGCCGCCGCGGCGGCACTGATACCCACCAGCGGGGCCGGCGCCGTCACCTGGCCCATCACCGGGACGCTCACCGTCCTACGGGTCGCCACCGCCACCATCGGCCTGCAGACCGTGGCCACCGGCGTCATCGGTGTGCAGCGGGTCGCCACCGGCGCCGTAGGACTCACCTGAAACCCCCGGCGGCGTCCACTACCCCGACAGCGGGCGCCGTCGGGCTTCCACCCCACCGACCAGAAGAGGTGCCTGTGCACCGCGACGACCTCCTCGACTGGGAACACGAGATGCGGGACCACTGGGGTGACCAGCGGACCTACCGGATCGCTGCGAGCGACATCCGCCGGGGCGCGCTGATCTGCCTGCTGCTGGCGCTCATCCCGGTGGGGCTGCTGCTCGGATGGACGCTCTGAACAAGGTGGCCGCACCCGTCGCCCCGGTCGACATGATGCGGATCGGCCGCAACTGGCACGAGGCGTACCTGCTCCTGCTCAGCGCACTGTTCGGTGTCGCCGGACTCGTCAGCGGGCACTCGTCCCGGGCCATCGCCCAAACCCTGCCCGCCTGGGCGCAGCTCGGCTGGTACGTCGGGCTCACCGCCGGGTCCTGCCTCGGGCTCACCGGGATCAGCATGGCCTCCGCGACCCTCAACAGACGCCGGCCCGAGGTGCTGCTGAAACGCCTCCAGCGATGGCGCACCGGGCTGGTCCTGGAACGGGCCGCCATGTGGATGCTCGTCGGCCTGTGCACCGCCTACGTGATCGGCACGTTCGCGGTCACCGCGATACCTCAGATCACCACCGCGCTGGGCGCCTCCTACATCACGGCGTTCGCGTTGGCCAACTTCGCCCGGGCCGTACAGATCGGCCATCGGCTACCCCGCCTGGAGGCCGCGCTGAGGGTTCTTAAGGACAACCCTCAGGCCGCACTGTGACCACGCTGCTGCTGTACGCGTTAGCACAGGTCGCGCCGCCGGGACAGTCGTGGTGGCTGAGCCTGCCCGCGCTCATCACGGCGGTCCTCGGCGGCTTGGCCGGGGTGGCCGCGCTCATCAGCGGATTCGCCAGCCGACGGAAAACCGACGCCGAACGCATCAAGATCTACAACGATGTGGCGCTGGAGATGCTGGCACCGAGCCGAGAGTCGGTGGCGTTCCTGCACGCCGAACTGGCCGCCGCCCGAGCGGAAGGCAAAGCCCAAGCCGAGGAGATGGCGGAACGGGCCGAACAACTGGGGAAGCAGTTGGCCAGCGCCCAGGCCGAAGTCCTGGACCTGCGCTCCCAGGTCGCCGAACTCACCGCCGAACTCACCGCGCTGCGCCGTGGGGCATGACGGGAGGCCCAGCAGGTGACCGGACGCCACCACTATCAGGGCAACGGGGACGGGCAGGAACCACCCGGTCTCGACCTCGGCCGCGGGGTGACAGCCCGGTTCGTCTCCTGGCAGGGGTACGACCCGGTGGGCCTGATCGAAACCCACCACCGCCCGGACGGGGCGGCGTGCAGCGCCAGCATCCTGTTCGACCTGCCCGGCATCGCTGAGGCGTTCCCTGGGCGTGCGGTGTGGACGGTGCCGACCTTGGACCCGCTGACCCTGTCGCCGTCGCTGCGGTGCCCTCGGTGCGGGAATCACGGGTGGATCACTGATGGTCGGTGGGTGCCTGCGTAGTGGCAGCCTCGGCAACCTTGCGCCGTCGCCACTCGGCGACCTGGCATCGCTCTGTGCAGAACTTCCGTTGCGTGGCCGAGCCGGGCGGGAGGGCGTTGGTGCAGCCCTCCCGTTCGCAGATCCGGGCAGTCATCGCTTCTTGGATACTGCGGTTCTATGTGAGCGAGCGGCCCGGTTGAGGTGCTGCGGCTGGTTGGTCGGTGCGGAGGTCCATCCGCAGGAGCAGGCGACTCGCTTGCATCCCAGGCTCGCGTTCTCGGTGGTGGTCGTGTGGGTTTCGGTGGCGGTGGTCTCTGTCTTCGTCATACCAGTAGTCTAGCCTGCTATTTGTATGAGTTCAATAGCTAGAGCAGCAGTTTGTATGACTTTTAATCTGCCCGGAGCGTGCCTGCGGACGGGTGGAGGTGTCCATGCCCCTGTACGGAGCGGACTGCCACCCCGTCTTCCAGCGGGGCCTCAACATCGAGCAGGTGGCCCGCGAGGTCGATTTCCTGGCCGTCAAGGTCTCCGAGGGCATCGACAGCAGCTACCTGGCGCAAGGCTCGGCGGACTGGATCGCCCGCGCCACACGCGCCGGACTCCCGGTTCTGGGCTACCACTACCTGCGGCCCGGCAACGAAGACCAGCAGGCGTGGATCTTCGCCGAGGTGCTGCGCACCACCGGCGGAATCCCCGGCATGCTCGACGCCGAAGCCCTCACCACCGGAGCCATGGGCCACCCCGCGGGAACCCTGACCGACAGCGGCGGCATGGGGAGAACTCCCCACCTGCACGGCGGTCTCATGCCAGCCGAGCATCTCGCCGGGGCCACCTCCCCGTCGCTGACCACGGCGGGGATCCGGTACTTCCTGCAGCGCTGCGCGGCGCACGGCGCGACCGTGCCGCTGCTGTATCTCCCGCAGTGGTTCTGGCAGGCGATGGGCTCCCCCAGCCTCGCCGGGCTTCCCCCGCTGTGGGCGTCGTCCTATCCGGGCAGTTCGGCCGGCACGCCCGCGCAGCTGTACGCCAACGTCACCCCGCGCAGATGGAACGGCTACGGCGGACTCGGCGTGGCGGTCCTGCAGTTCGCGGACACCGGCATCGTCGCCGGATACCAGCCGGTGGACGTCGACGCCTACCTCGGCACCAGCGCCCAGTTCGCCCAGCTCCTCGGACAGGCCCAGCCGGCCCCGCTCATCGCCACCAGCAAGGGGCGCAAGATGCGCGAGATCCACCTGCACAACCCTGCCGACGCCACCGGCAACATCGACCTGTCGGGGCTGCTCACCATCGACGCTGTCGGCAAGTCCATCGTCATGCCCGCCGGGTCGCGCGCCTGGTGCCAGTGGTCCGCCTCCTGCCCCCGCAACACCAACGCCACCGCCAACGTGTGGTGGCTCGTGGAGCGCCACGCCGACGGCACCGCGAAGGCCATCAACCCGTTCCCCGCTGCCGCCGGGAAGTCGGGGGCGTTCGAGTTGAGCCAGGGGGCTGTGGCTATCGAGGTCGGCGTGGAGAACGCGCCGCCCGGGTACACCTTCGCCGCGCACCTGGACTGCGTCGGACACGGCTAATCGCCCGAAGCTGGCGCCCCGGGGTGGACTCCAGCCAGGTGATGATCTCCGGGAGAGGTGGGAGTGTCACGGGGCATCCGCGTTCTGATCAAGCAACGGCTCCCACCACTTCCGCAGATGGCCCAGCACCCGTTCTGAGCGAAGGAACTCCAGCACCTCGCCCTCCTGCTCATTGCACGAGCACCGGGTCGTCGTAGGTCATCGGATCCTCGACCGGTTTCCCGCCCGCAGGGACGCTGCCGATCTCGCCGTGGACCTCGCAGTCCACGATGAGCTTGCCTACGCCCGGAGCGATCACTGACAGGGCGGCGTCATCAGGAGTGACACTCTCTCGTCGGCATGCGGTGCTCATGTCGCCCTCCTTGGGCTTGGGTGGCCGGTCTGTACTGGCGATCAGGCGACCGGAGCTACAGCGGACTCCACGAGCTTGATCAGTGCCTCGCGGGCACCCGCCAAGCCGTAGATCGGCAACCCCAGGTACTGCTCACGGGCCACGGCGGCGCAGTCCTCACACGGGATGTGCTTCACATTCGGCCCGGTCACTCCGCCGCCGACGCTGAATCCGGTGCTGTCCTCGGCGTGGTGGTTAATGCCACACAACAGCGGACCCGGTGTCCCGTGGGCCTTGCCCCGGACCAGGTGCACGTTGCCGACCGGCTTGCAGTCGACGAGTCCGCCGTAGTGACACTGGACGGTCACCAGCGACTCCACGGGCGACTGCTCCTGGAACCAGCGTCCACGTTCGCCTTGTCCATGAGGTAGTACTGGCCGCCGTCCCGATCGCTCCTGGTTTCACCGGACTTCGCCCAGCCCCACAACTGGTCCAGCTTCCATGCCAACTGGACGACTGCTCCAGCGCGCACCTTGGGCCGAGATGGGGGGTGGCCGATGACGGCCACCTCGACGGCGGCCTCCGTGGGCGTCCTGACCGAGCAGAGGCCCTGGGCGTAAAGCCATGCCACTGTCTCTGAGTCGAGTCCCCGCTCAGGTGCGCTCATCGATGCACCGCCTGGGCAGCGGTCCGCTTCCAAGTGATCAGTCGTTCGCCTTGGCGATCAACCCACCGAGTACCAACGTCCGACTTCCACCAGTACGTCAACTCGAACACGATGAGCAGCAGCCCGCCAATTGCGGAGGCGACAGTGCAACGCCACGTTGACGGATGCCCCGTTGCGGGACAGATGGTCGTTCGACGGGCCCTCATGTCTGGTCCCACCGACCAGTACGCGGTGCTCGTTTTCGTGATCATGCTTGGTCCCCTTCGGTCTCGGTGCCTGTCTTGGCGGTGCTGGCTTGGGTGGATTTCGCCTCGGCGATGATGATCTGTTCCCGCATGCGCATCGGGAGGATGGCTGCGCCCAGGTCACCGATCTGCGAGTTGAGCATCTCGAACCGGGCCAGCGCCGCGGCCTGCGCGCGGTTCCGTCGGGCCCAGCGGCGTGTCGCGGGTACGAGCGCCCGCACCGCCCCGGGATTCCCGTCGATGATCCGCGCGTCGAGCTTGGACCACTCGTCGTACCTATCGGCGCCCTCGGCGATGACCCGCGCGGCAGCGACCATCTCCCCGATCCGCTGGGCGGTCAGATCATTGCGTTGCCCCTGCGCGGGGCCGGGGATGGCCCTGAGCTCCTCTGCGGGATACAGATTCCGGCCGGCGCGCCCAGGCTGCCGGGCGACTGCGGCGATCGCGGCGGCGGAGATCAGGTCCCGCATGCGGGACTCGCTGATACCGCGCTCGGCAGCCGCAGCCGCAGCCGTGATGAGTTCCTCGGTCACCGGGATGCCTCCAGCACGCGACGCGCCTCGGCGAACAGTTCGCTGCGCTGAGGGGTGAGCGGTACCCGGGTCGCGATGTAGCCCCCGTAGTTGTTGTACGCCCAGTTGTCACCGTCGGCGCCGTTGTAGCGCAGCACCCACAGGCACTCTGCTCCCTTGCGGATCTCTACCAGCGAGCCAAGCTTGACGCCCTTCAGCAGGTTCAGGTCCGGGATCTCCTCGTCCGCATCCGGCCGCGTGGCGGGAACGGCGATCTCCGTCTCTACTTGGGCGACCACAGTCTCGCGGTGCTGCTGCGCAGCCTCGCGGGCCAGCAGTGGAGCAGCCTCTTCTTCGGTTGCCCTGCGGACCTCGGCGAAGTACACGTACCCCCTATCGTCGGCAGCGCCGAACGTCATGCCGTCCTCCCGGTAGTACCGGCTCCAGGTCCGCAGCGAGGTGACCATCTGGCGGCCGATGCGGGCAGTCACGCCTACACCGGGCACCCCGTACGGGTCCTGGATCTCCCAGGTGGCCGCCCCGGGGGCGGCGGCGCGGACACGGGCCACGTGCTGCTCGCGGGCCTCATCGTTCGCGGCCTTGCGGTCGTCTACCCACCGGTCGATCGCGGCGGTGATCTGGTCCGCTTCGGCCTTGGTGAGACCGATGACGGTGCCGTGCTTGACCGGGATGGCGTGGCTGAGACCAGACGCCGGCTCGGCCATCTCGTACGGGCGGGCCTTCATCTGCCCGAGGACCTTCCCGTCCTGTCCTTCGAACAGGAGCCACCAGCTCAGGGTGGTCGTTTCCTGCCCTGGCCAGGGGGGATCCGGGACGAGGCTGATAGCGCACGTTGAGCCGTTGCGGAGTGTCTTGGTGAGGACCGGAGTCTTGGTCTGATCTGCGCTCATAAGTACAACATACAGACATTGTCGCCCGGAAGTCAACCACCTGCGGGTGGCCTCCCTGATCTGCCCGTGCCGTCTTGCGCGCCCAGATGACGCGCCAGGGATCTCCGGATATCCGGTGCGCCGGTCCCGGACGGCACGGGCACCTACCTCTGTCCGCACCAACAACCGCTGAGGAGTGCGATGACCGCAGACAAGCACGTCGAGCACCAGATCGTCCCCGGCCGTCGCCTCGGCCGCCGACCCCACGACCCCAACCGACCCGCGCTGCGACTCGGCCCGCTGCTCACCGGGGTCATCCCCGACCATCCGGCCACCGTTGACCACTTCTCGCAGGTCGGCGACTGGGGAATGCTCAAGAACGACGTCGCCGGGGACTGCGGACCTGCGATGGTTTTCCACGACCGCATCCTGATCAGCCGGTACCTCGCCGGGCAGACCCTCGCGCCCGACGACAACGCTGTCATCGACCTCTACAGGCGGTCCGGGAACCCCAACTACCCCGCCGACGACAACGGCGTGGTGCTCGCCGACATGCTCAAAGAGGTCGAGACCAACGGCATCGCGGGCACCCGCTGCCTCGCCTACGCCCAGGTGGATGTCACCAACCTGGACGAGATCAAGGCCGCCGTCGCCATCTTCGGCAGCGTCCACCTCGGCGTGGACCTGCACGTCGCGCAGCAGGCCCAGACCGACCAGGGTGGACCGTGGGACTACGACCCCTCAGCGGCCGACTGGGGTGGCCACGCCATCCTCGGCGGGCTGTACGCCCTCGCGGTGCCCACCCCGCACCAGTCGGACGTCAACGTGATCACCTGGGGCGAGGTCATGGGAGTGACCGACGAGTTCTGGCAGAGCGGCCAGGTCCAAGAGGCCTGGGTTGTCATCTGGCCGGAGCACCTCGGCTCCACGGCGTTCGTCGAGGGGGTGGATCAGGCCGCACTCGCGGCCGACTTTAAGGCTCTGACGGGCCGCGACTTTCCCGTCGGGCCCAACCCCCAGCCCGGCCCCACCCCCGTCCCTCCTGGACCGACTCCTGGACCTGCTCCGGCGCCTGTACCAGTGGTGGACCCGGCTGATCAGCAGCTGGCGGACGCCACCCAGACATGGCTGACCTACCGCCACCACGGCATGGACGCGCACGTGGTGGCCGCGCTGAAGGCGTGGAAGGCGGCGAAGGGGCTGTGACCCGCCGCGAGGACCACGACGGGCACGCGGGCGATCACCGCGAGATCCGCAACCACCACCGCGACACCACAGCGGAACGCCACCTCGCGGCCAGCGTCGCCGGCCAGCTGTGGCGCGGACAGACCCCGGCCGACCAGGACATCGACACGGCGTGGCGGCACTCCGCCTCCGTGGTCTACCGCTGGCTCACCGGGCCGGTAGCGCTCCACATCACCCCAGGCCCCGTGGTCGACCAGGACACGGGCGACATCGCACACCACCACACAAAGGAGCATCACGTGGCAACCGTCCTGACCGACACCCAGAAGGTCACCTTCAGCGTCAGCGAGACCGACGCGAAGGGCAACCCCACCACCGCCGACGCGATCAACTGGGCGCTGGACGACCCGACCTTCGGCACTCTGAACGTCGCAGCCGACACCATGTCCGTCGAGTTCGTGCCCAGCGGCACCGTGGGCACCGCGAACCTGACCGGCGCGGACGCCAACGACCCCAACGTGAGCGGTGTCGAGGCCATCCAGGTCACCGGTGGAGCGGCCACGGCCATCGTCATCACCGCTGGCACCCCCACCGCCCAGTGAGAGCAGGCCGGGGAGCCGCAGCCGCCGTGGCGACGGCGGCTTTTTTGTGCGCCGGGCTCAGCGGCTGCGGCTCCCCGGCCGCACCGCTGGCCAGCCCGGCACCCGTGGCGGCAGCCACGGACCCGGATGACGCGGCCAGTGCCGCGCAGGACAGCGGCACCGTCACCGCAGTCGGCCCACACACCTGTATTGCGCTAAACGGGCGGGCCGACAAGAACTGCACGCCGGGCGTCACCAACCCGAACGTCACGCAGGCCACCATCCACCAGACCATCTGCGTACGCGGGTGGACCGCCACCATCCGGCCGCCAGCGAGCTACACGACCCAACTCAAGCGGCAGCAGATGGTGGCCTACGGGGAGTCCGGGTCCCTCGCCGGATACGAAGAGGACCATCTGCTTCCGCTCGAGGCCGGAGGCAACCCGACCGACCCGCGCAACCTGTGGCCCGAGCCGCGCTCCGGTGCACACCCGGCCGGGGAGAAGGACGAGGCCGAGAACGCCGCGAAGGCCGCGGTGTGCTCCGGGCAGATGACCCTCCCGCAGGCGCAGGCCAAGATCCTCGCCGACTGGACGCACTGATGACGTCCGGCGTGCCATGCCCCCGCCGGGCGGAGAACGAGCCCGGCCCGTGGCAGTACCCGCAGGGCGAAGGTCTGGACGGCTTCGAACGGGGCCACGGGCTGGTCGGACAGTCGGACCCGGCGTGCACCTACTGCGGCTCGCTCTCCGGGGACCGATTCATGGAGTTGGTCCACGAGGGCGCCGAGGTCGGCCCTACCGACAAGAGCTACAAGGCGTACGTCGGCGGCCAAGCGAAGTTCTACTTCCAGCACCTGAGTGACGCGCAGAAGCTCGAGTTTGTCGAACTGCTCAACGCCGGCAAGGTCCAGATCGGCTACCCGGGCCACTTCTATGTCCCGCCGTTCTTCGTGCGGTACGGGACCGCGGGCGACTCGTGATCGGCTTCGAATCGAACCGCCCGGTGGCGATCACCCAGGACAACGACTTGGTGTTCAACGCCTGGCGCACGCTAGGCCGCCTCGTCTATCACTGCGCCGACGGGACGATCATCGAAGTCGAGATCGGCCAGGACACTGACCTCACGAGCAGCCCGGCTGTACTCCGGTGGCTTGTGGACGTTCTCACGGGCACTGCGGCGGCCATACTCCATGATCATCTTTGGCGTCGCGTCGTGCCCACTGGACTGATCAGCTACCGGCGCGCTGATCACATCCTGCTGGAAGCGCTGGGCACCCTTGGTGTGGCAGCCCCTCGCCGTTACCTGATGTTCGCGGCAGTCAGATGGGGGTCCCTGCTCACACGCCGCGGTGGTCACATCGGCTGGTGGCGGGATGCGCCGCTCGTCCTCGCGATCACCATTCCCGGCCTACTGCTCGTCGCCCCAGCGATTCTGCTGCTCATCCCCCTGTCGCTACTCAGCGCAGCCGACTACATGGCCACCACCATGCACAACAAGGAGCGACGCCGGTGAGCGCGGAGCCGGGCCAGTTGTACGCGATCAAACCGAAACCGCTGGTCCGTGCCGCGCAACTCACCGAGGACGCCGACTGGGAAGCGATCGCCGCCTGGTGTGGCGGCCGTATCCGGACCTTCCCGACCGGCGGGCGGGAGCTGACCCTGCCGAACGACAACGACGACAGTGGCGGTTGGCCAGCCGGTCAAGGCGACTGGATCATCCGCGGCATCACGGGCCGGTTCTTCTGGCGCGACGCCGAGGCGTTCGGCGCTTACTACGCCCCCCACACACAATCCCCCGAGGAGACACCGATGACCCCGCGCCGTGAACCTGCCCTGATCCTGGGCCTGATCGCCGCCATCGTGCAGATGGTCAGCGCATTCGTCCTGCCCCTGACCGCCGACCAGCAGGGTGTGATCAACGCTGTCGCTATCGCGATCACCGGGCTGGTCACCGCCGTCCTGGTCCACTCCGACCAGCTCGCGCCCGCGATCCTCGGCGTGATCCAGGCGGCGCTGGCGCTCGGGCTCGCGTTCGGTCTGCACATGACCGCCGGGAATCAGGCGGTCATCATGGCGTTCGCTGCGGCCATCGTGGCGGCGTTCGTCCGCACCCAGGTCACCGCGCACCCGGCCGCGGTGCGCGGCGTCTGATGCCCGTGATCATCGGCCTACTCGTTCTGTGGGTGGTCTGCGTCGTGGTCGGTCTCGCCGTCAAGGCACTGTTCTGGCTCGTGATCCTCGGTGTCGTCGCCTTCGCTGCTACTGCCATGGTGGGAGCCCTGCGGCACCGGCACCGAGAGGGCTGACTGCACATGCGCGGACCTGACGGCGAGAACGCCCGGACTCGCATCGTCTCGGCGCGGCTCACCGAGGTAGAGATGAAGCAACTCCGCCAGCGGGCGGGACGGCGAGGGATGACCGTCTCCGACTACCTCCGCCAACGGTGACGATCACAGGGACCCGGATACCCATCCCTCCATGGAGTCCTTTCATCGTGAGCACGCCGTACAACATCATCTGGCGCCAGCCATCCGTAGCATGAGCACACCAGTCCCCTGAGCTGTCCCGCGTGGTCGGCATCGACCCGGGACACCAAGGAAGCGCCCCACCCTTGCGCCTGAGCGTGAGGGTGGGGCGCTTTTGTGCGTTCTGGGTGGTCAGCCGATGTGGCTGCCGACAGGCTCCTCGGCGAGCAGACGCCGGACCGCTTCCCGGACCGCGTCCGCGCGGGAGACTGCCGCGCGGGACGCCCACGCGTCCAGGCTGGGCAGCAGGTCGCCGAGACGAACGTGCACGGCGCCGCCGACCTCGGGGCGGCCGGGTCCGCGCTCGTCCTCGATCTCGCCGAAGTACTTCTGCGCCGCGTCCTCTTCCGCGTTGAAGATCAGCCAGTCGCGGGCGTCGTCCTCGGTGACGTACGAGTAGGTGTCGACCTCGCCCTGCCAGTTGGACCAGGTGCGCAGCACCCAGCGACCCTTGGCGGTGCGGTAGAGACCCTGGCCGCGGTTCTGGTCGCGAGTGTTGACGTCGGCCAGGTTGGAGCCGTCGAACACGGCCTTGTCGCCGTGCCAGTACGTGGCGGACTCCTCGGTGAAGAACCCGGCGCGTCGGCGGGGTGCCTGCTCGTCGGACTCCCACGGGTCGTAGCTGTCGGTGTCGGTCTCAGTAACGTAGATGCGGGTCATCGGGTCCTCCGTAGAACGGTGTTTGGCGATATCGTTAATCTACGGTGGCCCGGTGACCCTTGTCAATAGGCGATATCGCCAAACATCCGTGGCGTCCCTCCCGGCCCAGCAGACCGCTGCCGCGACACGCCCCCAGGATCGACACGCCGCCGCGAAATTTCGGCCTACACTCTGGCTTCTCGCGCGCGGGCGCGCGCGGGCGCGTTGGACCCCCCACCGGGCCACCCGCGCCCCCACCCGCGAAATTTCGTCCGAAATTTCGTCCCGCCCCACCACCACCGCGGCGACCAGCGCATCCACCACGCCGCCAACCTCTAGACCAGACCAGCCCCTCACCACCTCACTACCCCCAAGGTCTAGACCTGGGCCTAGAGCAGCAGGACCACCCCCTGACCAGCGGGCTAGGGCGCCTAGGGCGGACCGGCAGGAGCAAACACACACACTGTGTGGCGACCCACGGGCACACCCGCTCCTACCAGGGGCAGATGAGGCAGCACCCCCCCCTCCTGCCGGCGGTGTGTGTGTTTGTGTGCTCCACGACCAGTACGACCCAGCGCAACGAGAAGGGCCGGTCACCTCACATGGAGGTGACCGGCCCTTCTCGTTGTTTATGGGGATCGAGCGATTACTACTGCGCGCTGAGGAATCCAGCCACCTCGGCCGCCAGAAGCTCCCTCTGCTCATCGTCGATCATTCGTCGAATCGTCTTCACCATGTGGTCGGTGACGTGGTCGCCAGACCTTTCCGCCAGCCTCTTCGCCAGCGTCGGCCGGCCCATCCCTGGCGACGTCGCCAGCTCCTGCTTCGCCAGCGTCACCAGCTTCGCCAGATCGGGCGCGACCTGCGCTGGTGATGCTGGCGGCGGCTGGCGACGGGCTGGCGACGCGGGCTGGCGACGGGCTGGCGACGGCGCTGGCGAACCGCTGGCGACGCGGGCTGGCGACGCTGGCGATCCGGCTGGCGAAACCGACCCCTGGCGGGGGATGGCAGAATACTGGCGCGACGATTGTCCAGTCCCATTCAAGCCGGCCGCTGTCATTGCGACGACGCGCATTGTGGTGCTCATCAGAATGAGCCCAGACAGCTCCCGAACGGATTTCTGAGTTGCGTGCTCGCGGGCTTCCCGCTCGAGCGTCGCAGCAGTCTCGCTCCGCTCCCGCTCGACCGTCAGCGCGGTCTCGTTCCTCTCACGCTCCATCGTCACGGCCGCCTCGTTCTCCTCCCGTGCGACCGTGACGCTCGCCTTGTGCGCCTCAGTCTCCTTCTCGGCTTCCTTGGCTGCCTTGGTGGCCTCGGCAGTGCGGCGGTTGTTCTCCGTGCGGGTCGTCTCGTGGTGCTCTCGGGTCGCGCGCTCGCTGCGGATCCTCTCGTCGTCGTCCGCCTGGCGTTTGCGGGCGGCCTCGGCGGCTTCCTTCTTCTTCAGCAGGTCGTGCAACTTGTGCTGCGCCTCCCCGCCGGCCATCGACAGCACGAACAGCACGACCGGCAGGAACGCGTGCGCACCGGCCAGGGCGTAGTTCCCGTCCAGCATCGAGGACCCGGAGTTCAGGCACAGGGTCATCAGGGCGGTGATGCCCTCGAGGACCGGCCCCCACGCCGTTTTCACGCCGGTGGCGCGGAGCTTGCGGGAGATCAGCAGCCACGAGGCGAGGGCGGTGTCCACGGCCAGGCCGATGATGAAGCCCATGTAGAACGGCTCGTGGAAGTGCCCGAAGGCGTACCCGGCGCTGAGCGCCGAGCCGCCCATCACGACCGACGCGACAATCCACTGAGCGGTGGTGACGATCTGGCCGGTGCGCACGACGTCGCTGATGGACGTCTCGAGGTCCTCGGCGCTCTCCGGCGGCGGCGGCGTAGGCATGGCGGGTCTCCAGGTTTGCGGTAGGGGATCCGGGTGCTGGGGTGCGCTACCCGTGTGTTGATGATGGCCGTGGGCGGGTGGTGGCTGTGGGCGCCTGCTCGGCGTGTCGCCCGATCTTGGTGCTGGGCGGTGTGCTATCCGCCGAATTCGGGCTCGGGACCAGCCGCGGGGGGGCGTTCGGGACGTCGTGAACCGGGTAGGCGCGCGTACCAGGCCATGAACGCGGCGACCACTGCCGGGTGCTCTTTGCCCGCAGCTGCGACGAACGCGTCCTGAACTTCCCGGTCGACGCGGATCGGGTAGTTCGGTTTCTGGCCCGTGGCTGGCCGTCCAGGACGGCGCTTCTCGGTCATCGGCGGCTCCCTGGTTCGTGTGCCACAAGAATACACAGTTTTTGTGACACGTAAACCCTTGCGCCACCGGCCACCGCGGCGTAGATTGTGTATTACAGAAACCGGGGCCACCAGGAGGACCAGATGACCGCCGCCCGCTACATCGACACCGCCGAAGTCGCCAAGCTGCTGCGCCCATTCCTGAAGCGCGGATTCCCCGCCGTGAAGTTCTCAGTCCGCATCGAACGCTACGCAGGCGGCTCATCGGTCAACGTGTTCTGGACCGACGGCCCCACCGTCGACCAGGTCGAGGCAGTCGCGAACGGTTTCCGGGGCGGCCGGTTCGAGGGGATGACCGACTGCGCCTACTCGGCCAACTCCTGGTACTGCCCGCAGCACGGCGCCCGCGTCGCCGAGACCTACGGGTGTGACGTGTCCAGCAACAACGATGTGCACACCTCCCGCTGCTGCGCGAAGGCGGAGCTGGTGCACTTCATGACCGGGCATGTCTTCGCCAACCGCACGATCTCCCCGGAGTTCACAGCCGAGTTGCGCGCCGAAGTGATCCGCCAGTCCGGGCTGCCGGCCGACGCGGACAGCCGCACGAGGCTCCCGGAGATGTCCCCGCACTGGCACGGCACGTACGACACCGTGCAGGACGGGATCTACCGCTTGTCACGCGAGATGGCCCGCACCAGCTAGCCACCCCCGGTCAGCGACTCCCCACCGCTGACCGTCCCTACCGCAAGCGAGGACCCGCGATGTTCATCCCCACCGACGCCGACATGCGCCACCGCGATATCGACAGCGCCGCAGCGTTCCTGCTCAGCGGCACCGCGTACACCACGCAGCAGTGGCGCCGGTTCGCCGACTGCAACCCGCACACCCGCACCGGCGACGTCTACGCACGCTGCGCCGAACTGGCCGCAGCCCGGCAGGAATTGGGGGTGCTGTGATGGCACGTTGAGCGCTGCTGCGGCGATCTCCGCGACCTCCACGGTGCGGGCGTGCCCGTGCAGCGAGTGATGATCGCCAGACCAGCCGCGGTCACCTTGGGGATCCACTCGACATCTGGTGTGTCGGTGCGGGTGATCGAGCACGCAGGAAGATGCCAGCGCGGGCTGTGCCGCTCACCCGAGTCACCGGGGAAGGTGACGTCGGGTCGAGCACGCATAAGAATCGCAGCGACACCTAGGGTGTCGGCGTCGATGTACCAGCGAGCCCGGCCGAGTTGCATGAGCGCAGCGTCAGGCGGCGACGCGCAGCGGTCGCTGACGTTGTTCATGGCTCAGCGCGGCCAAGACGTGATCGATCGGCAAACCGAAGGTCTGAGCGATGTCGCGGGTCTCCTCACCGGACTCGTACTGCTCGCGGATGATCTCGGTGCGGATGCCAGCGACGGTGGCCGCTGCGGAGGAGATCTGTGGATCATGAACAACCGGCGAGTCAGGACCGTCGGGACGGATTCGCGCAGCGGTGTCCTGGTCGGCGTCACGTTCGACACGCTCAAGCCAGGAATCGGCACGATGATCAAGCTCAAGCTGCCCGTCGTGAAGCTGGTAGACCACGCGCAACGCATCCGAAAGGTGCGCTTCAGTCTGCAACTCCAGCAGAAGCTTTCGACCGTCGGTGAACGGGCGCAGGTGCGCCAGCGGGTAGCGAAGCCCGAATCGTTCACGAGCCTGCTGGATGAACGGGCGCAGTGCCTGCATCGACACACCCTTACCACGGTAAGCGCGCAGGTAATCTGCCTCGACCAGCTCACCCCATGTGACATCGTTGGAGCCGACTGGCTCAGGCCGCAGGACGGGTTCGTAGAACCGGCCGTCGATAGTGTGACCCTCCAGCCAGTGCCGCAGTGTCGTAACCGGCATTCCGAGCTGCCGGGCCGCCTCGGGCATGGCCAGGACGGAAGTGTCGAGATATACCAGCACGCCACTGGATCGAGGACTGTCGCTCACGAATCCAGCATCGCACACGGCGGCACGAGAGAACACGACCGAGACACGAGTGTCTCAAGCACCCCGGTCATACCCGGCTATCGGCAGGGCATGGGACTATCACTTGCTCGGCTTAGACGTTGCTCCGTGGCGGAACTCGACGACGTCGCCGTCGGCCATCACGTAGTCCTTGCCCTCCATGCGGACCTTTCCGGCGCTGCGGGCGTCGGCCATCGAACCGGCGGCGACCAGGTCGTCGTAGGAGACGATCTCGGCAGAACACGCACCCCGCCATGTCGCCGCGTGTTTCGTGGTCCCGCTCGGCCCGGCACACCGTGCACATCCCGGGCCCTCCGCACCGCGCCACGAGCGGCTGCGGTGTGACATGGCCGTGGCGCTGGCGGATAACGCCGTCCGCATCGATGAAGGTGCCGCTCACCGCGACCTCCCACTGCCCACTACGGCACCGTCCGAGCAGCACTCCGAACGCCAATCCTCGCCATCGCGGCGGATCAGGGCACCCATTTTGAACCAGTAGCCGCAGCCGGCGCACTCACCCGCCCACCGGGCCGGGAACCAGCCCGCAGCCAACAGCAGCGCCCGCTCCGCCATCAACTGCTGGCGTTGCACCGCCTCGGCTGCCTTGCCGCACGAGGAGACAGGCAGGTCACAGCACTCGCACCGCTGCTCGCTCACGACGTCCACCGGGTGCTCCAGCGCCGATCGGCACCCATGCCGCGCTCCAGGGCGTGATCGATCTCCGGGCCGTGGCGCCGCAACTCGCAGCGGCCCCAGTCGGTGTCGCCAGGCTGGCGTTCGCGCCGCGCCGGGCACCGATTCCACGGCCAGCGGGACCACGGGAGTTGCTCAGGCATCGGCCACCTCCACGGCCTGCGCACGCCAGTCAGCGGCCCACTGGAAATCCAGGCCAGCGAGGCGGGCGCACTCCTCGTCTTCCGGTCGGTCTCCGACCATGAGGCCCATGTAGGGCGGGTAGATCTCGCCTCGGCACCTCTCGGCCAGGTTGAGCGACGCTTCGATCACAAGGCCAGGTGAGGGCTTACGGCACCAGCACCGGGCCATCTCGGGGTGGCTGGCCTGAGGATGGTGCTGGCACCAGGCGATCTTGTCGAAGAGGCCACCCGACAGTTGGTGAGTCCGCTCCATCGCCTTCACCATGTCCGACGCCTTGACGTGGCCGAGCGCGATGCCGCCCTGGTTGCTGACCCCGATGATCCGGCCGCCGCCAGCCTTCCAGCGGCGCATCATCTCCACCGCCTCGGGGAACACGACCACGTCGTCAGCGGTGTTGACGAACCGGCCGAGCTCGTCGACGCCGTGCCGCACGGTGCCGTCGATGTCCAGGTACAGCACGGGAACGGCTTTCTCGCCGGTCAGGGTCATCCTGGTCTCCTCGCAGGGGTGCGACGACGCTCCGGGCCGGAATCCCCGGCGTCGTGCTCAGCAGGAACTTCGGGCAGCACAGCAACCTCCTCGACGGTCAAACCCACACGCAGATGACCCACCCGCGGCGCAGGTCTCCAGATCCACCACTCCCGGTCGTTGCCCACCCCGGCGAGCAACTCCACGGCGGCGCGTTCGACCTGGGTGGGTGAGCGCAGCATCGTGCGCTGGTCGGGTGTCCACAGGGACAGGCTTGTGTGCCACACGGGCGCACCTGAGTTGAGCTTCATTCAACGATCGACCGCCAGGATCGAGCGCAGCAGATTCCCGCTCGGCATCACGTCGACCGCAGTGAACGGCGCCAGAGCGTCCAGGCCGAGGTCGGCACGGGTGAGCGGATGCGCGAGGGCGTACTCCTGACGCCGGTTCACGACGCCACCCCGGTCTCATCCCGCACGTTCTCCCCGAGGCGCTTGTCCGCGAGATCCTGACGCTGCGGATGCCACGTGATCATCCTCCGGAACCCTCCATGGCTCGGTTCCTTGCACGCCTCGAAAGGCTGCGCCCGGCAGTGCGGGACCGGACATGGAACCTTCTGCACCCAGGACTTGAACGCACGCCGGCGCAGCCGTTCCTCCTTGGTGGCGTCCGCCGGCAGCGGCAGGGCGACCACGCGGGGACGGATGGTGGCCTCGCTCACGACGCCACCGCTTCAGGGTCGGATCCGTCGCCGTCCCCGGCAGGTTGCCGCTCCCGGATCTGGTCCAGTTCGCGGCGCGCCTCGGCCATCCGCTGCGGATCCAGCGCCGCCTTCGGCGTGGGCCTGAGCGCCTGAACCGGCGGCAGCTGAGGGCGCTTCTCGACGAGCTTGCGCCAGTTCTTGCGCAGGTCAGCCCGCAACTCAGGGGGAGCCGACACGACCGGAAGCTCCAGTGGGACACCACTTCCTCCGGCCAGCGCGCGATGTTCCCGGATCTCGTTCGCCGCACTGGGTTCCGGGATCGGCTCGCCCTTCGACCAACCCGCCAGGATCCGGTCGACGTGCTCGTTCTTCCGCGCCCGGTACCACTCCGCGTACTCCGGCGGAGGGAGATCCTCGGGGTAATCGGGCACCACGAACGACAGCGCGGCCTTCTCCCGAGCGTCCTTGATGATCGCCGTGATGTGCCCCGGGTCCATCCACGTCCCCGGGTGTTGCGTGCGGAACTGCACCAAAGCCCGCACGGCGGTCTTCCACGTCCAGCCACCCTGCTGCGCCATCAACGCCCAGTACTCGGCGTTCGCCGTGCCGGTGGTGCGGTTATCTCCCCGCCCCACCATTTTCAGCAGGGACGTCAGCTCCTCGACGGTCATCATCGGGCGCCCTCCGGGAGTGCCAGGAAACCGGTGCCGGCGTACTTGGCTACGAGCCCGGCGACCGCGGCCTCAACCTCCACGTCAACCACGGATGACGTGGCTGTTCGCGGCTCGACGGTTCGTCGCCGTTCGTGCACAGGCCGGGAATCGTGGACGGCGTCGTCGTAGCAGTTCTTCAGGAACCCGCTGGTCTTCCCGCGGAAGTCCCAGTCGCGGAGTGCGACCAGGATCAGGGAAGGGTCGGCCCCGTCCTTGAGGAGTTGATCGACTTCCTTGGAGATTTCCCGGTACACCGAGTACCGGTGCGGGGTCTCGTGTCCTTGTCGCCAGCGGTCGATGATCCGTCGGGCCCCGACGCCGTGCGCGGTCCTGTTCAGCTCGGCCGCGGGGACGTGCGCGGCGGCCGGCCGGCTTCGCTTCGATGGCGGATCGGCAGGCGTGTCCTCGCGCGTGCGTGCGTGCGAAGCGCGCACTACCTCCGAAGGAGGTAGTGCGTCTTGAGTAACCCCTGTTGAGTGAACATCTATATTTCGCGGTTCTCCGTGCCCGGCTGGGCCGTACTCGGGTGAGCCGTGTCCGGAAAACCCAGACACGGTGGCTGGGTCCGGTGAGTCCGGTGACCCGTGTTCGGGTTTCCCGGACACGGGTTCAGGTTCGGGCTGCCCGGCCTCGTTGTCCTGGTCGTCGAGAGCCTGCTGGTCGGGGCGTCCCTTCGCCTTCTTGTTGCCACCGCGGTTGGTGCTGACCCGGTATCCCTCACCGACCCACTTGGCGACCTCGGCGGCGACCTCACTGGGGTCGTCGCTATAGGTCCACAGCCACTCCCACTGCCTGCTCTTACCTTGGCGCTTCAGCCGGACGAACAGGCCGGCTGCCTCCAGTTCCTTGACGGCGTTGTTGGTGGCCTCGTAACCGTCGTTGTCGGAGGCTCGGGCGAGCCCGGCGACACCGTGGCATTCCCACTGCTCGGGCAGGGAGATGCAGTAGGAGAGCAGGCCGCGGGCTTTCCAGCTCAGACTCTTGGTCTGGAGCATGTCGCGCCGGATCTCTTCTTTGCCCTTGTTGACGCGCTGCGCTCTCCGCGCGGTGACTGCGCCGCTCACCGGCGACCCCCGAACGTTGCGAGCGTCTCCACGGTCGGCTCACCGGGCGGATGGCTGTCCGAGCGCAGTAGGACGTAGATGCGGAGCGCCCGGTCTGAGATCGGGGCTTCGAGCACCCAGTTGGGTACTCCGGTGGTGCCGGGTGGGTTACCCGGCTGCTGCTGTTCCATGCGTGCCGCTCCTCGGAGTTCGACACGCGGGCAGCACAACTAGCGACTTGACCGCTCCCTGCCGTACCATGACGGCAACAAGCAACCCCATACCCTCGGGGGAGCGGAAGAGTCGTAGCGGGGTGCCACCCGCGTGATCATCTGAGACAGAGGCTCGGCGCTGCCAACGCCGGGCCTTCGTCATGTCTTGGGTTAGTTCATGGTCAGAGAGTCTGACGCGGCCGCCGTGGTCAGTCACCGTGACGCGCCGATGTCCGCCGATGTCAGACCCGCCACCTAGCGTGGTGTCGGACGTCTGCGCAGGTGCGGGGACCCGTATGCTATGGATCGCGTCGCCGGTGGGGACCGGTTTGGCGTATTGGGTAGATGCCCCGTTGAGCGCAGCAGTGCGCTCCGGGGCGTCGCCCGTTCGATACGCGAAAAGTCCGGACACGTCGGGCCGATCATTGCGGTAGGGGACCCCGGCGAGGTGGGTATTTTCGCTGGGGGTTGCTCCGGGTGATGCTACCGCTTCGGGGCTAGTCCTTGACCATGCTCGACCCCGGCGAGTTGCCGCGCGTCCGCCGGCCACACTCCCCGCCCGTCATGCACCGCCCGCAGCGCCGCACACGGGTACGTCTCGGAGCACTCCACACACACCAGGGCCTCACGGAACACCGGGGCGTGCTCGAGTAGCACCTCCGCGGCGGTGTCCCGTTCGGCCAGCAGGCGTTGCATCTCGGCCTCGTGGGCGTCGGTGAGGTGGACGTACCACGCCGGGAGCCCGGTCAAGTTCAGCGGCACCGCACCCTCCCCGGCCGTGTCCGTAGGTCAGCGCTGATCTGGCTGCTGCTGGTCAAGTGGCCTTCGTGGCGCTTCGATGCCCTGGTCCTCGAGGTATCGGGCGAGGGCTTCCTCGACGACGTCCTGGATGTCCACGTCGTGGTCGGCGGCGAAGCGGCGGACGAGGCGGCGCATCCCGACCATCATGTTGCAGTTGAACGAGACCATCGCCGTGTCGGAGAGCGGCGCCGCGCGTCGCCGCCGGGACCGTGTCGTGAGCAGCTGTCGAGACGGTGGCGGTGTTGGCTGCGGCGGTGGTTCGCGGGGAACCGGCGCCCGCTGGGGTTGGAGGTCGGCGTCGTCGCCGTTGAGCGGGTCGCCTTCGGAGAGTTTTGACAGGCGCCGTGGTTTCGGCTGCATCAGATCGTCACCTCCGGGTCGGGAACCCATCGGGCCAGCAGCCGGCGGTAGGTGTGCCCGAGGACCCGCAGACGGCTCTCCCGGGACTGGTCCAGCCGGATGCCCGCGTTGAGGGTGGTTTTGATCGCGGTCCACTGCGGGATCTTGTCGTGTTCCCACACCTCGGCCTCGTCGAAGTTCTCGATGATCTCGCGCAGCCAGAACTTCTCGTCGGCGGTGTTGCGCCACATGCTGATCAGCGCCCCGGACAGGGTCAGGCCGCGGTTGCGCCGCTGGACGCGTTTGACCGTCTCCCGCAGTTCGCCGAGGCCGTCGCAGGACCACTGGTCGGCCTGGACGACCGCGAATGCGTAGTCGCTGGCGTTCAGCGCGTTGCGCATCAGCTGCCCGAGTGAGGGTGCGTTGTCGACGAGGACGAGGTCCACGTTCGCCAGTTCCGGTTCGAGTGCCTCGATCAGCCGGTACTCGCGGTCGTGGTCGGCGGCGTTGATGAGCCGCTCCACTTTCGTCAGGGAGTTGGTCACCGCGGGCGCGAGCCTCACGTGCTCCCAGATCGTCGGCACCATCACGTCGGCGAGCGGGACGCGTTCGTCTTCTTCGGGGTGGACGGCGTCGGCGATGGTGAGCTGGTTCCGGGCGACCGCCTCGGCTGCGAGGGTGCTGGTGGTGTTGCCTTGCGGGTCGAAGTCGACGACGAGGGTGCTCAGGGCGCGGGCTGAGGCGGCGCCGGCCACGTTGCAGATGGTGGTGGTCTTCCCGACGCCGCCCTTTTGCATGGCGGCGGACACCACGCTGGCCTGTCTGCGTTGTCTGGTCCCGGCGTGTCGCCGTTGTCCGTCTGTCATGTGTCGACACCTCGCCTGATCGCCGCAAGTTGATGAACGCCCCGTCATCTTGCAGCACACCTGTTCTACGGCGCAGCACCGGCGCCGCGCGTCACACGGAGGTGGCTACCGCCCTACCCCACTGACAGGTGGCTGGACGACAGACGTGCAGCGGTGCGGCGGTGTAGCGCTGGACAGAGGCAGCGATGACAGGAAGATGCACTGCCTCACTGGATGGGTCATCCGGTGTCACCGTGCTGCGGTGTCGTGGTCGAAACGTGACGGGATGTTCCGGTGGAATGGTGCTGCGGTGATCTGGCTGTCGCTGCTCACAGCGCCATTACTGATGAGTAGGCAGTTGCGCGTAGCCAGTCAAACACGGTGCCACTCGGCACCGCGTCCAAGGTGACGAGGCGTCATGGTGACGACTGAGAGCGGTCCGATGGTCTACCGGGACACCATGCGGACACTGCACCGCTGATCTGGCTATCGCAGGTCATGAGCGTGTCGCGCATGTTGTCGCGCAGCCGGCGGGAACACCGAGGACGAACTCCGGGCATCTTCTGCTGGGGGAGTAGCCGCCTCGTGTTAGCGTCAGCCCGCTGAGGCTGGGAGCGCGGTGTTACCGTTTCCCGCAGGGTTTTTCCTGGTTTTCGGTAGTGGGGTTAAGCGCAGCGGCCCGGTGTCGATCTGACACCGGGCCGCTGTCGCGCCGGGCGCGCGAGCACGCCCCCCGGGAACTCGCACATGAGAATCATTCCGGACAAGCAGGGACGCAGGTAGGACAAGCCGTCCTACATCGGGCGGAAACATACCGAGCAGTAACGGTCCCGCCGTGGTGGCCGATCTCCCTCGGACACCCCCCTGCCACCGAGGAGCCGCAGTGCTCGACCGCCGTACCCTTGCACCCGTCTTAGCGTCGCTTGCTGTGTCTTGGGGGCTGGTCGGAGTGCTGTCCGGACGTGCCGTTTTCTGGCTGGCCGTCGCCGCCGGGGCCGTGGTCCTGGCGGGGTGCGGTGTGGCGGTGATGGTGCGCAGCTGGCCGGACCTGGACCGGCTCACCGACCTGGAGGACGAGTGGGAGCAGCTGATCGGCGTGACGCGCCGCACCGATCGGGCGATGTGAGCAGAATTCTCCCCTGACCGCTTGCCGATCGACATGCCTCCGGTGGGTGTTGATGCTCCGTCGGGCCATGAACGTTCCTGCGCTCTCGCACCCACCACACCACCGCCCCCGGATCATGCCCGTGATCGCGGGGGCGACTCCGGCCCGTGCCGTAAGCGACGAACGCCCCGGCCAGCCATCGCGGCTGACCGGGGCGTCCATCTGTCTGTGCCTGTGCTGGTCGGTCTAGTCGAACTCACCGTCCTTGACGCCCCCAGTGAAAGCGTCCCACTCCTGCGACGTGAAGGTCAGCACGGGGGCTTCAGCGGTCGTAGCCGGGTGCCATGGCCTGCCAGGGGGCGTCGGGTGTGCCTGGTTGGCGTACCTCTGGCCAGTCGTTCGTTTCGTTCTTGGTCACCTTCCCTTCTTGGCTGTCTGTCTGGCTGTCTGCGTCGCCACTGACACCTGCGCTTACGTAAGCGCTTACGCCGTCGCTGACGTCAGCGCTTACGGAGGGTTCGGTGGCACGCTTCCGCCACCCACGCTGAGCCTGCTTGTCCCGTTCGCGCTTGCGACGTTGAGCGGCGATCGACGCGCGGATCACGTCGGCGTGGTGCTCGATGAGGTACGTGTTGCCGCAGTCCCGCCAGAACCCGGCGGACGCCAACTCCACGACCGCCGACTCCCACCGGGTGCTGCCCGCGAAGCGGCGTATCAGGTGCTTGGGGATGTGCAGGTCGGTGCGCTCGATGCGGTACACCCAGCCGATCGCTTCACCGTGGGTGCGGGTCGCCTCGTCGGTGAGTCCACCGGCCGCGCACTCGTCCCAAAACTCGTCTCCGAGCTTCGTCCAGGTCATGCGGCGCCGCCGCCGATCACCTGCGGGGATGCGGTAACTGTGCTGGTAGCGGGCGTGATGCCCACGGGTCCTCCTTGCGTGTCGGACACGCAGACCCGCTGCCGCCTGTTGATGGATGGTCATCATCAACATGAGCTATCCTTACCAGGGTAGGTGGCAAGGCGTCAGGAACCAGCGGGTTCACGCGTGATGCTTTTGTCGGAGGCCGGGAGGGCTCAATCTCCCGGCCTCCACTTACGTCTAGCGTCTGATCATTCCACTTGGCTGGTGCCCGCCTTGACCAGTAGCCCGTCGCCGTAGAGCTTCTCGCTGCTCAGCCGCATCGCCAGGTCGGACCCGGCGTACAGCCGTTCCTCGTCCGTCTGCGCTGGCCGCTCAGGGATGCGGCTCGTGGGCTCGGCGTAGACCGCGGTGGCGTCGTCCGACCGCTTGTTGCGGGGGTACCGCGCACCCAGCGGGTCGGAGTCCTCCACTGCGCGCACGAGGTGCTCGATGAACCACTGCGGTCCGGAGCTGCTGAGCACCTTGAGCCCGCCGGACCAGTTGCCGCACCGGAAAAGGTCGACCCATCGGGCCGCGCCGTCGGTCAGGACAGCGAGCCGCCCGCCATCGGACAGCCGCACTTCTCCGGTCAGGGCGTACTCGACCACTGACGGATCAGCGGCAGCGATCCAGTACTCGCGGTTCCGCGCGGCCAGCTCGGCGCGCTTCATGGCGATGAGCGCGTCGACCTTCTCCGGTGAGCCGATCAGGTGGCGGTCCACCTCGTCCCGTTCGACCCGCGCGGAGTCACTGATCCGCTGGTCGGAGATCCACATGGTGCCGCCGTTGTGTGCGTCGAGCACGACGGTCACGTCACCGAGTACGAGGTAGCGCAGCGCCCGGCCGTCGAGCCGCACGATCGCCGCGCCGGCTGATGGCGTACCGGCGTGCGTGAGGTCGCAGTGTGGGTGGAGCGCGGCTACGTCGCGGATGGCGTTGGCGAGCACATCGTCCAGTGGCGCACCGCGGTCCGCCGCACCTGCGAGGATGGCCCCGCCGAGCTTGCGCGCGTACCACGCGGCTCCATGCACGCACCCGGTGTCGGTGCGGATGGTGGCGCCATCGAGGACGACGATCAGGTCAGAGGTTGTCGCGTACCAGTCTTCGTTCGGGGTGTCGGGCGACCCCGCGACGGTGAAAGCAGTGACGTGCATGGGCTGCCCTCTCAGGTGTAGTAGATCTCGGTCAGGCGGTCGGCGGATTCGATCGCCTTCGTCTTCGGGTGCCAGTGGCACTGGACCAGCATCGACCAGGTCTTGCCCTTCACCTCGTCGTAGATTTCCTTGACGTTGCTGGTCAGGAAGGTGGCCGCGCCGAGAGTGCCCTCGGCGTGGATGCCAGCGAGATACAGAAACGTGCCGCGACCGTCGGTGCGGGGGAGTCTGCCGATGTAGGCGTAATCGCCCGGCTGCTTGCCGTCTCGCGGCGAGCGGATCACCCGGCCGTGCTCCGTGAGGTGCCACTTCTCTTTGCCGTCCTCGGTGACCTCGTAGCCGAAGCCGAGGTGGCGATCTGCGGCGAGCACCTGTTCCATCAGTCGCAGGATGCGGGGACTGCCGACGACGATGAGATTGGGCCGGTTGAGCCTGAGTTGGTGGCCGTTCTTGGGCCGCACGGGTTCCCTCGTCGTCTTCAGCCCGTAGCCGTGGGCCGCCTCAGAGATCAGGTCGTATGCGGCAGCGGCCTCGACCGAGAGCATGTCGCTGCCATCCTCTTCGGACTTGCCCGCTTCCGGCTTGGCGCCGATCGCCACGGTGATGGGACCCGTCCCGAACAGCGCGCGTTCCGGCTGCGGGCCGGCCGCGAGCAGTTGGCCAACGCGCGTCACGCTTACGCCGAGCATGGCGGCGATGTCCTTACGGGACATGTCACCCGCGATGAGTTCCTCGATCGCTTCGCGCCGCATCCGACTGAGTTCGTTGACCCAGTCCTGGTAGCTGCTCAGCAGCTCGTTCGCGCGCAGGAGTCTCGTCCCGGCGTCCTGCGCTGCTAACTCGTCCAGGTCTTCCACGCCGCTCCTCCGTCACCAGGTCATCTCTGGGACAGATCGTCCCATGCAAGGGGGGGTTGAGGGCGGAAGCCCCCCGAATTAGTTCTTGACCGCGCGTCTCTCGGGGGGTTACCGTCTGTGGTGTACAAGCCCCCCTTGCGAAAGGGGGGAGATCAAGCTTCCGCTGGGTCTCCTTCTCCGATCAGGCCCGGACACCCAGCGGTCACCAACCCGGGGAGGCAATCGTGAGCGGACCTTCCGCCACCTCCTCGGCACCCACTCGGCCACAGGCGAGTGGACTGCCTAGCCCCGCCGTCGGCACTTCCCGGTCGGCGGCGGGGCAGGCCTCACAAGCTCCCGGCAGTTCCCCCAGGCTGACCGGGACGTCCAGCACCGCCGCCCGCTTCCCCCTGCTCGCGGCGGTGCTGGACACCTCAACTCCCACCGGGTGGTCCGGTGGGACGTCCGGCGCCGTCGCAGCTTCCCCGTCTCTCCGCGGCGGCGCCGGACACCATGTCGGTCAGGCTTACCCAACCTGGCCGGTTCCCTACCGCAAGCCGCGGCGGCCCTCGAAGCGCGCGTTTGAGTCGCAGCGCTTCGACGGCCGCCAAGGCGAAGGCGGGTAGTGCCATG